AAAGCCTTATTGAAACCATTTACAAATGGTGCTCCCAAAATAGTTGGTGGATTCAACCACACATTAGTGCATTGTCCAATTCCTGCATCGATAAACAAAATTGCACTGTAGTTTCCACCAGGAAGACTCTCACACCAAGTTTCGTGAGTTACCCATCTACCAACGTCAAATGTTGGTCCTTGGTTAAGATAAAACGTAGTCTTCTGAGCATCGGTTGAGCCCGCACCAACCTGAGCACCAACACAATTGCCACCATATGCGACATGGTTAAAGGTAATTGGTGGAAAGGATGGCGCTGGTAGCGTTTGCGCGGCGAGACTGGTAGTGAGAGCTAGGATTGAGAGATATTTCATAGGATGTAGTAAAACGTACTCCAAAGAGGACCGGGACACAAAACGAAATACTTTTTGACAACTAGACTTCCTTCTTTTGCTAGTTGCTTTGTTCGCTTCCAAGACATGTCTTCACCAATTGGTGAGATGCCCCAATAGAGCCATCTGAACCAGAGACCAATCTTGGTTACCTTTATATGATAACACTCCATTCCATATTCTTCTCGTGCATGGATTGGAACGATGTGTTTTCTTAGTATCTTAGCCACGATGTTTACCTAGATGGAAATGTTTGCAGTAACTGCATCGATAAACACGAATGAGCTTTGTATACTTTTGCTCTGACTTACCAAGCACGGCAAGCGCAGCATTGACTGTGGTATACTTGATTTTTCCAGTTTTCTTACATCGATCTGCTCTGCTAGATTTTTTTCGAGCCACGTTTTCAGCCTGAAACACTAGAACTTATCGTCTATCGGTAATTGACACAAGCAGGACTAGTGGCCAAACCATAGCAAAACACAAAGAGCAAAGTGCAAATGTGACTATGCCGTATGTATTGCCTTTTTCCCATGTGATCGAGGTCAAGAACACGCCTGCTAGTGCTGAAAAGATCAGATAGCAAAGCGTAAGAAACATGATCACGATTGGCTCTCTGCCCATTCAGCGGCAGTAAGATAGGTGCCAGCCACATAGCGGCGCGCTTCGAACTCACCTAGATGCTTCATTGGCACCATTCTAATGAATGTAGCACCAGAAGCACGGAAAACATCGGCACAGAACATCTCTTCTCCATTGATTTCAAATGGAATACAGGATGGCCACACCCACTTGTCGGGCGCGGTTTCAACTGCACGATGAGCTTCGGGAAGTTCAATCATTCGGTCCTCTCGTTAGTTGGATCTTGAAAGCGTTCCATATAGGTCCGCACTGAGTTCTTCTGAATCTCGCCGTCCTCATACAGAACCATCGCAATACCGAACCAGAATCGGTCATCTGCGAACTTCTTCGCCATATCAATGGCATAGTCCTTACGAGTCCATTCCTTACGGGACTCACAATACTCCTGCACCTTCTTAAGGTCTGTGCGCCACGCATCGACCGCCTTATAGAGCGCATCCACGTATGGCAGCGCCCACATGACGGTTTCCTCGTCATACATATTCTGTAGTTGCGCTAGGATCGCCTCATGAGACTTATTGCAGCCCATTTCGATCCACATCGCAATCATCTTCTTGAATGAGAGTTCAGACTTGAGTGCATGCTTAGCTAGATACAGCTTGGCCTTCACCTTGTCCCACTTCTGCTCGCCTTCTCGACGCAGCACATAGCCTTCGATTTCGCGTGCATCGATCGTGGTCTGATAGAAGTCATACCAGTCTTTGACGCTCGTGATTTCGAAGTGCTCCACAAGCTGGATGCCGAGATCAGCAGCGATAGGCTTCAACTCCTCAATTGTGAGATAACGCTTCACGCCACCGTGATTTTCCTGCACCGCACCTAGAAGAGTCAGTTCAGGCTTCTCATAGCGCACCACAATCTGGTTGTTCGGCGTAACCCACTCAAAGTGGAGATGGATTCGTTCGTTATAGAGCGAAGTGTCGAACAAGCGAGGATATCGTGCCTTAAAGACTTCCATTTCAGCCGCAGTCGCTTCGTGATGCTCGTAGGAGAACGATCCGCGCGTGCGCAGGATCAGCTTATCCTTGTAGACCGAGCGAATCAGTAGCGAACCATCGAGCTTGAGTGTCGCAATAATCTTGCGACCATTGCGAATGTCATCTAGAATATCGTTGATGGTGGTCTTTGCGAACTCCGGGCCACTGCCCAGGTTCCAGAACTTGGACATACCCTGCGAAACAGTCTTGCCACCTGGAGTTTCGATGCGAGATCGATACCAGACGGTTTCTGGCGTCCAGCCCATGTTGTCGTTCGCCATCTCAAACGATGGAGTAATAAGACGAAGATCGTCCTTTTCAACGACACGGAACAGTGATGGATCCAGCTTGCTCATGGAAGTATGATACCACGCTCAGTAGGAGTTGTCAAATCGTTTTTGCACATTTTGATCTGGCCCTGGCCAATTCGCGACGATATATTTGTGCAATTCGTTATGCACTTCAACATCACTATGTAGACAAGGCTTGAGTCGTCTCTCCCTATACTTACGGAATCGTTCGAACACTCTTTCGATCATATTGTTTCGACTGGTGTTCTTAGCAAAGAGTCCGTTAGCATCAAAAATAGGATAGGAAGAATCCGCATCTGGATGCGCTACGATACATTGTTCGTGTAGATCAATACCTACTCGACACCACGTCATATCAAACGAATCCAAGATCGACTCTATAGAGGTAGCGTCTGGACAGTGAATAACGTTGAATGTAGTTCCCTTATAGGTACCAATAACTACGGTAGGTGACTTCTCTTCTCTATCTTCGAGCTTATTAGCCAGTTCGTTGAACGTAAATCCCGATGTGCAGAAGAAGTCTATGTCACCATACTTATGTGTATAACCAGCCATGTATGCTGCGTATCCTCCACAGATGAAAACCGTATCTAATTCAGTTCCTTCTGTGAACTCTGAAACATCATCACGCAAGAATGCGTTCTCTACAAGATCGAGAGTTACATAGTCGCGCTGACCTAGCTGTTGGATCATCGCATAGCTACGTTCCATTGTAGCTGGCTTCTCCGTCTGAACAACACTATCACGTATACGCAATGGTGCAAAACTAGACAACCAATCACCTAGAGTGGATATTAGGCCCATGACCAGTTTCCTTTGATGTAGTCTTTGTATGTCATTGTGCGCCCCAACTCGTGATCTGTCACTTGATTGTCTTGCACTCTGATTGTTCTTCGTTTATCTCCACGCATACCACATCCAATTTGGTCTTTACGTGAAGCATTCCTAGTCATTGTATCACGGTTTTTCTGCATGTCAAGCAGTTTTGCGCGCAATACTTGTAAGGCAGTAACCTTATTTTCGTGCTGTGATCTGCTATCTGCGGTAACCGTAATGCCGGTTGGCTTGTGTGTCAGGTCAACACAGCTTTCTGTCTTGTTCCTGTGCTGCCCACCGGGGCCTGAGCCGCGCCGAGTCTTCCACTCTAGGTCGCGCTCATCGATGCGTAGTTCGTGCGCCTGAGGCTCTGGTAGGACCGCCACGGTGATCGTGGAGGTCTGCACGCGACCATTACGCTCGGTCTCCGGGATTCTCTGCCATCTATGTCCACCAGATTCATTGGCGAACAATCCAACCACTCCCTTACCACGAATACGGAGTGATACAAATCCCCTTCTTTCCTCTAGTAGCTCTACTTCAAAGACAGTGACGACGCGCAACCTTCGCGTAAATCTCCGTTTGGTAACCAACTAGAATCTTGGCATCATCGCCACCTTCTGCGGCGCGGATCTCTACAATGACTGAGTTCATGATTTGAGCCTTATCTGGATTGAGTCCAATCTGCAAACGTTCTGGATTTGTTCCTGCCACAACATAAGACATAGAGCCGTAAACTGATCTTCAACGATCAATGTGATCGACTTTACACCTTTGTTCTTTTTCTGAGACCTAAATGCTCGTATCGCTTTTACTGCGACACCAACAACATCGTGCGTTTTCTCAAGTAACGGATTATGCCATCCATTTTGAGCTTTGTCTATTTCGATTTTTAGGTCTTCTAAACGCATTTGAGTGTGCCTTGCCGATCCAAGTGGATGTTTCTCTGACAAGCACAGACTGCTATGTCACCCACTCTTTTCGACTTGGCGATGGTTACTAATTGTTAGTTAGTAGTTGTAGTGCTGAAGCAGCCTAGTCAGAAATTGCTTTGCCGACCTGATCGAATGAACGATTGATCGACGTTAGATGAGCAGATCGCATTTACGGGTTTTGCTGTTAAACTACAGAGGCTTACGCCGCTGGTGGGATTTGCACCCACATCACGAACTTAAAAGGTTGTAGGAATTGCTGAAGCGATCTTTGAGCGAAACAGACCATTGACTTACGTCATTTACATCGGCTGCTCTACCAACTGAGCTATGCATAGTTGACTATGCAACTGGATTCGAACCAGTGACCCGCCGATTGGATTGTATTGTTTGCTGGAATGGTCTTGTGTATTATTCAGACTACGCTGTCTTTTACCTAGAAGTATTAGTGCTGAGGTAGTCTTTGAATGTTAAAGCAGACTGCACAAAGAACAGTTTTCAAGATTGTTGTTTGTAGGTAGTGCTGAGGCAGTCTTTGATCTATTTGCTCAGACCTTGACTTGGGCGAGAACCGCCTGATTCAGGGCCTTGAGCATATTCTCGGAAGGATTCAGCTTGCGGATCTCTCCGGTCACCGCGTCCTTTACTTCGGTCTCTCCACCAAGGATATTGGTGATGACTGCGCCATCAAAGCCGCTAATCATTACAACACCCTTATCGTCAGCCTTAGATGGGAAATCAGTTGTACGTCCAGCGTTCACCTGCCACCAGATGATCTGGATTTCAGGCAAGCCCACAGACTTCAACCGCTTCATCGCACGCTGATAGTTGGTTTCGGTATTTCCATCGACTGGATTGAACTGCATGTCACTAACAACTAGAAGTGTAGTTGGATAGTGCTCCACTGCGATTTCAGGACGAGTCTTGCGAATGCGCACAATCTCATCGATGACAGACTGGAAGTTGGTGCTGCCCCAACCTACTTCGCCTGCACGGATCTGATTTAGCTTATCAGTGAATGTTCCCTTCAACTCCATATCACGGGATTCATTGTCAAACATGATGACGTGGTTATGGAATGGACCCTCATTCAGTTCTGAGAAGTAGATGCCAAGACCCACGCACACATCATATGCCGTAACGCTCTTTGCAATAGCAGCCTGCATCGAAGCAGAAGTGTCGAGTGCGCACCAAACGTTACCCTTGATGCCACCACGATCCTTCTTAGCAAGGTCAATCAAGCCCTGGAACTGCTTGTCGAGTGTGTTCTTTTGTGCTAGGGTAATACCAGTGCTAGTTGCCTTGAGGAGATCATACACATAGCCAGTGAACTTCGCAACTGGTTGCGTATCGAGCCAAGCTAGATAGCGCTTCTCAAGTGCGTGGCGCTCAAGCGTGGTCTTGCCATCTCGTCCCTTGTGATTTACGAGCGAAAAGAGAGCCTTGCCTGGGATGCGCTTGAAGTCCAGATTTGCCCACAACCCCTGCGACATATCGCGCTGAAACTTGTGAGAGTCGCCACTTGCCTTGAACTGGCGATACTGCTTCTCGCTCATACCAAGTCGAACACGTAGGGCGTGCGCAAACAGATTCATGCGCTTGTGACGCTCGTTAGTCACATTGCTCTTCGAGCGAATCTTTGGCAAGAACTTCGCAAGTAGAGTACGATTATAGGGATCTGCCATTCCACGCTCGATGAGCGTAAAGACCTGATCCTGATCGAGAACATCGATGAGATCAGCGTGCCAAAGATCCTTCCAGCAGCCAACTACTGGCATCAACCACATGTTCTTCTCAAACTCTGCGGGATGATATTTGGCAATCCACGAAATCGCCTTGCGGTATTCGTCACGGATACCTTGACCCTTCTGCACGTCATCCGACGCGAAGAAGCCCTTCGTTGAACGGGTCACGAGACGCATATAGAACAGCATCTGCATCGTAACCATTGGTGACTCTGCCCACATCTTGCTCACATCGGCATGAACAAGAGTGATGTCACGATCACGATAGGTACCAGCCTTTGAGAAATAGTCAAGGAGTGCCTCACCCGTAGTAGAGTGTGATAGGGCTCCATTCTCGGTGTAAGCATCAAACTGCTTGGTGGCAGTAAGGAACTCGTTCTTGATTGTCGTCTTAGTCATGTTCGTTTCTCCTTGAGCCTCTATGATACACCAGATTGTGCCCAGTGTCAATTCTTTTCCCAAAAACCTATCCAAACTGCCGCAGCCGTTAGACTGCGGCAATTTCAATCAAACGACTTCTGCGTAAATCTCTACCGTGTAGTTGATCGCAACACCCTCTAGATTTTCAATCTCCAATACGAACTCATAGTCATTCGCACCTGGGAATGGAAATACGTCTGGAGGAGTTGGGCGACTCATCACGACTGGTGAGTTTAGTTCATCTACCGTACCTTCTTCATTCCAAAGAAGAGCACCAAACTGAACGGGATCTAGATCCGTGTTATCATCTACAAGTAGTAGATTGTCTGACAAGTTACGATCTAGAGCGCGCATTGGACCGCTTGGATTGAATGGCAAGCGAACGCCAAGCGCATCACGAGTCTGGTAGCAATCGTATAGTCGTGCTATGACTGTGCCAATAGATTGTGAACGCACTTCGACCTGAATCTTAACTTTCGATCCAGTTGGGATATGAGTATTAGTCGAGTCCCATGGGCAAATGCGGAAGCGCTTCTTTGCACCACCCGACAAAACACCCTGAACGGGGTAACTAAGTTGCTTATCTAGCTTCATGGTTGATTCTCCTTATTGAGTGAACGACAAATAGGTTATACACTATTCGTCTGGATGGTCCATTGGTCAAATCGCTTCAGCGTATCAACTAGGTGCTGCTTCGCGACTTTTACTGATTCATCGTGAGCCTTCCAATCTGTAATCGCATTATACCAGAATGGAGGGATGTGCGTCCCATACTTCTCTACCATCTTGCGAACTTTGTCCCAATTTGGAGGCGTTTTTGGATTTACCTCGATCTGTGCATACGTAAGTCCTCTAAGGAAACCGTATGCAATGTTGGTGTGTCGCGCCTCGTAACGAACAACGTCGATACGATGCCGATAGAGAGATTCTCTAATCGATTGCGACTTAGCTCGCTTTTCTTCCTTCCGAATGATCTTAGCTTCTACTGCGAGAGACTTGATCTTAATCTTCAAACAAATGCGCTCGTCCATGACTGATTCTCCTGTAACAACTAGAAACGTTTGTAACACTACAACTCATTTCAGTTGACAGGTGGACCGCGCACCCTATCCTTGCATTCAAGCGGTCATTGGTAGTGACCAACCAGCCAATGAATCCTTCTTGAAAACAAACCGTTGCTTACCCTGAGTAAACACGATCTTCTTCACGCCTTCTGCGTCAGTAATCTCTTCAACATCCTTGCAGTCCAAGAATTCTTGCTTTGTTCCATTTGGAAAATATACTACCACCGTTCCTTGGCCACCAACTCGGACTGGAGAAATACCATAAGTCGCGTCGTCAGATTTCATATCTATATCCTAGGTGTTTTGGAGGGCACTATGGGAATCTAACCCATCTCTCCTGGATTGAAGGCCAGTTGCTTCAACTTGAAGCTGAGCGCCCAAAAAGTGGTGGGACCGGATGGATTTTCACCACCATCGCGCAGCTTAAATCCGCGCTATTGAAAGTTATACGACGGTCCCATATGTAGCGGTATCAGGAATCGCACCTGAAGCTCAAGCTTATGAGGCTTGCGAGTTACTGTTACTCTATACCGCTGTGTTCTGATACACTAAAGATCAGTCGTCTAGTTGATCTCTTGTGTCTGACTCTTGTCGTTTCTCCCTAAAGAGTCTTCGTTCGCGACAATAATCACAACTACCGTGATTCCTACACGACCTATCCGCATTGCAGGACTTATTCGGTCCTTCCCAACGAATACGCCAATCCTTCTTGCCGCGCTTATCAGACTTCTTGCTGAAGATACGCTTCATGTTTGTGTCCAGATCATCTAGTTGTTCAGAAAATTGGCGGGCCGCCTAGGATTTGAACCCAGACAAAGAGGTTTGGAAGCTCTCGTGCTACCGTTACACTAACGACCCATGTGCCCTAATGATACACTAGGGCAACTAGTTTGTCAAGTTTTTCTTATGCTGCTGGTGCCATTCTTAGAACCAAACGTTGGATTGCAGCACGTCCAGCCGCTCCGATCACTGGTCCACCGAAGAACACAAGCAAGATGCTAATCAGCAACAGAACGGCACTTAGCGAAAAGCTGATCTGAATGCACTTGCAGACGCCCGTACCCTGATCGTCACAGTGACCGACGAATAGCCGATCGCGCACTGGATCGCCAGCTAGGTGCTTTAGAACGCACGCTAGGGTAGCAGAGCACACTAGCCAACTCCACCAGACTAGGTTTACGACCGTACCAACACAGTCTCCATCATGGCAACATCCGTCAGAGCTTTCACAAACTTTGTCGGTTGTCTCATAGCTATTTGCTATTTCTGCACAGATAGCATCTAGACGACCTGGATCGTTATTTGATACTGCGTTTGAGATTGCATCAAGATATCTGCCCGTAATGGTCGCGTCTTCTTTTGTGAGCACCAAACTCTTGTCTGGAAGCTCTCCTAGCATCTTTTCTAGTCCAATTGCCATACTAGCAAAGTATTCCTGTTGCTCCTTTGGCATTGGTGGAGAGAATCTGAATTCAGGATGAAGTTCGCGAATCAGCAAAACTTCTTTGAAGATGTCTAAAAGGTTTTCTACTTTAGCCATATGGTGTCGTATCCTTAATTTGGAAGTAATCGAATATCTATTTAGATTGATACACTAAACAGAAACGCGCCCATTTAGAGCGCGTTTCATTCAACAGACGTGTTTACACGCCTGAGGAGATATGGATCACCGTCCTTATCGCGTATACCCCGTATTCGGGTTCTGGTCCACAGCGAGCGAGGGAAGAGAATTTGGAATCATACGGCTTATCTCCTTTGCAGTGGTTTCTGAAAACGCGGAGGTCTCAAGACCTACCATATAAGTATGGTTCACTAACGTCTAGTTGTTCTTATTTTATGGCAAATCCATTCTTTGGAATGAAGGATTCTCCCAATCAGGACTATCCGTAGTGTAGTAGACACGCTTTATGCCTATGCTAAGGATAAAACTATGACACGCCTTGCATGGCTTTGCCATACCAACCTTCCGGTCTCGTCGTGCGCGCACAACAATCAACTCTGCTCCATCTAGCTGCTCTGGTGTACAACGAATAATCGCATCCATCTCGGCATGAAGCTGTTTCATCTTCGTCTTTGCCAAGGGATGAGTTTTTGGGTTGTTGTAACCGACTGACAATACCCTCTTCTTCTTTACAACTAGCGCACAAAGCTGATAGTAGCACTCCTTATCTCGATGTGCCGCTGAGGCTAGGTCGAGCCCGGCTTTTACAAACTTTGTGTATCTAGATGTCATTCGAACTTTGCCAGATCGTAAGTCTTGCACGTAGACGGAATGCAGCTAGTACAGTTAGTCGAAAGGAACCAGTGCCAACGTTCGGCAAACTCAGGTTGCACATTGTCACCATAGCCATCCGTCACCAGGAAGACAACAGAAGGATATAGCGTACCCTTCTCAGTCTTTATCAAGTGCTGAATGTGTTGCTCGATGCAAGTAAAGCTCGTGCCGCCGAAACCGTAGAGCTTACCACTCTTCAATGTGGTCTCATAGACACGAGTATCGAAGCAGAACATGCGCACGCGGAACTTATCTTCCGGGATCGAAGCTGCCGCCTTGAAAAAACGCTCAGCAAGATGCACGCACGAGCCACTAGTGTCCTGAAAGAACCATACATCGATTCGATCGCGATACAGAATCGTTTCTTCGACTTCGTTTGGAAGCATCAGTTCGGTCGTCATAGCAGATAGACGACGATTAGGATGAGCCCACTGTTCGATGGTCACATCCTTTTCCTTAGCCAAACGACCAAGGACATTTTTGACTACAGTTTCCCACTTCTTCTTCTTAACAACGCGACCAAGAGCGATGATACGCTTCATGGTTCCAGCAGTCGATCCTGGATTCTGACCAGCTTGTTCAGTTTCCTTGTTGTTAACCTTGTCGCCGATATCTTGGAAGTCTTCCAGTTCTTCCTGCGAAAGCTTCCTTGCAATCTCGCTGAGGATTTTCTCAGTCAGTTCATCGAGTTGTTCATGGCTGTCAACAGTTTGAGGCTCGCCATGACCACTCTGGGACTTGTCCTTATCCTGCTGTGGTTGCTGCTGTTGCTTTTTGAGCAACAACTGGTAGTAGTACTCAAAGCACTGATTGGGTAGAACAGTCTTATCGTCTGGGAAAACCGTATCAATCCAGCAATACTTATCCCAATCTTGGATCTTATCACGATTAAAGCCAAAGCCATCGCAAAGGAAGTGATTCACTACGATATCCGCTGCGATGTTTGCGAGCTTCTTATCCATGTGGCGCATACGCCGACCATGTTCGAAGTAGACGTGAGCGCATTCATGCGCAATGATAAACGTCTTCTTGTAGAGATCGCAATCAGCCCAGAACTTAGGATTGATCTTGAACTGAATACCCGCACCACTCGTGCGATCAAAAGAGATGCACGCGGTCGGAATCTTCTCGTCTTCAACGAGAGAACCAACAGACCAAAACCTTCCAAAGAGAGCATGATGCTGCTCAAGCTCTCTCAGGATTTGAAGGTATTCCTTTTTCATACACCCTAGTATACCACATAGAACGTGGTTGTCAAGCTTCCGGGCAGAAAAGTAGATTACTCGCCAGCGTCTTGACCAGTTTCCACCATTCGATGGAGCATTTCCTTCAACGCCTGTTCACGAGTAAGACTTCCAGCACTAATACGATCCTGTTGAGGCTTCGTAACACGGAAGCGACGACCATTCGTCAGTCGTTCGAAGTTATCGACAGTCAGATCACCGACACGAACCTTAACCTTATTGAGGATAACGTATTCGTCATCGATATTCTTCTTACCAAGATTACTCAGACCATGCAGCTTTTCCATCATCTTGGCAGAAGTGCTGAGCGCGTCACGTTCGGTGCGCTGCTTACGAAGCCTCTGTGCTTCGAATCCCTTCTTAAGGGCGTCGGGATAGCTTGCAGCATTATTCAGAATATGATCTCCAAGAGAGTCGAACATATCCGCATTGTTGGAAACAAAAGCAACCAACTTAGCGTTGTTTACGCCACTACGAGGCGTCAGTTCCTTCAACAAGACCTCAGTTGGAACATACTTCGCGAGAGATTGAAGGAATCTCTGTTCCGTGAAAATCGTGTGTTGGACATGCTTAAGGTTGTTGCCATCCATAAGATGGCGTTGAACCTCAGCGGGTGTCTTCTTGACCAGATCATTACAGACTTCAAGAGGATCTCCCTTAGACATCGTAGAAACGAAATTGCTAACGTTTGCACGAGCATCAAGGACATTTCGAGGATCGCCACCGCTATTCAGCACTTGAAGTGCATACTCCAATCGTCGCGGACTGACATACCCCTTCACCTTCTCTTCGAGGCCGAGCCACCACTTAACTGCACGCTCGCCTTGTGTGCCAAAGGTGCGCTTGAACCAAGCTGCATTAGGCTCGTTTGGTACGTCAACGTGGATCTGAAAACGATCGATTTGCGCAGGATCAAGCTTCTCAACGTCGTAAGTGCCATCTTCGTCATCAGGATTGATGGCAGCCCAAACAATCTTGAGATTGTTGAACTTCTTACCGTTGATGCTTTTGAACTGGATGAGTTCCATTACCGCATTGCGGATCTTCTTGTGAGCGCGATTCAACTCATCGAAGAAGATAGCTTCAACTTCGTCCGCAGCCAAATCGCGTGGACGAACCAAGTCGAGATAGACATTACCCTTCTCGTCAGTCTTTTCCTTAGGGACTCCGATGAAGTCAACCCACGGGTCCATCGTAGATGCAGAGTAATACTTCCACTTGAGGCCAGCAGCATCAAAAGCTGCCTTAACCATTGCGGTCTTGCCAACACCATGAGCACCCTTCAAAAGGATGTTCATCTTGTTTTCAACGGCATGCGCAAGGATGTGATCGATGTTCTTGGTCATTTGAGTGTTTGGAGTTCTCGTTCGCCAATACTATACCATGTGGTAGTCGGCTTGTCAAGCTTTCAGGAAGAAAAAATGGCCAGGAGAGGATTCGAACCTCTATCCGTTACGGTTGGTATCGCACCAACATCATACCCGCTATGGAGTACGCGCAATCTTTCACGCCTCGTATGTTTTTCCGATTAAACTACCCAGCCGGGTGTGCGGTCGCGCCGAGCGGATATGGTGTTTCGCTCATGGATGCGTGTATGGAGTGTAGATCCTATTCTGTGGATGAATTACATCTGTCTCTGTGACGCGAACTAGCAGTCGGAGTTCGTCACCCTCTGATTGTGCGCCACGATGGAAGAAGGTATCATCATATGTGACGAAATGACAATTCGGGATTGTAAAAATCGAAAGAATCATGTCGTCGAGTAGAGCACCAAGCTTCTTGCTGCGTTCTGCGAATGTCCAACTAGGATCAATAGGAATATCCAGCGGTGAGTCAAGAAACTGCGTGCGGCAGAACATACTACCTACGAACAAATGGTGCAACTCTGGCTTCTTTTCAATGCCTTCTGGATTCATTGATCCATCTAGATGCCATCCTGGCAAGCAGGTATGTTGTCCCTTCTTTAGGTCATGCATCTTGACATCCACTAGTACGCGCCTATGCTTATTCTCAATCGGTGCATGCCTAAGGATTTGTCGCACCAAGTCGCTTTGGCACATATCCATAACGTAATCGTAATCGGCATACTTAAAGGATACAATTCTCCTTAGAGTATCGTTTAGAAGTCCGCTAGGATCATTCCCCAATGCTGACCACAGGGGATTATCATCCGTGGGGATTTCTAGTCCGATGATTGGTCTGGTGCGATTGAACAACATCTTAGTCGTGTTCGAAGGTGTCGATGATTGTATCGAACTCTACCCCACCACCAATTGAACCTGGTTTGCGCACGAACATCCATGACGTTCCATTGGCGTCATTATCCCAAATCTCAAACTCGTTCGAGTATGAGTACAGGAGGCTACAAGCTTCATGTAGTTCTTGATAGCCTGGAGTTTCCTTTGCAGTTTTCCAACCAGGAGGTTTACGCGAGAGCAGCTTGGCATATTGTGTATTCGCCAAATCATTGGTGTTTACTTCACCATCATCATATTCAGTCATCTTGATTGACCGCATCTCTTTCTGAAGTCTGTTGTAGGAACACTCACCAAGCCAATCAGCCTGAGTGTTGATACCCCCACTTGCATGGTTCACCATCGTTGAAGTTAGGAGCATATCCCTCTACAACGAGGATGTTGACAGTTGGATTTTCCTCAAAGATAGCCACTACAGCTTCTTCGATCTTAGATCGAACCTGACGAATAAGTTCGCTCTTGTCAATCTTGTCATTAACACCACGAACTTCCAACAACTTCTTCACCTTACTCATCTTCAGACTCCTTTGGATTGCACTCTTCTACCATCACTTCGACAGTAGGAAGATTATGAAATGGATAGACAGCAATTAGCTTGACTGTTGCATACTCATTACTTCTATCCTCGTTAAGTGGAACGCCCGCAAACACTCCATTTGGAGCGAGTGGATCTTTGTTAAAGCCCTTGTAAACCTCAAGGACGTTACGATCCAGATCGACCACATATGCCCATTCACAGAAGAGACTATCGTGCGCAAACTCACGGTCATCTCTCAAATCTACTGGGCCTTGCGTCTCGACGAGAATACCTAGGATAGCACGACCCACATTACGATCAAGCTGCCAGAAGTCTCGCTGATACATTTGCTCCTCTACGCTTCCACAGCGGATAGAATCACCAATGCCGACAGCAGCAAGTCGTTGATCCCATTCTTCGCCAGATACGAACCGAATCTCATCTACACGGCTTCGCAGCTTATCGATATTGCCAGGAGTATTCAGGAATTGGAGAATGTCACGACCAGCAGCTTCGGGATATCCATCCCACTGCCCATATTGGGCGATACGAAAATCTCCGCCCTTGATGACACACGTTAGATTGCGAGTACCCATATCAGCGATTGATCCTTACCTTGTAGTGACGATTACCAGCAAGCCATGCGAAGAACGCGATGACAATAAGAACGAAGATGATGAAAGCGAGTGGAATCCAGATGGGTGCAAAAACCCACCACCAACTCCAATCGATATGTCCGGTCAGTTTGAGACCGAGGAACAAAAGAAAGAGAGCACCGCCCATGCCGATGCCACCACTCGCTGACGAAGATTGATTGCTCATGTCTTATTGTATCTCAAATAGATGGATTGTCAACTCTTTTTGCATCAAACTCTGATCCATCTCTAAGAGCTTGAGCAAGTTCACCGTGACAATTAACAGCATAAACACGCCAACCATCTCGGTAGTTGTAAGCACGAGCCTTACCATATTCCTCAGCTTCTTGGCGAGTAAGGAACACGCGGTCAGTTTCCCAGGTTTCGATTGCGCATTCGACATCCCAATCTCCATAAGAGTGCTTGTTTAGCTCTTCATTGGTTAATGTCTCAGCATAATCGCCATCTTCAGTCATAATGGGATTCCCATCATCATCTACGGATGCAACTATGCCATCGTCAAAGAAGTCATATCCCTCTGGGACACCAGTGACAATCCATTTACGACGTTGAAACAAAAAGATAGGCGAAGAGGTAGCTTCATCAAGCGCGCTTTTATCACGAGTGATGAATTGAGACTTAAAAGTCATTGATTACTCCTAAACCAAGAGATTGCACTATCGAGTGTATCGAAGGCTCCATCTAGTTGTGCTTCAAACGCCTTATCTAGAACCTTCCCCATATCCGCACCCGGCTTAACACCAAGTTGGATAAGATCCCGCCCCCTAAGGATAGGCTGTGGCTGCTCAGATTGCACACCCAATCTAGCTGCCGCATCCAACCACGGAAGGAAAGGATTGCCCTTTGGAAGGGGGCTACGACCACTGTGGTCTGCCTCAATTAGGCGCGAAAGCATGCTGATGTTGCTAGGACGTAGCCGAAGAGCCAGACGCTTAACTGCACGGTCTGTTGGCTGCGCACCAGCATGAACAAGATGCGCCATTACCAAAGGCTTAACTTGGTCGATTAGCCACTTAGGCGCACCGATCCGGTTCAAGAAGCTTTCGGCAATAGCTACACCCTCTTCGCAATGTCCCTTAGCACGCCAACGCCCACCTTCCATCTTGGTGGTTTGAGGCTTAGCCATATCGTGGCATAGCGCGGCAAAGAACAGTACCATCCTACTATCGTTATCTAGTTGCTCTCTGATTGCGATATCGATCGCTTCTTGGACAACCATAATAGTATGAGTCCAAACCTCACCTTCGGGATGCCACTCGGGATCTTGTGGTACACCAATCATCGCGTCAAGCTCAGGGAAGTGCTTGATCCACTCAGTCTCAGTAAGCACCAAAAAGCCATAGAATGCACTACGACCCTTGGTTGCAAACTTCTTCCACTCTTCCCAGATGCGCTCCTTGGGAAGGAACTCGAACTCACTATGCATAGCACGAGCCATATCCATAGTAGTGCGATCTGCAATCGGACCAGAAAAACGTGCAGCGAATTGCATTGCGCGCAGAACACGCAACGCATCTTCCTGAAAAGCCTTTGAAGTAGCACGAAGAACTGGCATCGTAAGATCACGACGACCATTGAACGGATCAACGATGGTGCCGTCCTCGCGCATTGCCATCGAGTTGATGGTAAAGTCGCGCCGGGCAGCAGCATCCTCAATCGTCATGTTGGGATCGGGATCAATCTTGAAGTCACGATGACCCATACCGATCTTACTCTCACGACGCGGAACACTAACATCCAGTTCGTTGTCGATCTTGATTACGCCGAAGCTCTTGCCGACGACATCTAGACGAAAGTGTGGTGCGAGTGTGGCAATGATAGCGTCTACGGGCATACCGTAGACTTCGATATCCACGTCCTTGCTCGGGATGCCCAACAGGCTATCGCGAACGAACCCGCCGACGATAAGCACATCGCGCGCACCAGCGGCACGCAGCAGCGCCATGATGCTCAGGGCCTTGGTAGGGATCTCGTTTGTCATGACGTAGTATACCTCACTACATCTAGATGTCAAGCTGGTTTTGCGATCTTGACGTATGTAGCTACAGCCTTAGTTCCTTTACGATCGACTTTAACAAATCGATATCCTTCTGGTACACAACCAAGAACCATTCCTGCGATACCAGTATACTCGTCTACTGTAAACGTTAGCGTAATCGTTTCGTTATCGTCCATAGTCATCCTGAAAACGTTCAATGTCATCTTCGCCGAAGTAAGTGCCAGTCTGAACTTCGATGAATGTAGTATCTACGCCCACAGCCTTAGCTCGATGCACAACTCCCCGTGGAATAACAGCGATCTGCCCAGGATCAAGCGTCACCGTACATTGCGCATTCTTCTGAGATGGAACGATCTGTAGCACGGAGCATCGGAATACTTCGAGCTTACCCTTAACACAAATCCAAGTTTCACTACGCTTTTGGTGTCGCTGCAAGCTAATGCGCTGCCCAGCCTTGATCGTAATGGTCTTTACCTTATGATCTGGTGCGTCAACCAATACGGTGTAAGAACCCCATGGACGAACATCACGTCCCTCGTGTTCGCAAGACTCACACCTATGACTCTGTGGAACCTTACCTGTCATCACTGTGCATTCAGCTTCATTGCTGTATTTGCAACCGTGCTTATCGCAACAGTGTTCTGTATGAACGTCTTTCATTTTACCTCAACGATCCACTTTGTGTGGATAACAACTAGCTGTCCTGATTCTAGACGTAGCGTCAGAAATGGTTGTTTGCAGAACTGCTCTGTATGCAGGATGGCAAACTTGCCATCACAAAAAGACAGTGCTCAGGGTTGCTGAACCTCAGGCGGGATCTGAATCTTCATCTTCGTCATCGACGTGAGTCCTACCACTAGTGTCTACAACCAACTTGCCGTTGATGAAAGCATCGCCACCTTCGTAAGTCAGCACACCATCGAGTTCGATGACAGTGCCAAGGTCTCGACGCATATTGTGCGAGTTGTCATCCCATGGGATGAACGCAAACAAACCAGCATCTACACCGAATCCACCAACTTCAAAGCCGGTGCTTGGATTGAAGACGGGATAACCACCGTCTCCATGTGCGGTAGACATCACAGGAATCCGCTTACCATCAATCTCAAACAGAGTGATGATAGCGCGACGACTTTCATTGTAGCGCCTCTCAACTTCACGCAATCGTTCTTCGAACACCTTATTAGCGTCGAGCATTGCTTGAAGTGCCTCTTTTGGATCTGCAATCTTTTCGATTGCATTGTAGTCAATTGGTGGGATCGCCTTCCGGGATACACCAGCTACGTGCTCTTCGTTAGCGAACAGCAGATTGCAAAACTTGGTCCAGTCACTATCACCATAGATGTAACACGGATCGGTGATGAGATATCGTCCCTTAAGAACGATCGGTTCGTTTGTCTGAATGACTTGCATGTTTACTTTCCCAAGAGTCGGTAGATGGATTGAATACCACGCTCCATATTCTGCCGACCTACAGGATTGGCAGAATGGATACGCATTTCCAGCTTTGGTTTGAACTCGTATTGAGTAGCAACCATTCGCTCGATTTGATTCACAAGATCATTGCCAGTCGGCACGTTGTCGCCCAAGTCATGATCGAGACTCAGGACGATATCGTCACTGCGGCAATACCACGCTTCGATGAGCAGACGCATTGCACTTTCGATGTCTTGAACAAGAGTCCATTCGTTCCCATCATTAGGTGGGGTGCGAATATCATCGAGAAAGATGTAAGTAGTCATTTCTTTTCTCTTGCCTTAACCGCTCGAATGTGGCTAAGTGTGTTGTTACGTGCGCCACGTAGGCTTATCACAGCACGCACACTATTGTATACCATAAGTGGGAGTGTGTCAAGTGAAATCGCATAAACGACCCACACAAGATTACCCACAAAGAACAGTATCCAACCCCACATCACGATCTTGCGATGGTATGCAGTCGCTAGTAGATTGCCAACTAGCGAGATAGTGCAGGCGAACCAACCAACTAGATCATGCGGCGTCATATGCCTTAACTACTCCACCATTGATTGTGACGTATGATGCAGTCGTAACAGTGGTGAGACTCGTTTCGAGAACGAATGTATCCCACTTATAGGGATTGAACTTCACAATCCCAGCACTACGTTGAGCCTTGCAAGTGCCACAGTCTTCGTTTACGTGCCAGGACATCAACTCGCCCTCGACGAATGCCACAACAGATTTTCGTTTGTTACGACGAATGCGCTCGACACCAGACTTAGACACAATGAACTTTACATCCTTGAGGCTAACGCCTTCACTGTGCCCAATCACTCGTCTAGTTGTCTTGTCCATTACGGACAAACACTTCTTACGAAGATTGAAGTAGACTCGGACTCTCATTGGTATACCTACGAAGGATGAGCTTGCCAGTGGACTGGTCACCACACTTGCGACACGCGAGGATTTGAAGCCGCCGACCACCTACGCGGTTGCGACGCCTCTGAATATCCTGTTGACACACGGGGCAGTGAAGAATGAACTTGTAAGGCATCTCGTATGAGATACTCTTCGTATGCGAGCGCGGAGTTGCACCAAGCTTACGCGCCCACATCTTCCATTCTGGACCATGCTTGGCAAACGGACCGGCAAGAGCATGCGCAACTTCGTGCCGAATCGTATCCATAATCTCGGCATCAGTACCGTTGAGGATATGATGACGCGACAGCTTGATGAGCTTTCTGCTGTACGAGCAGAGTCCGAGTCGGCGCGACCCACGTCCGAGTTTCACCGTCCAACCCTGGCTCACAAGATTGTGTTCGTTCAGAAGGTTGAGAGTCAACGCCACTGCGGTTCCGAGTTCCATGATCTTATGATACCATGATTGGTCTAGTTGTCAAGTCTTTCTCAAAAACCGCAGCTAGGCGTTATCACTTCACCATGCGACGGATCACCTTACCAGCATTCGCACCTTCATCCACCATCGACTCGGCGCGCGAAGTCTGAGCGGCTTCCCATGAGATACCAAGGGAAATTCGCCACACGCTGTATTCGGGACCGCTGGCGTTCTCTGGCAGAAGCGAAGCCTTTACAACCGCCTCAGCCTGAGTCTTAGGCATATCGAACAGCTTGTTCAGCTTCTCAACAGCCTCATCGAAGGTGTTCGCAAACTGCGTATTCGCAGCAGTGTTGAAAGTCGTCAGATCCTCTTGACGTGAACCACCAGCGGTGCGTGCAGCTTCACGAATCACGCTAATGTATTCGCGGAAACCGCGAGCGATGTTTCCACGGTGGATGAAACGCTTACGATTCTCGGTCTTGCGATCCCACATCAAGAACGTGCCGCTCTGTTCGCGGAAGTAGAAAGTGCTGAATCCAAAGCTACGAGCACCAACCTCACTGTTCCAGATCATGATGCCTTGGCGCAAGCCACCAAGCTGGTCGTCCATCTGTTGGATATCATCCGTGAAGAAGAATCCGAACGAAGTCTGATCACCACGGAAGAGAGCGGTGCGACCCGCACCAAGCAGAGCGCCACAACCCTTACGGGCAACTGCGGGCACAAAACCAGCGGGAATCAAACACTTGTTGACTTCGCTGAACATCGTGTAGTCCCAAAGGCGCGAGTAGTCCTGACCATTCAGGGCACGAATCCGCTTGTTCGGATCGAGCAACATGATCTTGAACTCACCCATAGCATTCGGGAACAGGGTGTTGAGGTTGTCGATCGCCAGATCGTTGCGACCATGGAATTGGAGACGACGGACAACATCCGTATCCAGCTTAGCCATACGACAAGCCTGCATCATCGAGTAGTGCGTCAGCGCATACGGATTCGGGATATCACCAGTGTTCTCGCTCGTCAGAGCGATACCGACCGAATTGCCCAACTCGGCAAACTCGATCTCGTTCGTTTCGACCGCACGTTCCTTCGAACCCGTCATGTCCTGCTTCGCGCTTTCGAGAAGCTGGTCCATAACGTCGAACTGGGTGTCCGGCGCGCGGTTGAAGATGCTGGGAAGCTGTTGAGTGCTGTTGTTCATGCCCTTACTATACCACGGTAGAGGTAGTTGTCAAGAACTTCGTTCAACTTTTTCACTGTGGCTCTGGCTCGTTGATGATGATGCAAAACTCAGGAAGCTTAGCGCCAACCGTGTCCAACATTTCTTGTGGTTGTCGATCAAGCGAAATGTCACGCCCCATCTTTCGGCTCAATTCGAGTAGATGCTCTAGCGAGTTGATCTCTACAACTGTTACTACGGCCTGATGGGCTTCGTCAAGCCTATAGGTGATACGTTCGGTCTTGAACCCATCTGGAAGTGCTGGGCAGTAGATATCTAGTTGATTCACTACTCCATCTTCACCTACAAGAAGAGTATCTTCATCAAGATGGTCATTACCACCATAGCCAATTGCAAACTTCATCGACTGATCCTCGCAAAATCGTACTGATGAAGGATATCCACAGCCTCTTCGATAGATAGACTATTTGCTTCCATCAACGTTCCCTCTTCAATGAATAGGGTTTCAGTAGCCCATCGTTTCACGGTATCGACAGAGAAGTGCCCGCGTTCTGGGCGTAGAACGAGAATCATATCGTCAGGCTCGGCCTGATCCAATGATGTAGAGCGCGAGTTGATACTTCTCATACATGCTCTTCTTCTTTTTCCTGTCCAGGTCGGACATGTTGTTCTTGATGTCTTCGATCTTAACAACTCGGGCAACCTCGTTGTTCTTTACTCGAAGTAGATATTCAAGGTAGTCTTCGCCATCTCGCTTTGTGATGGCATCCACGGCAGCGATAATTGTTGGATGGACGCCAGCCTCGTCAAGATCATGAAATGTGATGACAGTATCCTCCACGACATCGTGTAACCACGCTGTTGCGATTGCAGCTTCGGCAAAGTCCTTACCTTCGTATCCCTGATCCCTAATCGCCTTAGCGATAGCCACAGGGTGCGCGATGTATGGAGTCTTGCCATCCCATCGAAACTGCCCTTCGTGGGCCTTGGTTGCAATTTCTCGCGCTAGTTGAACTTGATCTTTCATTGGATTTGAACCCTGATAGCTTCTGAGATAACAGGATTTCCTGATGGCGTTGTAAAGAACACCTGCATCGTAAAATCCGCTCCAACTGGAAGCAGACCAACGGTGATCTCACTAGTGCCCATAATATCGCCAGGACCACCGGGCCAACTAGAAACTCTATGTGCGAAAACATATTGTGTGTAGTCGCCGGGTGGAACAATCCAAAACGTAGGATTAGCAACGAAGATATCGGTTCCAAAAGGATCGAAGTCACCGATAGCAGCGATTCCCCATTGGTCTAGAGCAAGGAATGGATTAGGTGCATATCCACCGAATGCAGCAATAAACCAATATCCATGGAGGATACCCTGAGTTCCTGCCCAAGCAAAGCCTGGAGTTTGTGGACGATAAACAGACGTGATACACTGATGTCCCAGCAGCGTTGTATTGGTGTATGTCCTATGAGGATTTTGTCCCACCAATGGTAGTGCCAAAGACAACACGGCAAGTTGCTTAATCATTGTGCATCCTCTTCATCATCGCTCTTCTGATCGAAACTTTCGTCATCAGTAGAACCTGCTTCTTCGAGATTACCCATCTCACGCTCTAGATCATCTACCAGAGCCTGATAGACTTCAAGTTGAGTCGCAAGATCATGGCGCGCAACTGTGCTGCGAACCGTGTTCAAAAGACGCTGCGCAATCTGCTCTGCTTTCATCGGACTTTCTTATTTCTCCTACTAGATGTTACCACGAAATTGTGGCATGTCAAATTGGTTTTCAGCATTCCAGGAATATCGCTGGTGACAATTGTGCGATAGGAGTCTCGTATGCTAGCTTGTACATAAGCATAGGCTCTGGAACGAAGTGTTTCGAGTAAACCTCTTGTGACAACCTGTCCATAGAGAGATAGTCTCTAGCGTTACCCTCAACAAGAGGTTGGTTGGCACCTACTAGGTAGAGCACGTAGTAGTTTTCGAACACCTTTATTAGGCCCACCGCTCCAACAAACCACATTGGTTTATCTAACACTTGTGCAGTCCGCACTTGAAAGTAGATAGCGGTAGAGATTGTCATACCAACGGTGCGATCATTATCTTCTACATGCTTTTTCATTGAGCGCCAAACGCTTGTAATGATAGCATCTCGCATGCCAGAGTATCGTCCACCCAGGTGTAAGTGTAGCTCTGGATGCATATAGAGCGACACTTCGATCATTCGCAACTCAGACGTGGAACTGGAATGATGCCGTTTCTGATCTGTGATTCAATCACACGAGTCTCTTCGATACCACCCTCTAGGCGATCGATCTTCGTCTTGAGTTCGTTGATCTCATCTTGAAGAGCCTCACGACGTGCTCGTAGATGCCCAATGATCGTCTGAATTGGTAATTCGGTATTCACACCCACTTCTCCACTGTGTAGTTGATTTCGTAGTGACCACTTTCTGGAATGTAAACCATCGAGTCTTGCGATCCAAGATACGAATTGATGGTCCAACCATGTTCTTGGTGAGTCTCAAGCAACCACAGTCGGATAGCCGCCTTGCTGGTGTCCTTACCAGTATAGACCACCGTTCGAGCTTCGCGGTAGTGCTTCTTTCCGACATGTTCGAGTCGGTTAACTTCGCCCTCGCACTCTACTGGTCTGTTAGACAGCATGAATGCAAAGTTCTCTGGCGTCATTTCCAATTCTAGGAAGCGAATTCCAGACTCTTCGTCTCTGACGTAGATCATAAACTTCCCATTGGATGAGAGGCCACTGTAGATTTCCATCTTCATCGTTGTGCCTTCTTCCGCAATGTGTAGCCCATCGACTCAGCGAGTTGCTTGATGATTGCCAACTTCTGATCCTGGTCGCAGTGTGCATGCCCAAGCACAGTACCATAGTTGCCACCGACAGCCACAATGGCGTGATGATCCGCGTGATGTGTTTCAATCACAGTTGCTGCATTGACATGGTTATGTGCAGAAACATCCTGTGAGCGATAGTGGCGACCAGTCTTCGGATCGATACCGAGAGATAGCCCAAGAACAGCATCGCGCAACTTCTTACCAAACTGGTTATCGCTTGCGATTTGCTCAAGAGCGTCATTCATGACGACGACAGTAGTGTTGTATCCCATGACCTTATTGTATCATCTAGATGATGATTGTCAAACGATTTCTCACAAACCGTGCTTACCACGCAACTGCTCGACGTATTCTTTTGCTTCCTTCAAGCCCTCACCAGTGAGTTCACGTCGCTTTCTGATTCCGTTTAGGTAGTTGCTATGTCCACCTGCGGCATCTGCCATTGCGCTTAGGATCTGTTCATCCATAGAAAGAGTTACACCTAGCTTATCTAGCGGCTGGGTGTGATACCATTCCAATCGATGCCATTTCACAATCAACTCACCATCATCCATAGAGACGATGCGTAAGTGTGACTCAGGAACGAATTCGATAGTCGTAACTTTCTCAAAGGTGCGACGATCTCTGATGCCTTCGGAACCAGATAGGAACTCTACCTCAACTCTCTGAAACATCTTGCGCTCCGTTTAGTAGCTCGATTGCTTTGACAACATGCTCATCTTGCAGTCCGTGCTTCCACGTAGTTGCAACTAGACGATCTGGAATCTTGTCGAACTCACCAGCACTATCGTCAATTGCAATGAAGCTATCCACGTCTGGACGAGAGTGTAGCCACATAAGGATCTCATCGCCACGATTGAAGTATGTAGCGTCGAGCCTTGGCGTCTTATCGATCACCACGTCCCTCAATCCATGTTGGCGAAGTAGAGCCGTAAGTTGACCGAGTGGATGCAGAATGCGCCATGTGCTGCTAATCACAATCTTGCAGCCCGTAGCATCTACGATCTGATTGATACGCTCAACCATACCACGATCGATAGCGTCGCCACGTCGTTGCTCATCGAGCACGAACGCAGAGTTGAGAACGCCATCGATGTCGAGAAAGAGAACCTTCATGCGCCTATTCTACCACGTTAGAGGTAGTTGTCAAGCGAATCGCTCAGATATCTCGTTCGTCCCTAAGGCCCAGGAAGACTGGGAATCGTGGGATGCCATCAGCAGACAGTTCTTGAAACTTGAACTTGACTTGCTTACCAATCAACTTCTTCTTGCGCATCCATAGATCCTTGCGCGTCTCGTGATCGAAGCCAGTGCCGATAGAGAACTCTTTGCCGTTCTTGAGCTTCACATTGAGAGCACCCATCATGTTCTGTGCAACTAGATTCTCTTGATGTGACGAGCGTTCAGTGCGACCAAGCGCGTTGGTAGTTGGGGCGTTCTGATTCTCATACAATGGCTCCATATCGACAATAGTAGCCTCGTCGTCTTCGAATCGCTTGAGCTTCATCAACTTGGCTTCCTTCATGCTTGAGCGCCCAAACTTGTATGTTCCATACAGATTGCGCAGCATCAAGCCCTCATAGCCATCAGCGAGCACTTCTTGTTCGATTTCCTCAACTTCGTTTTCGTTGTTGACCGTAACCTGAGGCACTTCACGAACTCGTTGATTATTGAACTCTGCCACAATTAGCGACAGCTTCATAAGCCGCGTCGAGTATGGCAGTGCGCAATCGTTGTGATAGTCAAACACTGCATAGTAGAAGTCTGGTTCTCCATCTTCTGACATAACAGCGGACTGCACAGAGTTGAAGTCGCCCTCAACCATGATCTCACCATCTAGACCATCTAGTTCTGGATGAGCCTCAAGGAACTTCCTAATAAAGGTGTTGGGAATCGGTTTAAGATTCCTCGTGACAGCCTTTCCGTTCAAGATGACGCAACGGATGCCATCCAACTTAGGCGATGCCAGCAATGGAAACACAAGCTGCTTGATATCTTTGATCGTAGCAGCAAGCATGGGTTTGAATGTCATCAGACTGCTCCATAGCCCTTATTAGGGCGACGACGAACCTTGGTTGGCTCCTCAGCGACGCTATTCTTTAGTGCGTCTCCAAGATTGATGATGCTTGGTTCGGTGATCTTTTCCTTTACACCTATAGCAGTATCCTGACAGAAGACTGTTGCATCTTCGGTAAGTGTCACTCGATCGCCATTAGGCGCAAGAATAATGGTCCCCTTGGGAATGGTAAACCACTGACGATTGATTCTGACTTCTTCGTTCATGATCCAAGCTCCTTACGCATGATCTCGACACACTTTTCGCAGTTAGCTTTCTGCACATCACCCTTAAGGTCCATGCCCATAAGCTTTGCGCCGCACAAAGCAATGGTGCCTTCCTTGGCTGGCATATCCTTCTTTCGCACGATATGCGCCTTGGGTGGCCAGCATGAGAGACCATCGTCAGTGACAGGTTTAGTTACGGTTTGTGTCATAGCAGTTACTTCTTCTTCACTTCCCATTCCTTCTCGCCTGCATCGACTTTCTCTACGAATCGAGCAAGGAAAGAATCAGCCAGACCATTGATACTACCATGAGAAAGGTAGCGCGCAAGAACAGCCGTTCGGATCTGAGCGAACAACTCGCGCGACATAGAGATGCGAATCTCAACATTGTCGGCAGATTGCTTATTCTTGTCACCCAACATGTTCATCATGTCAGTAAGGTCGTCAAACATCTTCTTGAAATCGTCGTCCATGTTAGTCCAGATAGATCCCTAGTTGAGTTTCACACACCGTCATCACATAACAGGTCCAACAACAGTTGATCCCTTGGTTACAGTAGTCGTGATAGTGGCTTTCGCATACAAAGCCTCTAGTCTTCACACTTTCTTTGCACTCTTGACAGTTCGTCTGCTTATCACTAGCAGCCTTGAAGGTAGCTCGTGAAGCCTCAATCTCGGCACGATCGGCAGCGTCTACAATCTTGTCTAGATGCTTCGCGATGCTCCATTGGTGGATACGAAAAAGCTCTAGCGTCTCTGGTGTGAACTTATGCATTCGACCATCCTTGTAGACCATACTATGCCTTATCCTTTTCCCATTGTTCGCGCCACTCTTTCTCTTCTGCGAGACACCTAGCCCTAAACTCTTCCCTACCGAGTTCGACGTAGTTCTTAGTAGTCATACCTGACTCGTGCTCAGCAAGAGGAAAGAATCCAGCCTGGAAGACAGTAACCCACACCTTATGGGGTGAGGCTAGCGCGATGATATGACAGGCGTTAGTTGTCTTCTCAACATGAGACTTTGCAACAGTCAATGCTGTGCGATAGTCTACATCTTCAATGAGGAAACAACCTTTCGACTTGACACTAAACTTGTTCATCTTCGTCTAGTTGCCTTAGTGCAATCAGCATTTTGTGAACTTCACCATTCGGATGGATAGACACGCCCTGATCTAGGTGATTCGCAAGCGCCCTAATGATCGGCTTCCAACGATCTATGGTTTCTTTCAAGAAGAGTAATCGTGCTTCTTGGTTATACTTTCTCATTGCAGCAAACCATTCTTCATTGAACTCGGCGATGGTTGTCATCTAGTTGTCTCGCTTCCTGCGTTCCTCTTCAAGAATCTCTTCGATGATCTCGTCAGCCAATCGCACCTGTTCTGGTAGATCGCTTTCGATGAACTTGATAGCCTCATCTTCCATCTTACAACGGTGGAGTAGCGTATCCATCGAACCACGCACATACCACCAACGGTCTAGACCTTGGTAGTAGCGACAGCCATAGCGATTGCTCTTGAGCGGCTTCATTACCTTATGATACACCACAATTCGCGCTAGTCAAGCCCTTTCAGCAATTTGTCATCGACAATTACTTTGAGCCAGCCCGTATTAGACGATGGCACCCAATAGAGTAGCTTTTCAGCAGCTTGGAGAATTTCTTTTGTCGTAGATGCTTTGGATGATACCGTGACCAAGCATAAGTAGAATGCTTCACCAACTGGATGCATACGTACAAGCCAACCACTATGACATTCAAGTGGCTGAACGAACACTCCTGGTGCCATAATCAATCTTAGAGCCTCTTTTGTAAGCACGTCGTGTATATCGGATGGTCTCGTATTAGAGACTACCTCATCACTAAGATTGTACAGCACAATGTAACTAGTCATCTAGTTGTCTTCTAATTAGACACTCTCATCATAGGACAGTTCGTCCCAGTTGTCGTCAGCAAGCTTCTCGTCGCGATGCTTGTCGCATGTCAGCCGCTCTACCTTCTTACGGTTGTGCCATAGTCGGCTAGTTGCTTCGCAGTCGCAGAAGTCACAGTTCCTGTTTTGGTGTTTCATCGCCTATCCTTCTCTCGTGACCAGTTCACAAGGTTGAACATGAAGATGGCAGCACAGAAGCAGAGAAGTAACGCCCACCCTCCACCAAGTTGGTAGGCAGCTACGAGTGCGATGATGAAAACAATCATTGTCTAGTTGCCAATGTAGACATCGATGTAACGAGTGCCAACAGGGAAGTCAATAAGGTCACCAGTCGTTGTGCCAAAGACCTCCGTTACCCTAGGATTGCCCATCCGATCTGTTGCGCCAGATGCGCCATGCGTAGCATACATAGGCAGTTCGCCATAGCCCAGATTGGCCAGTTCTTGCAATCGCTTGATGAAGTCGTTGAGTGTCATGGTTGTAGTGTTTCGTTGTCTAGTTGTCGTAGTGCTGAATAGCACTTTCTCCAAACAACCTCACCATCACTTCACGCTTCCCAAAGTAGCTCCACCGAACTCCCTTGTAGTCCCAGATAGCGATAGGTTCGCCATCCACGTTGTAGCCCCAAGAGTGTTCGACCTTGCCCGCATCGTCATCGATATTGGGCTTGCCAAGCACTTCACAGATACGCTGGAAGGTGACGTTCAGGTGGCCTTGCTTGTACGAACTGATGTGCAGATTAGGAGTGATTTCCATACACACCAGAATACACCATTCGATACAGGAGTCAAGTCTTTCTCACAAATCTGGTTTAGGTGTATCATCGCGCACGTATCTTAAGTTCTTTTTAGATCAGTGTCGCGTTATGTTGGATATGACACATTGTCATGCCCGATCGGGAAATCGAACGTAAATACAGCAAAGACAGGCTGTTACGCTAAGTGTCTGGAACCATATACCATAGAGTATAACACTCATATTTAGTAGTATATGATAAGGGGTTTTGGAACTTAAGTGGGCGGTGGCCATTAGTCCCTGGAAAGGCGTCGTTAGGTAACACGCACGCACTTACCTAATCCCTGGGCGGTCGTTTCAAAATATGTTCCAGCACAAGCGCAACAAGGCACACAACGAACCAGATGATGACTGGCGGACTAAAGAAGGTTGTGGTCATTCGCCCTCTTGTGATTTGAAGAGGAAGCAGACAACTAGCAACGCAGACATAACGAGAAGGGCAGCGAAGAAGCAGCACGGCGCTGGGTACAGCAGAGCTAGCAGAACAACTAGAACAAACAGTAGTGCCTTCATTGTCCCTTCCTCTCACGCATCGCCTTGATCCTTGCGCGCAGTTCCTCTATGTGGATGATCTTCTCTTTATGTGCAGCGCGGACACTTAGGTAACGCAGCAGGAACATCAGAGGCAGAAGCACAGCAGCGGTGCATGCATATGCTACAGTTCCTTGAAGGGCGCAATACCAAATGGCAACTAGAAGGACCAGATTTGTGAGTAAAAGCTCTGTGCTAAGTTTCATGTGTTTTTGTCTCGTTTCGGCTTGTTCTGCGCGAATATGTCAGCTTATCCCAGGGTGACGAGCAGTCAAGGCGATTTTCGAGAAAGTGCGCTTTATGCATAAACAAGATTTGCAGGACAAAAGTGACGTTTGGGACACAACATACCTTAAACGCTTGAGAGAGTTGCTCGCAGCAACGCTTGCGCGTTCTGCTCGAAGAAGAACGAGAGGCGAGCGTCACCCCAGACAACTAGGTAAGAACATGGTATAGGTGTTCGTGAATGCTAACGCTTACTGCTAAAGTGTTGCGCGCCTCTGGTACTAAGAACAGAACTTAGAAAGTACTAGAAAGAGTTGACAAGCGCCCAACGTGTGATATCCTACGGGCATGAGCGATAGTCCTCTCACTCGCGCGGATCTCGACGCAATGCTTATCCCGGCGGGAGAAGTGTTCGGTCGGATCTTCAAGGCTACGCGCGGTATGTCGCGAGAAGATGCTTTGGTAGTTGCGCAGGAAATCCATCTAGGAACCTGGGTGCCACCTCAGCGAGAAGATCGTAGCATGAAGGTGGGCAGCGTATGGGAGTTCTTCGTTAAACTTCCGTTCATCCCATCAATGACCGCTCCTAATCCCATGTGGGCGAGCAAGAGCGAAGTTCGTCGAATGATTGAGCAGGGCGCTATCCGTCTTAACTGGCACACAGACTGGAAACCAGACGACGAAATGCCGCAGATTATCACCGAGATTACGCTATTCTCAAACGGTCGCCGCTGCACAACTCTCTGGTGTCTCTAGTTGCCAAATATACCAGGAGTCTAGGGGTCCGACAATATAAGCGTATACGAGCGCAACGTGGCTGCGTGCGCGGCAAAGGCGGAGCCGCCTTGGTGTCTCAAAATGAGACTTACTTGGGTGGTCGCCGTCCCGCAACGAGACGAACGAGGAAGAAGCCCGCTAGCAACAATGTCAGGACCATGACAAAAGTAGTGTCATTGCCTAGCATTGGCGATGCTGGAGAAAGCACTTAGCAGCCATCTCCTTCTTCGTGCAACGGCGCACTATTCATAGCGCAATCACTTTGCACTTGATGCACAAGCTCGACGCTCCAATGATCGTCGCCATACCAATTTGAGGCCCAAAGCTCTGCCTCTTTCCTAGTAACAAACGTTCCGCTGACGATACACACGCCAGCTTCGTAAGTGATGACTACGAACATACGTTCACCATCGTTTGGGGTTTCTTGATACAAAGCCCGCAGCGCGAGCACGAGAAGTTTGCTGGCATATCCTTGCCACGTTCGAACGGGCAGACGGTAGCGCCAGCGATACGATGCAGAAGGGGCGCAACAACATCGGGATTCTGTCCCTTTGCGATTGCCTTTTTACGCTTCCATTGGTGATTGCCTTGGCGCGCATTGTGATTCGTGCGGAACACAATATCCTCACGGCGCAACCATTCGGGCGCACTATCGTCAGACGTGAGATAGCACAAACGGTAATCATCCGCATAGGGAACTTCGGGCATGCCCGTATCCTTATCGACAGACAGATTCACATTCACGTTGCTAAGTGCATTTAGCGACATGATAGCAAACCACAATTCTTCGATACGCCACGAGCGAGTATACGCATAGAACGTTACGTCCTTGCGCGCTGTCGCGATACGCTTCCACTTCTCGATATACTCCACACTGTGGAAGTCACCGCTAACGTGGATACGGAACTCGCAACCGTGCGGAATGTTGCGGATCATGTAGCGCACGAACTCTGCACTATCGGCGAATTCGTGGTTACGCGCATACTTGCGCCCCACGTTCGGATAGGCGCTCGCGAGCTTGAACGCATAGCACTTGCTAGCGCACAATTCTGTGGCACCGGGACACGTAACCTTTGCGGGAAGATCGAACGAGTAGCACGACGTTTTATCGTTGCCCTCGCTGATATAGGTAAGGTCGGCCATCGCTCTAGTATACCCTACTTCCTTCTAGTTGTCCAGTATTTCGGTCAGAAACCTTGCAGAAAGATTCTCAAAATAGGACTTGACAAACCTCCGGGGGTGTGATATACTAGCCTATACTTCAGGAGACCCGTATACCCGCGCTGCAAGCGCGAGACCTCGCGCTGTTCCGTTGTGCAACGCCGAGCGGGCGCGCTGTCTCAGGTTGAGAACACGCAACTCTCAATCAGAGACGCGGGCAAGTCGCAGTAGTTCTTACCGATTGCCTTCAAAAGTCTCTCGTTGAGACGAATGGCTTCATCGGGGAAAAGCGATGCATGATCGTCGATCGCGTATAGCGCATACAGTTGCCGAATGATTTCGCGCCAACTCATCGGCGGTATCCTTGGCACTGCGCGCAGTTACAGACGACGGCAATCACTACTGGTTCGTTTGTCATTGGAGTTAGTTGTTGTGTGGTCCTTCGTGGTGAAGAGCAAGCGAACAACGGTCACCCGTCCATCCGCTTTCGCAACGCTGTACCACGGCACCCCGACGTTCGGTTGTGACTTCGTGGCTTTTCGCGTTCGGATACCGATTCTGTAGGTATCTCAGTTCCCGCATGATCGGCCAAGCCGTATAGACTGGACCGATGTAGTGGTCATCGACGTAGAGATACAGATTGCGCTTGAGTCTCATCGTTTCCTTTTCGTTCTAGTTGCGATGTAGTATCCTACCACAAGAACAACTAGAGTCAAGAGGAATGTCGTATCTTGTCCCATAAGGGGACTAGTCTGCGGCATGGCCAGGATTCTCGAATGGGGATTCGTATTCCTGGAACTCAAGCAATGCCATGTTTACGGCATAGCGAGCATCGGAGTCGGCAATCTCCGGGCATTCATCTAGTAGCAAATACGTCTCGCCGTTTGGAGCCTTCCAGTCTCGAAGTGAGACCTTATAGGATCGATTGAGACCTTGCGGATTCGTGACAAGGATTAGAGCGCGGGGAATCCCGAACTCAGCCATTACGATTCGTGCGCTGTAGTTCACTTGTGCCACCTAGGACAAAAGAAAGGACAACGCAAGTCAATGCCATAAGCACGACAAGCGGAATCCACAACGGGGAAAGAATCCAGAATCGCACTAGACTTCCTTCTTACTGGCTTCCACACACGCGATGGCGTGCGCATCGAAGTCGATTGAGGTAGCGAAGAACTTGCCGCATAGGCTGCACTTGCATGATCCACACATGCTAGAAGCATACCACATATTCGCTAGTTGTCAAGCGACCCATCACAGATTCCCTATATGAGACAGTATTGGCCCGTTGCGCATGCGCGAGGCGTCGCGCTGTCTCAAAATGATACCACCCACCATCCGTGCGGGGGATGGCGGGCGTCGTCCGGCTTCCGTCTCAGTCTTGGACGATGTAGGTTTCCCCGCTCACCTTGAACGATACGAGCGAGGCGATGTTGACCATCCGATATTCTCGGCTTGAGACTTCGAATACCGTCAGCAGGAGTTTCGATTTGGGATCGTACGGAAGCTCACCGCCGCGCAGATACTTGCGAACTCCGCGACGGCAAACCATTTCGCGCATCGTTCCATCCTTCTTTTGGAAGTAGACGGAAAAGATCCGTCCGCCAGTCTCGTTTTCGAGCCACTGTGCCGCACGTTGGCGGGGAATGATTTGCACGTTCAGGTTCATGTTTCGGTAGGAGTTAGGGACGCGAGTAGTATACACTACCCGCGCCCCTTTGTCAAGCCCCGTGGCTCAGTCGTCCTGATTCGAGACGCTGCCCGCCTCGATCTCGGCTTCCGTCCGCTCGCCCTCACCGGGCAGAATGTAGAGCCCCGTGGGGAACTCCACGGTCTCGCCCTTCGCCGCGCGTTCCAGTGCCGCGTTGAGGGTTTCCAGGTCGAACGGCACGCGCCCGTTCGTCTCGATGGCCCGCGCCTTCGCGGTTTCCAGGTCCGCCAGACGCTTCTGCGCGTTGGCAATCTTCGTCTCGATGTCGGACACCGCCGGGCTGTTCTCCGTGGCAGCGCGACCGTTCAGCAACGTTGCCGCCGCCTTCATGGCAGTGTCACGGCGACGGATGGCACGCTTCAGCCGCGTGACCATGTAGGAATCGTCCGCCGTTTCATCGAAGTTGCCGGCAATCTGCGCCTCGATCTTCGCCAGCTTGAGGCGAAGGGCTTCCGCCATCTGGGCTCGCGTGCGCCGATTCCGCTTGCCACCACCACCATTGTTTTCGTTCGTCGTCATCGTTCTTTTCCTTTTCGTTTTGGTTGTTGTTTCGGGGAGTCGTTCCCCTCGTTCGCTTGAATCATACCATGCTTTTCGGCAAGGTCAAGGAAAGCGGCAAGAATCTTTTGCAGGTCTATTTTCAAGAATCTAGCGGTTTTTTACTTGACTACAGATTGCTTGTGTGCTACGCGCGGACGCGCGCAGAAAGAAAGGTGCGAGTCCCACTTTGAGATTTTACAATTTCGTGGTTGACAAGCTGCGCGATATGTGCTATACTTAGGAGGGAGGACCGTTTTGCATGCGCGAGCCGCTTCGCTGTTTCTCAAAATGAGAAAATGGTGGAGGCGGTGGGAGTTGAACCCACGTCCAACTAGACAAGTCCCGTTTTGGTACAAAAGCCTTTCGGGATGCGGACTTTCACCGCCGTTCTAGTTGTCGAAACCCGTCGCCCCCATTAGTCCGGCTTATAGACTGGCACAATCCAGGCATCGGTGCCGTTGTTGAACTCTGCGGATTCTTGCGCATCCTCGCTAGTCTCGAATGGTCCGGTGATAACCAAACCATCGAAGGGGTTGCCGTTCACCACAAGAAAGCCGTTGATTTCGTCGTCCATGGAAGGATTATACACCATCCTTATATGGTGTCAAGTCCATTTCGGAAACTACCGCCAGGGCATCCCCGAATGGGATTTCGTATAGGAATGCCAATTTGGCAGCAGCAATCGGCTGGACGAAGTTTGTGCTCTGTCTCAGTTCGAGAATGATACGTTCGGCAACACGGTGGATGTCCGCACCTTTGATGATGCGCGCAGCGATTTCTTTGCGGTCCATAGCACTACCTTACAAGGGCTTCCATAAACCTAAACTTCTCACGTTCGTAGTTGTCTCGCGTCTTCTCGCCAAGCTCAAGATCATACCCGATATTCCCGTAATCGAGTAGGACAAGCGTGCCATCTTTTCTCTTTCCGAGATTGGCACTCTTGATGTCCCCGACAGTGAAGGTATACCCATGTTCCTTCAATGCTGCGTGGAATCTATCCTCGAACTCTCCCGACTCGTGGCACGAGACGCTCGTATCGAGACGATCCATCACAACGGTGCGCCCATTGCGAGAGATATACAAGGGCTTTGCCAGGAAGTCACGCATATCCTCGTGAATGAAGATATAGGTGTCCCATTCCAGGACACAATCGGGATCGTTCATGTTCCGAACGCTCTTGAATGCGTACTGGTCCTTGAGGCGAACATTGCGCCAGCTTCCGCAATTGTCGTAGTCCGCACTTGAGAAACCCTTGTCGTTGTAGGAAAGGGACAACTCTTCGGCAAGGGCAATCATTTCTTCTGCGTTCATGGTATCGAAGTATACCCTATGCAACTAGAAAAGGCAAGCAATGCACAAAGATCCAATCTCAAAGTGAGACACAAGCAACAAGCGTGCCAAGCCTCGATATGATACGCTATATTGTCTCATTTTGGGACTGTGCGGCATGCGCGAGGCGCTGGGCTGTCTCAGCTTGAGACTATGGCCCATCGTATTCGTAGCTGTCGTCGAAGTCATCCGGTGGATCGAAGTCATCGGCAGCGGCATCGAATGCGCTTTCCGATATGGCATCCCATTCCTTTTCGGTCAAGCGATCGAGAAGGATTTCCAGGGTCGGCGCAAACGTCGGGCATTCACCCTTCGCACCCCAGTATGCTTCGAACTCGTCCCAATCCGAGACGCGCACGGATTCCATCTCGCATTCGGGCGGGCTTCCTGGGTAGTCGCGCGTTGCGCGTTCGCCACCGCTCACGCTCACCTCGACCAGCATTCCCTTGTGTTCGATTTCGTAGCTCATGCCTAAGTATACCCTTTTGGCATCTAGTTGTCAAGTCAGCGATTGTATCCCCGTCTCACAATGAGCTTCCACACGTAGCCACGTTCCCCGACGTGCGTAGCAATCAGAACGCCATCGGCAATGCGGTAGACGTTGGCAGAGACTTTGCCATCCGACCAGTTTTTCCAATCGATGCGAAACGTAGGCATGCCATAGTATACATCTTTTGTTTCTAGTTGTCAAGTCAGTAGTTTTATTTCTTGTCTCTATATGAGACATCACACCTACCACCACGCATGCGCGAGCAGGCTCGCTGTCTCACTTTGGGACCGCCACCCATCCCCGAAAGATATCCGACCAGATGGTACCGATCGGTGCCTTGAATCGAGACTCAAACTCTTCGGTGATTGAGGCGACCGCAGATACAACGTCGTCGATCGAGATTCCCGCTTTGAGAGCTTCGCGTGCGCCATTGATTTGCGCCCGACGTTCCGTATCCCAATCGATACCAACGATAACCGGGTAATCTTTTCCCATTTCGGTATCGTGCGTTGCGTGGTCCCAATCGTGGAAAAACCACGTTTCGTTTTCGCCTTGCCATTGCACGTTCCATTCCCCGCCGATTTCTGCCATTGCGGCAACCAGAACAATGCCCGAGTCAGCGTCTCGAATCGATACACTCTCTTCGTGGTCTAGGTCCGACAGTTTTTCGGCAGTCTCTACACCATCGCGAGCTTGTCCATTTTCGATTGCGTCCCCGATTGCTTCGGAAATCGTGCCGAACGTTTCCAGTTTTGGGAATACGACAAAGATACGCAACAGATCGGCGACACTCAGTACCCAGCAGCATTCGCCATTGTTTTCGCTTCCGTAATCCTCGACATAGAGGGAAACGTTGAACGTCGCGTTGCCTAGTTGCTTCTTCATGGCAAAGAAGTATAACACACAAACGCAAGCGAGGCAAGTTTAGCTCTAAGATCCTATCTCATTATGAGACCTAGCAATCCTCGTGCCAAGTCTCATTTTGATATGATATATGTTCTCGTTTTGGGACCATGCTGCATGCGCGAGGCGCTGCGCTGTCTCAAGATGAGACTATCCCTCGCAACGATAGTGCGCGGTCTCGTTATTCGTCGCGTGTGCGACTAGCTCAACAAACCCCGGATCAAAACCTAGGGCGCGCTTTGCTTCGATTGCAAACTCTCGCGCTGGCCATTCCATGCCATCCGCCATTTGGAACGTCCCATATACGTGTTCGGTTCCAGCATTGGCAGCAAACTCAGAATGCGTATTGAGTTTGTCGGTGATTTCTCGCACGGCGCAAGGTCCGCACCAGAAACGGAATCGGAACGTTGTCATGCTACCAATCCTCGCAATCTGCGTAGTCTGCCGTTTGTTCTTCGTTCATGCCTAAGTATACACTAGGCTACGCTAGTTGTCAACTTGCTAGGCTCGAATCGTGGCCCATTCCGGGACGAACACATAGCGATGCACCAGATCATGCATCAAAATGGGATTGCCCTTCGCTTCCGGGATCGCGCGCAACGGATCGACGACAACGTATAGGGTTTGCGTCGGACACTCAGCGGGAGTAGTCGCGCGAACCTCAGTACCTTTCGGAATCGTGAACGTGGCAAGGAACATCCTGCCCGTTATTTCTTGGTTCGTCTTTCGCATGTTACATACTACCCTAGTTGTAGGATCGGCAGCAGCCAACCGAACAGAACTGGCGCAAGGTGTCCCATTGTGGGGCGCGATTCATGATGCCATCCGATTCCCAGCGATAGCGGTATTTCGCGGGCTGGCCACACCACGCGCAGGATTTGCGGTCCTGAATCGGGACAGTCTGCCGCATCATGGTCGCACGGGCAAACGGATCGCGTTCCAGTTGTGTCGTTTTCATTGCGTCTAAGTATACCTTAAACATCGCCAGATGTCAAGGAAAACGCTACCTATAGCGTCTCATTTTGAGACCTGGATGGCATTGTGTTCGCATGCGCGAGGCACTTCGCTGTCTCGCTTCGGGAAGATCCTAGTTGTTCAGGATTGCTTCGATTGTCTCGTATAGATACTGCGCAGCAGACTCAGACTCGGGACCATTCGAGCACCTGCCCGGACAGAAACCGCACATGCAAAGCACGCGGTACCAAACCGAGAACTGTCCGTCGTGGTAGTCGTTCCCGATCCAGTATAGCGCTTCCGCAACATCGAAGTCGGAACCTTCGCCGCCCGTCCGTTCGTGCAACGCCAGTTCCCGCAAGATCAGTTGCCCGCGAGCGTGTTCGGCGAGGATCGGCGCAACGTTGCGCAGGGTTTCCGAGTAGCGTTTCGTTCGCATGTTTAAGTATACCCTAGTTTTCGTTCGTGGTCAAGTTTAGCGCTATGTTTTCGGTCCCGATATGAGACGCTATATGGTCGCTCGCTGGTACGGTTTTTGCATGCGCGAGCTGCCGCGCTGTCTCGTTAGGAGACATCCTCCGAGAACTCCAGTTCCACATTGGGAATCTCGATCGGGGTATTCATCCCGTCCCAGTGAACAGTCACCGTTCCCTTTTCGAGATTCTCGGCGACTACCGTTCCGGTGTTGAACTCGCTCTTTACTCGCTTTTTCATGGCACCTAAGTATACCCTAGGTTTCGCTAGTTGTCAAGCGGGGAGTTCGTCGAAAACGATATCCTGTCCCAGATTGAGATACCCGTGTTTGTTCTGTGCGAAGTTGTACACGTACAGCCAACGCTGTCCCATCTTGAGAAACGGGGTTTCGTTTCCACCGCAAGCGGGAACCCACCGATCGGCGCAACCCACTCGCGCGATTTCGTAATCCAGTCTCGACTTGAGAACTTCGATCGGGGTTTCCATGGTTTGCCTCACTTCGAGACGAGATCGCGAACCCGCTTCGCTTCCGCGAAACGCTTGCCACGTTCCAACATGATGGCAACCCGCTCGGCGGTACTGGCGACCGTTCCCGTTTCGATCGATTCGACCAAAAGGGAAGCGTGGAAGGGGAATCCCTGCGCGGCGAGTTTGTTCGCTTCGCGTTGGATCTTTGCGAGAACCTTGTCGGACATGCCTAAGTATACCTTGCTAGTTGTCAGAAGTCAAATCATCTACACAAAAAACAGTCTCTATATGAGACCACCAACCAACGCACAACGCATGCCCGAGCGGGCTCGGTGTCTCAGAACAAGACGCCGCCCGTCTCAGACCGGGACGATCTTCGCGCGCTTCGCGGCGGCAACCTGATCGGCGAGCTTCTTCGCGAGTTCCCGCCCCTTGTCGGTCAAGGTCAACAGAAACTGCGGACCACGTTCCACCGCGCCGATCTTGACCAGGACAGCGACCAGACTCATGAATTCCTCGTATGAGACGTGCGCCATCAAACCAGCGTAGAGAATCCCCTCGCGAACTTCCCCGGTGGTTTCGTCCAGCGAGGAAATGACGGTCGCGACCAGGACAGCGAGCTTGCTTTCGTTCATGCCCAATTATACCACCTATCTTTCTAGTTGTCAAGTTTCGACGATCGGAAGTTTACGCATACGTCCCTATATGAGACGCCCATCCGCCCGCATTGCATGCCCGCGCAGGCGCGGTGTCTCATTGCGAGACTTTCCGCGCTAGTTGTCAGAACTCCTCGGATTCAAAGAAGTCCCGTTCCGCTTCGTATTCGGCATCATCCCATCGGGTACCGTCGTCGCCGTAGTCCTCGTCCGTTCCCATGCCAGCGCTTGCCAGCGCTTCCGCGTCGTCGCTCTGGTCGTCGATGCTCTGGCGTTCCAGGCGGTCGATTTCCGCGAGGAACTCCGCTTCCATGTCGTCGCCATCGTCGTCGCTCAGATCGTGCAACGGCGGCAGATCGTCGGGCGAAACGGCGGCGTAGTGGTCGGCGGCGAACGTGGTCGAAAGCGGGTCGCTCATGCCAGAATCATACCACACAAAAGAAAGGAAGGACGGAATTGCGCGCTATGCAATCTCATTTTGATTCTAGATGCAAAAAGCGTGCCAACTAAACCCAGGGGCCTCACCAAAGTCCCAATATGAGACCCATACCCCGGACCCTGCGCATGCCCGAGAGGGCGGGCTGTCTCAGAATGAGACAAACCCTCGCAGTCTCAGAGCGAGACTTTCGCGGGGCTGCCCGTCTCGCGCAAGGCGAAAGCCTCGGCATCGGACAGCATATCGAAGTCCCGTTGTGAGATGTACTGCGCGCGTGGCGCACCATCGTACGCGATGTCCCGAATTAGGACCATCCACCGATTCGCGGCGGTCCGGTAGACGCGGGCGCGGGAAACCCGGACGGGCGCGGCGGGCGGTGTCCAGGTCAGCAGCAGAGTTTGCGTTTCCATCGGTTGCACCATTGTATCACATAGGACGCTAGTTGTCAAGTACTGGCATCCTATAAGTCTCAAGCCGAGACCGGGAGAAGGATTGCGCTACCTTGCGCCTTGAACACCACGCGACCCCACTTCTCAGTTTGGGAATCCGCGACAACAAACTTGCCAGCGAACTTTCGCGCGAGTTCTTCGCAGATTGAGAAAAGCGATTCCGTCTCGGTTTGGTACACCGTTACGACGGTTTCGGGAAAGTAGGAAATGATCCCGACGAAACCCGCGCCCATGCGGAAGACGTTGCCCGTTACCATTGCGTTGCCCATGCTACTATTATCGACATTCTATCTTAGAAACTTGAGAGAGGCAGTCTAGTTGTCTCATTTTGAGACCTAAGCACATAGCATGCCAAGTACCCACGCAACAGCATAGATTGTCTCATTGTGAGATTTTGCAGCAGAGCAGATGCCATGTACCGCGCACAGCATCCGCTTTGTCTCAGACCGGGACAGCGTTGCGCATTGCCTCGATCCCCGCATCTGTCAGAATGTCAGTCCCTTGGATTCTCAAGGCGAGAATCCCCTCGGCGCGGAGCGTACGGTAACCTTTCCCGGCTCCCGTGTTGACCTTGCCACCTTGGCAATCCGTCCAAAAGGAAAGCGTCATTTTGTCAGCATTGCGCATGCTGTGGCCGATACCTTGCACCATGCCATCCTGGCGGGAATTGTAGACTCCCTGCCGTCCCGTCATGTCCCGAATTGCGCCATCCTTGCAACGGTAGATCACCCGGAAGAATCGCGAATCCAGATTCGAGACAAAGTTGAAAACGTCGCGAGCATCGCCGATGCGGACAACCTTTGATCCCAGAATGAGATCGCCGAGTTTCCTAGCGTGCGAATCCTTGCGAGCGCCGAGCATTGCGGAAAGGTTCATACTTACTTATCGACAGTCTACCCTAGAAACTTGAGAGAAGAGGAAGAAAAAAGCATGTAAGCAAATAGCGTGCCAAGCGCCCGCGAGTTGCTTAAGTGTTTCTCATTTCGAGACAAGGCGGATCTTGTGCCGTCGCGCTGCGCATTCTCCGAATGAGACGCAAGCGAATACCGTCGCGCCAACCCGTCCCGTTTTGAGATCGTAGGGGCGAACGGCGATCATTGGCGCATCGCTCATTTTGAGACAGTACGTGCAACGCGTACCATCCGGCGGAGAGAAGATTGTGATTGTCTCGTTTTGAGTTTGCATGGTAGTTGTCTCAGATTGCGAAACCGCCGAGCATCGTCCAGACCGTCCAGCACACCGCACCGGGAACCGAGCCGATCGCGACACACTTCAGAAACCACACACCGAACTCTTTTGCGTTGTTGCTCATGACACTTACTTATCGGCTTTCGGTTGAGGAAACTTTAGCTTGCGCTTTTGTTTTCTTGTCTCTTTCGTAGACTCAGCGATTGTACTTCGCTTCAACAAAGGCAACGGCGAGGGCGAGAACCGCGACAGCGTAGCAAGCGAGAACGACCATGCTACTATTATCGTCCGATTGTCTAGTTGACTTGAGCCTAAGCTAAAGAAAACCGAGAGGGGAGGGTCTCACTATGGGACGGGGTGTTTTTCAACTTATGTCTCAGAGTGAGACGCGGGCGGGCCGGGGAGGCATGCAATGGCAGTTCACACGCAACTTGGAACACCGCGACACACCTGGAAAAATTTGGGTCACCTCTAAAAACAACTGAAACACTAAAACAGCTCCGTTCTTCTTTCATAGAAAGGAAAATCGGGCTAAGAAGTTCCATACTATAGTGTATAGGAGACGCTATGATTCAACAGGTTCAGGTGAACCCTCAGGCCGTCGAGCTTCTACAGAAGTTGCTGCTCGCGCCAAATGAGGGAGTAATGCTAGTCAAGTTTGTGCTGCTTAAGCAGCAGACTCTTGCATCAGGAGAGGCGCAATCAAAGATCGATAGCGCTCCATCTGTTATCCTTCTGGGTGATCTAGATGAAATCAAAACGACTCTAGCTGGCTGGATGAACGAGGCTGTAGAACAATACAAGAAGGGATAACTATGGGAACCACACCACAGGGCAAGCGCCCACAAAACGACATCACGATCTCGCGTTCGAATACCGCTAAGAGCGTAGATCCTGTTACTGGTAAGTCAACGATCGCTGGTCCTGGAACTGCCGATGCTGTAGAAGCCGCTCGCGCAGCGGCTATGCCTGAGCGTTCATTCGCGCAGCCATCGCCAGTCGCGCCACCAAAGGTGGTCGCGCCAAAGACGCATGGTTCAGAAAAGGACCAAAAGGATGCGCTAGCAAAGAACTCGACGCTTAAGAAGCTTCCTGTTCTAGATGAAAAGGTTGAGACTCAGGACGAAGTAAAGGAAGGCGACGGTGTTTAAGTTCATCAAGCGTTTCCTACTTGCATGGAAGCTTGCGCGCAATCCAGAGGCGCTCTCGACACTATGGACCGAAGTAAAGTCGCGAGAAGAAGCGCTGACAATTCGTGAAGCTGCTCTCAAGTCAGCCAAGTCTGCGATTATTGAACTTGTCCCTGCGGATCGTCACGCACACCGCAAGGATCTAGATATCGTTCTAAATTTCCAATGTGCAGAGGTTATGTCCTCGGAAGAGGCCGACCAGATTCTCGAAGAATCACGCATTGATGACAAGCCAAAACTGTCACAGGACGTGTTTGTCACCCAGCTTGGCAATCAGGAAGCGCTGATTAAGCACAACGAAAAACGCCATAACGATACCTTTCTAGAGTGAACTCTATCAGTGGCATTCCATACGAAGAGCAAACTCAGCTAGTTGAGACTATCGTCTCAATCAAGAAGAGTAAGTATCGCTTCCCAGGTGTAGATCCAGAAGATACCGCCCAGGAAATCCGCATCATCTGTTGGGAAGCCCTTTCTCGCTTCTCGCCAGAGAAGATGGGTAAGAGTGTCTTCCATTTCGTTGCTAGATGCGTAGACAACCGTCTCTACAATCAGTTCAGAGGCGTGTATCTCGATAACAATCCTCCTTGCTTGCGCTGCCCTGAATGGGACAAAACCAAGAAAGAGTGTATGATCGAGGAAGTTGGATGTGATCGAATTGTCGCCTATAGAGACCGTATGTCTCGGCGTCGCGCCATTGCCGCCCCAGCATCCTATTCTTCTCTAGATGAAGAGGGCGAAGCCCTCTCTGAAAGCTCTAAGCTTCCTAGGTCGCTCACGACAGGCTCCCTAACGGGCGTCAGTGATATGAACGATCAATTTAGATTGGCAGTCCGTGAAGACCTCCGGGTCTTCTACGACATGATGGTGGATGGCAAGAGCGCAGAAGTTCCCGCTCACATCATCAAGCTCATTCAGTCACAGATCCGAACAATGATCGCCAAGGCCGAACAATGACCGCCCTCCAAGAACTTATGGCTGAAGTCGGTCAAGTCAAAGCTCTACTGGCAATGCTTCCAGAAGAATACGTCATCGACCGAGCTTCATTAGAGGCTCGCATCAGAGTCGTAATCGAAAAAGCAATCCTTAATACAGCAAGAAATGTAGCGCGAGTTGTGCGCATGCCTCCCAAGGGATTCTCAAACGAGTCCGAAGAACGAGGACTCTGGTGGACCGTAGATGCAGAGCGTGCAGTAGAAGAACTTGTATCAATCATTGAATTTGCAAAGGCGAACCAATGACAAACTACGGTTGCAAGCATGACCTAGCTATTGGCCAAGGAAGTGTGTGCTACAAGTGCGGTAAGGAACTGGTCTTCTTCAAGGCGCTCACATCACTTGTTAACGCCAACGCAGGAAAGCCACTGCTTAAGCTTACAGAAGTCATCAAAGAAGCAAAAATTCCGATGCAAAAACTAGCCAAGCAATTGCGCAAACTTGAACAGAGTTCAACATGAGTATCGCACGACGTAGATGGAGCCCAGACGAAAAAGCTACGATCAGAAAGATGATCGCGGATGGCTATACGTACAAGCAAATCGGGGAGAGACTCCGACCAGGAGTTCCAACCGCATGGCGTTCTGTTGGTGAGATCGTTCGTGAAGAGGTAAAGCCTTCGTCTCTCCCAGTCGGAAGCGGAATGCAGCAGGCTGCACCAGCGCCTGCTCCAACTAGCAATGGACTTAAGATCAGCACGTCCAAAATCGAGTTGCCAGACTCGCTAGAAGATTCCCTGACAGCTAGAGAAATGATGAGTATGTTGGACGACGAGCAACGCGAGTTGTTCATCGCCACTTACGAAGACCTCATGGGTAATGCCGACGACGAGCAAGTAACCCGCGCCGAAAAGGAGATGTTCCTCAAGGCAAGTTTCGCGCACGTTAGCTACCTCCGGGCGACCAGAATGGTTGCCATGTGCGAACAATACCTAATGATGGATCTAGATGGTCAGCTTGGTGACTCAGACGCAGATAAAGCCAAGAAGAGAATGGCGGGCAGTGGCGAGAAATACAGAAAGGAATCTGAACGCTACCATAACGAATACATGGAGATTACAAAATCTCTAAAGATCACGCGCGAACAGCGTTTGGATAAGATCAAAGATACACGCAATACACTCTTGGATCTCCAAGCCGAGCTTTCGAAGAAAGCGAAACAAGAAAGCATTGTAGATGATATCAAACGAATCAACATGGCAACCAGGGAAGAATTCCTTCGTATGTCAAAGGGCGAAGCAGGGCCAGATGGTGTGGTTCGTTCCTGGCTAATTGGCGCATTCGAAGAAGTGCTGCCTACAGAACCATCAAAGGAAAGTGATCATGGAAAAGCGTAAGGTTACGAAACAGATTCCTCATGCATGTCCTGTTTGTAAGGGATGTGGAGAGATAGATGCCAAAATTGCCCAACATGACGCGCAACCCAAGTATGAAAATACCAATGTGTATGCATGTCACGCTTGTGGTGGCTCGTGTCTAATTTGGGAGATCCGCGAAGAAGAGGAAGATGTAATTCCGCCTCTTGGTCAGATTCAGTTGCCGCCAACAATCTTTACTCCAATAATCGATCCAAACTATCAGCCTATCGTGATTGATGATCCAGATAGATATAAGATTACTTGGGTTGCACCACAGGGAACCGATAAGTTTCAGTCCTACAATAGTCCAGCGTGGAACTTCAAGATCAATGATGGCGCATGCTCGTGCGGACCAGCAGGCCAGCCACATCATGACAACTGCAAGGCGGGCTAATGGCCAAACTACCAGTCAAGCCCACGATCATTATCGATACTCGGGAAAAGCCTGAGAATCGGCTATTCGATCCAACTGCGCCCGACAAAGATGTCCAAGGTTATCTAGTTGAAAAAGTAGATGCAGGCGATTACACAATCAAAGAAATCCCTAATCTTGTTGTCATCGAAAAGAAGCAAGACGGCAAAGAGCTATACGGTAATCTGATTACAAACAAAGACACCTTCATGCGGTGTATTGAGCGCATGCGCGCGTTCAAGCATAAATACATCGTCATTCAACAAACCTACTACGAGTTCCTCGACCCAAAGAATTGGACGTTCATCAATCCCTACAAACGGCGCTTCTCAGCTATTGCCATGGTCGAATCATGGCTGATTGCTCTGTCGCAGAACGAAGGGATTCACTTCATCTTTGCAGGTAAGGTTTATGCCCCGCGCCTAACTAAGCGCATTCTTCTCAAGAGTTACGAATACGAGCGTAAGAGGCTAAAGGCACAAAATGGAACAAAAGATGTCACGGACAAAGCTAGCGTCGTTCTCCCAGAAAGTCCAGGAGCTACTGGAGAGGGAACTAGCACTACGGGCTGAGCTAAAGCACCTATACGACAAGTTTATCCTCGAAGCCGAGGACAAGACCTCAGCTAGACGCCACGCTCAACAATGCTACTTCTCACTACAGAAGAAGCGGCTGCGCAAGTTGCTTGCAGAACGCCTAGAGTTTCACCCATTCTGGGGTGCCAATCCATTTAGCTCACAAGAGGAGATGGACGAATTCACTGGTGGAGACGACGATAATGACGAATGATCTAATCACGATTGACGAAACAAAGATTCGGAAGATGCTGAAGATCGGCATCACCGCTGAAGAACCGTATCTAGTCAATCGGTTGTCGGAAGTATGCTTGGCGAAATTCGTCGAAGTCGTAATGCGTAACAAGTTTGGCGACCCCATGATGTTGTTGCCATTCCAGCGCGTCATGCTCCATATGATGTGGAACAAGAAGTTCCCGATGGTGCTTGCGTGTCGTGGTGCAGGCAAGACGTTCATGATCGCGATCTACTGTCTACTGAAGTGTCTGATCATTCCGGGCACCAGAATCGTAATCGTGTCAGGTGGTTTCCGTCAGGCTAAGTTCGTCTTCCAATACATGGACGAGATCATCAAGAACTCGCCAGTCCTAGCGGAGGCTATCAGAAAGTTCCATCCAGGTAACGATTTCGGCGTGAAGTATGCGACCGATAAGGTTTACCTAAAGGTTGGTTCGAACACAGACATCACGGGCATCCCAATTGGTGACGGCTCGAAGGTGCGTGGACTTCGTGCCACAACGTTGATCTGCGACGAGGTTGCATCGATCGACGACAAGGTGTTCGACACCGCGATTGGTCCGTTCTTGAGCGTTCAAGCTGACCCAGCCGAGGCAGTTATCGTCCGAAGCTTCATTGACCGCCTGAAGCGCATGGGAGCCGCGCCAAGCGTAATCAAGATGGTTGAGGCCACTCAGCGCAAGCAGGGCAACCAGCTTGTTCTAACCGGAACTGCCACCTACCAATTCAATCACTTCTTCCGTCGTTACCAAGCCTACTCGATCTTTGCTAAGTCGGGTGGAGACAAAAAGAAGATCAAGGAAGGTTTGCAAATTCAGACCGGAGAGACTGGTGCCGTACTTACCGATGACATGTTGGAACTGTGGAGTTCACTCTACAAAGAGTATGCGATCTTCCAGTTGCCCTACAACGGAATGCCGCCCGGCTTCTTGGATGACGCGGTAGTTGCAACACACCGTGCTACGATGGATCCCGTCATCTTCGGTCACGAGTATCAGTGCAAATTCAGCAAGGACACAAACGGCTTCTTCCCACGTTCAATCGTAGACGAGGCTTCGCCAGGAAAGGGTGATCCTAACGAGGTTCATCATGAGCTATACGGTGATCCGAATGCCCAGTATGTAATGGGCCTCGACCCTGCGCGTTGGAACGACAATTTCGGATTAGTTGTCCTCAAGCTCGTCGGCGGAACGGCTAGATGTGTCTACTCAAAGAGTTGGAATAAGGCTAAGTTCCAGGAGTCAGTCAAGAACATCCGCGAAGTGATGCGCAGATTCCCTAACATCGTGAGAATCGCGATGGACAAGGGCGGTGGTGGTGATACGATCGCAGAATTGCTGGCGAACGCCACTCTTCTACAAGAAGGCGAACGTCCTATCGTTGAAATCGAGCCACAAGATGAGTATAAGGCTATTCCAAATTCGCTACGCATTCTAGAGCTTGTGAACTTCCATACTTGGTCGTCACCAGCTAACCATGCGATGAAGTCGGATATCATTCTGAAGCGACTTTTGTTCCCTAAGCGTGTAGATGACGATGTAATCATGCATAGTCATGCTATGATCCTAAAGGGTCGCCCATTTGATCTTGAAACTCGCGAAGACGTAGAGATTTATCATCATCTAAATGATCTGTTGTATGGAACTGAGACCAATGACGGCGAAGTCATTACATATGGTGCATACCGTGAGTTCAATTTCATGGTAGATGAACTCTGCACAATTTGCCAATCAGTAACTGAAAAGGGATCTGAGACATTCGGACTTCCGAGACTGGCTGATCAGCCTGAGGGGTTAGACATCCGAAGACGCGACCGCTATTCAGCCCTTTTGCTGGCTAGTCACGCCGCTCGCGGTTACATTGGACACGGACATAACATCTACAGGCCCGTTATGGGAGGAAGCCCAAATATGATCCTAGGTGGTGCTCCTCAGACCCATAATGAGGGTGGTTATGTACCGATGCGCCGTAAGGGCGGTGTAGCATACTGATTTTAGTGTATTAGATCGTTAGATCGATCGATCACTTAGGAGATCACATGCCAAAGCGCGCTTTTGGAAACTTGACGGCTAACGAGCAGAAGGATGAGCGGAAGGAACAGCTAGTTGCCGCTTATCGTAATGGCGACGCTACGCCACGTACTGTTGGTGGTCAGGGATTCTATGGTGGCGAAGGATATGGTGGAAACCTATTCGCGCCTCCTGTAGAGTTTGCTGGCTATGGCGGTGGTGGCGGCTTCGGGCTGGCTACTGATCCATACAGCAACCCAGGTCGTTACGGCTTTGGTGGCGGTGGTATGATGCAGAAGGAGGGTTGGGTCTATGGGCGCGGTAGCGTCAATATGGACCACATGCGCATCGCGCAATGCATCCTCCTTTACAAGACTGAGGGTGTCGTCCAGACAGTCGTGCATCTTCTAGCTGACTTCGTAGTCGAGAGCGTTGACATTGTTCACCCCGACGAAACAGTTCACAACTTCTACAAGAGTTGGGCCGTCAAAGTCAAATTGAAGAGAGTCATCCACCGCATGATTCTTGACCTATTGATTTCTGGCAACGTATTCCTATGGACTAAGCTAGCTAAGCTAAAGCCAACTGATGCCAGCGACATGAAGCGTGGTATAGCCGCTCAGTTGGTTGGTGAAGAGCTTGTCCTAACGATGAAGTCATCGAAACTCAAGGAAGAGTATCATCGCACCATCTCTGTCGAGATTGATGATGACGAGATCAAGAAGCTAAACGATCTAAAGGTTGCATGCGAACAACACGCTACGGCAGGAAACGTCAATGAAGTGATGATGTCCAATGCTGCAACTCGCAACAATCCAGGCACAGATTCAGATCCAATGCCAGCCGAGAAGGAAACGAAGATTCCTTGGGGCTACATTTCATTGAACCCACTCCAGATGGAGCCTCGTGGTTCACGATTTGCCAATGAACACTATTGGGTGATGATGCTCAATCAGCGCGACGTTGCTCCGCTGTCGAAGTTCATGAGCTATCGATACTACACCGATATCTCAACAACGAAGATCAATCTACCAGAAATCTTCAAGGGCAAGCTCAATCCAGTCGCCAAGAACAAGCAGCAAGCTGGCTACGCCGCAGAACTGCAACTAGATGAATCACGTTTGTCGGTTATCCAAGACGTGACGAAGGCTGACTACGAAGATTGGGCAACTCCACAAATCTATCCTGCTCACAAGGAAGTGATGTTCAAGCGCATGATGCGCCAGGGTGAGATTTCAGCGATGGAATCGCTCAAGCACATGATCACGCTGATCAAGGTCGGTGATACGAAGGAAGGGTTTGCGCCAACAGAAGCACAACTAGAGCGCGTAGCAGCGGCTTTGGCTGGCGGCTCACAGACGCACCACCTTGTATGGGACGACTTGATTGAGGGTCAGGTTCTACAACCCAATCTTCAAAATATCTTTGATCCTGCTAAGTACGAAGAGATCAACAAGGACATCTACGCAGCGCTAGGTATTTCTGAGTCAGTAATGACTGGACAGGGAAGCTATGCAAACAGCTTCCTTTCGATCAAATTGCTGCTTGAGAAGCTAGAGACGCTACGTGAAATCATTGAAGATTGGTTGCGCGTAGAACTCAAGAAGATCGCCGAAGTAATGAAGTTCAAGAGACTCCCACAAATCAAGTGGGGTCTGATGTCGCTTCGTGATGAGAACGCAGAGCGTAAACTATGGCTGGATCTCTACGATCGTGGCATTATCTCTGACACTACGATGTTGGAGCAGTTTGGTGAAGACTTTGATGTTGAGCTTGAGCGCCAGAAGCTTGAGAAAGAAATCAAGAAGGTTGAGAACCCAGGTCTTCTCAAGACTGACAAGCAGTATCGCCCACCAGTCATGGTTTCGAAGGGTCCATTCAATAAGGATCCAGCGCCACCTAAGCCACTTCCAAAGAAGAAACCACTCAAGAAGGGTGGTCGTCCGGTCAAGACTGGAAAGCCACAAACCAAGAAGCGAAACACCAAACCTAAGGGTATGGGAACGCTGATTACTGCGCGCCAGCACTATGACTTTGCCAAAGCAGCATTTGCGATGGTGTCAGAGCTTACAACAAAGCGTGTAGTTGAGGCACAGAAGGTTAAGGACGTACGCGGATTGAGCAAGGCTCACAAATCACAACTAGACGAAATGGTATTGTGGATTGTGGCTGCGCTTAACCCAAATGAACCTCTAACTTCCGATTTAGTGTATAAGCTCATGGATAGTTCCGAGAGCGAGGCGTTCGATTCAGATGAATGTCGCACCGTGATCGAGATTTTCCAAGCGGAGGCTGGTGCAAACACTTCTCGTGAAGAGAAGATTGAAGTACTAGCTAATGCAATCGCCTTGGTTCATTCTGGTCTAGAACAAAAAACAGAAGACGAGGAAGATGATGAGTAAGCAGGGTTTACTAAACATACTGAAGAACGATTGTTCTTTTCTGCCTGCACTCATTGTGTGATTAAGGTGAAGCATGCCAGTACATCTAGCTGAAAGAGATGGTAAGTTTTGTGTTGTAGAACCAAATGGTACCGTCAAAAAGTGCTATGATTCGCGAGAATCAGCATTAAAATATCTGAGAGCAATCAATATGCATCTGAAGAAATCAAAGGGATTTGAAGAGATTGCAAGCGCAGCCCACGCGCCCGCATTACAGATCATTTCAGATGGCACAGCTTCTGGTACAAAACTACTCATTCATGGAGTCGAAGTTCAGTTTACTGGAATCGATTTCTATTGCAATGACAGCGAAGACTACAAGAGTTGCTCAATGTCTGTTCGGACACGAGAGCAAGGTCCAAATGGTCTAGTTGTCGAACGTTCATTCAATCTTCGTCACAGTCCACCACCATCCGAAGTCAAAGCAGAGGTAAAAAAACAATGGCTGATGCATCCCCAATGACCAATAGAGTAGATCGCGTCACTTTCTGCATCGGTGCAGTAAAGACAGCATGTCATCTACCATCGTACCGATCAGGTGCAGATCCAGGTTTCACAAAGGTTCGGACAGACGCTATTGACAACGAAAACGTGTCTAAGCCTCTAGAGAACCGATACGTTACCAAGGAAAGCTAACGTATTTTAGTGTATAACACTAGCATGAGCAATAACACACCTAAACTACGCGCCCTTGCTTTTAGAGAGGTTAGGCTTTCGAAGCCTTCCGAATCTATGGCAGCTAAGGCTACTGCCGCGCTAGCGAAGCTTGACCTATCTGAGGTTCACAAGCAGGTTGACTTGCTCCACGTCGAGGCTGTTCTAGTCTCCGAAGGCATCAACGACAACGACGATGCCTTTACACACGCCGAACTGAAGCGCGCACTTTCTTCACCAATTCTAAAGCCAATGAATTGGCAACACAAGGATAGTGATATTCTTGGTGTAATGTATTCGGTTGAAGCGCGCGATCTGAATGGAAAGGTTCTGGCTGAGATTGGGGACGAGCCCGTAGAGTTGGTAGTCCAAGGTGCAATTTGGCACCACCTGCCTCACATCAAGGTGACGGCAAACGAAATCATGAAGCGAATCGAGAAGTCAAATCTCTTCGTTTCAATGGAATGCTGGTTCGACGATTTCGACTATGCGCTCTATACGAGTGCTGGCGAGTTGTTCGATATCATCAAGCGTAACGACGACACTGCTTTCCTAGATGGAAGTCTACGAGTTTGCGGTGGAACTGGTCGGTACAATGGTATGCGAATTGGAAGAGCCCTCTCTGGAATCAACTTTGGTGGCGTTGCCTTTGTTGACCGTCCAGCGAACAAGCGCTCTCTAATCCTTAATTCTTTCGCTTTCAATCCTCTTCAATCAACCGAAGCGGTGGAAGCAAAGCAGGATGGCTCTGATCAAGGTTTAGATCGGACCGTCATCAACAACGTTGTAGATGTCAAAAACCATAACATGGAGGTTCGTATGAACGATCTGAATCGCGCTGCTGCAAGCGATGAGCAGATCCAGAAGGCACTTGAAGGTGCTCTAGCGTCGCGCGACCGCGTGGCTGCTGAGGCACGTATGAAGGCTGATCTGGAAGTTGCTCAGAAGGCGCTTGCCACAAAGGAGACAGAAGTGGCTGAAGCCAAGTCTGCCCTAGAAGTACTCAAGGCTGCGATCGATCGTGCTTTCGAGAGTGCAAAGGCTGCTGCCGTCCCTACCGAAATCGCTAAGATTGACCAAGCACTTAAGGTGACTGGTCCTGGTGCGGGCGACGCTGTATTTGCTGCTAAGATCGCATGGATCGAGGATAGCCGCAGAGCCGCTGCTTCAAAGCCAGAGGGCGTAGACGCCAAGTCTGTCGAGAAGCTCACTGAGGAGAAGGCCCTTCTAACGAAGGAACTTGCTTCTCTAAAGAACGATATCCGTCAAGCAGAGATTGAACACCTATTCGCCAACATCCTAGAGATGTCGCCCGAAGAAGTGGCAACCTTCGTTAAGGCTGGCCTAGCTCAGGCAACCGACGAAGCCTACACTGTTTGGATGGACGAGAAGAAGCTCTTCGCCAAGAAGCTCTTCGAGAAGATGGGCAAGAAGGGAAAGAAGGAAGAGACTTCTGCATCTGAGGATGCCGAGGCTGGTCTTCTATCGCCTTCAGACCGCGAAACTCCCGTAGAGGATCGTGGTGCAGTTCTGCGTCCTATTCATGGACGTGTTCCTAGCGATGTGCGTCGTGTACCTCGTAGCAAGCTCACTGCGGCTCAAGCTCTCGACAAGATGTTCGAGGAAGTTGTTGAGCCTAACCTAGCTGGCGCAAGCGCTGGCGAAGGTAAGAACGAGAGCCCAATGAAGGGTCTCGTAGCGGGTCTTCTAGGAAAGCAAGCCGACAACAAGGAAGCAAAGTAAGGAGGAACCTACTATGGCTCTAAGAGGCACATCACACAAGCACGAGACCACGATGGACTATATCCTCAACCGGGCTGCTGAGCCTGGAACGATGGTAGTTGCATCAGGTACCGCAGGCTTGGTTGACGTTGTGGGAACAGTACAGCTTTCTGGCTCAGGTATCTGGCCAGTCGGTATGTTGCTTAACACCCGCGAAGAGTTCAACTACGCAAAGGAACTGGAGCGCGTCCAGTACGACACCGATGATATCGGTACCGTCGTAACTCTACTACGTCGTGGAGAGGTTAACACCAATCTCGTCGTAGCAAACGGTGGCGTTGCAATCGCCGCAGGTCAGCCAGCCTATCTCGCAGGAAACGGTCAAATTGGCAACGCCAATTCGGCACCATCCGGCGGAAATCAGAAGGTTGGTCAATTCATGTCAGCAGTCGATGCAGACGGGTACGCCCGAGTTCGCATCGAGTTGCAGTAACAATAGGAGGCAGATAACATGGCTTACGAAAAGCACGAAGAGGCGACTCTTCAACTTCTACGGGACATGGCCTCAGGCGACAAGCGCAAGGCAGAAGCAGCCCGTCAGGCGTTTGCAGCGGAACTAGTATCACCACTACGTCGTGGCATCTTTGATGCAGACAATCTTGGTGACATCTATGTTCCTCAGGTCATCCCAATGGGCAGCACAGCTAGCTATCCGCTAGACTTCGTTCGTCCGGGCGAAGAGGATCTCTACACCGCGTACACACTAGCTGAGCAGGGTCGCCTGCCAGAGCGTCGTGTCGAGGCGTCTGAGATCAACGTTCCAACCTTCAAGATCGGTAACTCGATCGACTGGGACATCAAGTTCATGAAGGAAGCACGATGGGACGTTGTAAAGCGCGCGTTGCAAGTCTTCGAGGCTGGCTTCGTTCGCAAGATCAACAGCGATGGTTGGCGCACTGTCCTAGCGGCAGGTGCAGACCGTGGTCTATTGGTCGAAGCATCGGGCACCGCAGTGTTGACTGGCGCAACGTCGCCAATCTCAACTCCTCCTTCACCAGGAATGTTCACGAAGGAACTAGTGTCACGTCTCCACACCGCCATGACTCGTGGCGCGGGTGGTAACGGAAACGCTGGTCGCCTGACGGACCTCTACCTGTCGCTAGAAGCGATGGAGTGTGTGAGAGCGTGGGACGCGAACCGAGTAGACGAATTCACTCGCCGTGAAATCTTCATGAGCGCAGAGAAGGGCCTTGCCCAAGTCTACGGCGTGATCCTACACCCAATGACTGAGTTCGGCATCGGTCAGGAGTATCAGGACTTCCTAGTGAACGTTCTGTCTCTTGGTCTGCCAGTGAACACCGCAGAGTTCTGCGTTGGTCTCGACCTCAGCCAGAAGGACTCGTTCGTAATGCCAATCAAGGAAGAACTTGAGGTATACGACGATGAGGCGCTAGTTCGCTTCCAGCGAATGGGCGTGTTCGGTTGGATGAGACACGGCTTCGCATGCCTTGACAACCGTCGAGTGCTGCTAGGCGCGTTCTGATCTGATCTGAACCAAGAAGAGGGGTGGGCAGCCACCCCTTTTTCATACCCTTTAGGGACACTTCGAATGAATAACGCGGAACACCTAGAGATTGTAAGGTTGTATAACAGCGACCATACAGTCACTATCAAACAGCTTGCAAAACAGTTTCGACGCAAGCCAACGACCATCTCTCGTATTCTACGCGAGCATGGCGTGACCCCGCAATACAATCGCACACGGATGCTTGATCCAACTGTGCGCAAAACCGTGCTCACCTTGACGCTTCAAGGCTTGACCATGGAGCAAATCGCCGAGCGACTCAAGATCGCTGATGGTTCTGTTTGTAACATTGTCCACGCTCACGAAGAGGAGCTATCATGCCTGACGGACGCATTCTAACTGTCGGAACCACAGCCGACGAACTTGACATCTTCCTGACAGCAGGAGAAAATGGACAAGCAATCAATCCATCACGGATTGTGTTTCGCCTATTTGATCCAACCGGCGCTCAGGCTGTTGGAGAGACTAGTGGCACCCTCGTAGCAACCGGACGCTATAATGGTTCTGCCGCAACGATTCCTGCTGGTTTCGTCATTGGTGAAGACTGGCGCATCAAATGGGATGTCGTCCTTCCAGGTGGCGCTTCTGGTCAGTTCATCGAGGATTTTAGCGTAGCCCTGCCGTCACTTGCGGCATCCTTTAGCGCTAACACCGGAAATAACGTTGAGTCTATCTTTGACAGAGTTCGCCTTGATATTGGCGACCCTGACGGCAGGATCTTTGTTGATGGTCTATTGCGTCGCACACTAAAGAAGGCAGTAACGAGAGTCAACAGACGCCTAGGTCTCGTGAATGTCACTAGCAACAACGAATTCATCTTTCTAATTGCGTTCATGGGTTCGGTGAATACACCAACACTTACGCTAGACCTAACACTTGGCACTATCACGCCTGATACCGATCCATATGTGGATATCGTGATCATGCAAATGGAAGAAATCCTACTCCAGTCTGAGCTAGTTGCGCTGCAAAGGCTCAATCCAGCGACTGCGGGATCTTTCGGCAGTGGAATTGTCGGTGCCGCTGGCGACGGTGTATCTATCACCAACGCTGACGGAGTATCGATCACTACATCACCAACTCGCCTTACGATGAGATCAGACCTTGGTAAGTTCAACCTAGGTGCTCTGAGTGAGCAATTGGAAAGAGCTATTAAGGACATGCGTTGGAGACTAAGCGGAGCAAATGGTAAGGATGTTACTATGCCTCGTTATTTGAATCGCGGCAATGGTCCATTTTTCGGTGGTCGGTGGTACTGATGTTTGTATTCTTCAACTCTCCATACGGATCGACGATCATTAATGGTCAGCGTATCTACGGCTATCTTGAAAAGCATCCTGCTGCACGAGTAACGTGGGATACGTTTCGAGCATATCAAGGGAATTTGATTCAGGCATCATACACAGCAGATAGACTTAAGCTACTTTTTCCTAACGCTGAATTTCCACAGGTATCATTTGTCTATAGTGACTTGCGCTATCTTACGTGGGAACAAATGTGTGGACTATGCAAGGGCTTCGGTCTTACTACAGCCCGCACAAACTCTGAACGCCGTAAGGCACTTCGTAACTTCTTGAAAGAAAATTGCTGATGAAAACCGGAGTCTATCAAATCCAGAATACGATAGATGGCAAGCGTTATATTGGTAGCGCTGCTCGATCAATCATCAACAGATGGTCAAATCATAAGACACGGCTATCTCAAGGAAGTCATTATGCCAAACATCTACAGAACGCATGGAATAAGTATGGTGCCGATACATTTGTATTCGAGATCCTGCTCTATTGCAATCCAGAGAATTGTTTGATGTATGAGCAGATCGCACTTGATCACTTCAAGCCTGAATACAACACATGCATGATTGCTGGAAGCTCGCTTGGTACTATTCGTAAGCGTGGTCAGCAAAATCCATGGTATGGTAGAAAGCACAAACAAGAGACTCTAACTAAGATGACGTATCAGAGTGCCAAACTAACACTTGAACAGAAACAATCAATTGAGACTCTTTTGAGTCAGGGTATTTCACAAACTAAGATTGCCCTACAATTCGGCATCGCACAGACTACGGTTAGTGCAATAAAGAGACATACAACTTGGAGGAATTGCTAATGGCACTTGGATTTGACATGCAGATTGCAGACAAGCGCTGCCAATTTGTGAATCCGTTCCATTGTGAGCGAGGCGGAATCCTGTCACTGACTACTCTAAGTGGTATTCAGTATGCCACCTACGTAAGCAATCCAACGGAAGCTACGGTTCCACTTGGTCTAATGATGCACGATCAGGAAGCTGTTGATCTTTACAGAGCAAATGTGCCATGGTCAACGCATCGCGCCTATCCTCCATATACCAACTATCCATACCTTATTCTCGGGACTGTTATTACAAACGCAGTCCATCCTGCGGCTGATCCAGCAGCAATCATGCCCGGTGCGCCCGCGTATCTGGCCCCATCTGGTCTCATTACGGTTTCTCCCACCTACTGCTCCCGTCGAATCGGTACGTTCATGAGTATGCTTAACCAAGCGAACCTACGAGTTCCTGGGGTGCTTGGAGCATCGTTTCTTCGAGTCGGTGGAGATGAGAAGATTGTTAATCCCGTGAGAGTGATGGCAAATACTGCTGGTTGGGTCAAAATCAACATTCATATCTGAGGATCTAATGGTAAACAAACGTGACATTGCTCCAAAGGGCACACCACCCGATGGTACATTTCCTTGGCCACAGCCAGTTTTTGAGCAGTTGTATAACAATGCGATGGATGCTTCGTTTGCTGCTTTAGGTCGCGATATTGTTTTGCATCTAACGCCAGAAAAGTATGTGGCGTCTGGTATTCTACAGGCAAATTCTCCAGCGCTTCAATACAATCCATTCCAGGGTCGTGCGGCACGTCCAGCACCAAATATCATCTCAACTTCAAGACAGCCAGCGACTGAGTTCATTCATCGCGATGTAACCTATAAAGCTCATATTCGCCATGGTCCTAAGGATGATGATGAGTCTGGTGGTGTAGCACTATCAAGGGATGAGATTCATACAACTACAGTAATTGAATCACTTGACCATCTTCAGGCTGCTGAATCTGCTACAATTGATGGTCTTCGATGCAAACTAGAGACCATTCGTCAAATTGGATTACAAAGCACTCGTTATGTGATTGCAAAATGGAAGATCATTAACGAAACAGAGAATAGAACGTGACAAAGCCACAAGTAGAACTATCAGTTGAGCCAACGGTTCGAAACACAATCCAGGCAATGGAGCGTGTTACATCTGCTATTTTGGCTGGTAATCCCGCTGGTGCTGGAACCATATCTGGCAAGAAAGTAACTGCACAGTTTACGTTCAATATGCGCGATCCAAGTATGAAGCAGTCAATTGAAGAAGCTGCTCATCGTAAGATGGTAGCAGAAGTCTTTGGTAAGAATGCTGTCATGCTAGAGAATGCAATTAGAAAAGCCGTAGAGATGGTGATTGAAAATATGGCTGGCCACGGGATGAATAATATCACCGTTCTTGGTCGTTCTTTAGGAAGAATGTCATCTAGAACAAGATTGACAGATGAACCATTTGCTCGTTACATTAAAAGTAAGGCTGGCGCTGGTGAAGTCGGCTTGCCTGATCCTAATGAATCACTAGACCAACTCAAGATTGCTCTAATCGCAGCAATCACTGTAGATGTCGTAGTTCGCAAGAATGGTCCACAGGTAAAATTCAGATTCGATCAACGAAAGTTGCTCAAGTTGACTCCACATCCAGATCAGTTTGAGGGCGGACCAAAGGGTGCATTCTATTCATGGCTGAGTCTTGTGACAGGACCAGACTTTGTAAGTAGCATTCCTGGATACGCCCTAGTGCGTGTTGGAGATATGCAGAAGGAAAAACGTAAAGCATCATCAAAAACATCTGGCCTAACTAGTGTAAAAGCCCTACGTGGCATGAAGAAAGTTGAATTCATTCAGAATGTAATCAGTGTCTCGCGCACGCGCGGATATGCGGGCGAAATGGCTGGTGTAATGCTTAGAACCAATCGAAAAGGCACTTCAAAGAAGTCATCTGCCGAGTTTTTCGGTGGCAAGTCACAAGACTATAAGCCAAGCAAGAACTTCAGTGGATTTTGGGATAAATGGTGGGTTCAAAGAAAGCAAGAACTCGCTGTATTTGTGCGTCGTATTATGGGAGCCGCAGTTAAGGCAATACTCAAAGGATAGGTTATGTTCCACAAGCTAAGATATCTACTGAAGACAAGTATGCGGTTCTTTCTAGAGCAAGAACTGCTCCGCGATGGCAACTATGACGTAGTAACGTCTGGACTTCAATTCTATGACGGCTCTGATATGAGTTTGCTAGTTGCAGATACTGGAGATGAGGTATTGGCTGAGGCTGGCGGACTCGTCGCTGGTCAAGTATGGCAATCTGCATTCAAGAACTGGGTCTATGAAGACGTTCCAGCGCTTAATCCTTCAGTGGTCCTAAGAAGATGGCCAACTGCATTCAGAGCAAGTGGTGTCTATATTAACGGTGCCTTCAGAACGCCAACTGATGCCGTCTATCCACACACAATTGACTACATTAATGGAAGAGTTATCTTTCACTCACCCCTTCCACTCACAACTAGAGTTCATGCGGACTTTACTTACAAGACAGTAAGTATTCTTGGTTTGCGCGAATTCAATAACCAGCTAAGAGGAGCTACGCTAGAACAACAGTATCTAAACAATCCAAGAACTGCTAATCAGTTAGTTTATCCATCTGGAAGTACACGTATCGCTCCACTACCAATCATCTTCATTGAAGACGTTGGCCGTAAGTTTGGAGCATATCAGATTGGCGATAGGTCTCTTGTATGCCATGACGAACTAAGCTTTGAGATTTGGACTCTAGATGAAAGCACTAGAGATAATCTTATCGATGTAGTATCGTTTCAGCAACGTAAGAGCTTCCCAATCATTAACTACAACATTGTGCCACTGCCATTATCTGGCTTGTGGAATACCATTAGCCCGGAGTTTGTGCCATATAGCGGCTTGGCATTAAATCAACCACTCCCAGGACCACAATTTTCTGGTCTTAACCCAGTCGCTTTCCGTGGCTTTATCGAAGAAACTGAGCTTCAAGACCTAGATTCGCTATTTAGCGAAAGCGTCACTCAAAGCCCAGTATTCGAAAGAGCTACAATTAAGATGAGAGTAGTTACCTACCCGATTATGCCTACAACCCCGTTCGGGTTCGATGTGGTCCTTGAGGGCTTTAATGGCTCTGAGGGTAATCCACTTTAGTGTATAATCAGTTTGGGTGTTCAACCCATCATGATGCATCTGATCAGACACGCAAATAGGAGAAAAACACAATGGTAAATCGCAGAACATTTTACGCTATCGAGCAGGTAGCGATCAAGGATAATGCTGCGGCTCCGACAAACAGCGTGGCTCCACTCAACTCGCGCGAGTACGTGTCAGGTTTGTTCGCAAGAAGCTCAGTAGATGAAGTAAATGGCCTTTGGGAGATTCCTCGTGGTCTACAATCGATCACGATGTCAACGAATTTCAATCGTGAGACAGTCTTCCAGCTAGGACAAGTAGAACTCTATGAGTATTCAGAGCGTCAGCCTGAAATTGAAGTTACCCTCGAAAAGATTATCGATGGTACAAAGCCACTCTGGTTCATGTTGACCGATCCAGCATTCACGGATCTAGTCGGAAAGACCGCTTTCTATCGCAGTGATATCCTTCTCAGTATCTATTCTGATACACGCTTCCGTGCAGGAAACGTAACACCACTTTCGACGGTACTTGCCTCTGGTATGTATCTATCGACGGTGACGTACACGTTCCCAGTCGATGGCGCTGTAACGGAATCGATCACACTAGTTGGCAACGATAAGCGTTGGGCAAACTTTGACTCAGCACTTTCGGGTCAAACCGTAAGCACATATCCACCAGCCCTCACCCCACCAGCGGCACTGACACCAGTCGGTATCCCATCAGGTGTGTTTGGTCACGAGGACATCGGTGGTCTACAAGAGCTAGCGGGTGGCGATGGTGGATTCGGAGTTCTAGTAGTAGGCTCTGGTGTCCAGCGTCGTGAAGAGGTCGAGATTTCTCGATCTGTTCTTCCTGCTGACATTCCTGGTGTTATCACGCCTGTTGGATCTGGCACAACGATCAATAACATGATCAATGCTGGATACTTCTCGGCTGGTGTATCGGGCGCTGTCAACTCGGGTGGAACTTTGCTACAACAGCAGGTTGCAACAGCAAACACTGACAACATCGCAGAGCACATTCAGTCGATTACAATCACTGCCGACATCGGTCGTGAGGATATCTTCGAGCTAGGTTCGAAGCGTCCATATGCCAAGTTCGTGACCTTCCCAGTGGAGATCACAACTGCAATTGAAGTAATCACGTCACAAGGTGACCTTGTGAATGCTCACTCAGCGATTGACTGTGGACCAGACAACTCTCGCGCCAACAACTCAATCATCCTGCGCACCTGCGAAGGTCTACAGGTTGACGTAGGTGACACGAACGTTCTAACGAGCGTCGAGGTCGGTGGTGGCGAAGCTGGTGGCGACAACATGACCGTAACTTACAACTTCAGCACCTTCAACGTGTTGTATGTAACGCACGATCGGTTCCAGCCAAACCACAGAGTGCTAGTGTTCAGCACTGGACGTAGCCGCTTCAACTATGGATGCCCAGGTTACAGAAACCGTCTGACCGGCGTCTGATAGTTAGCTAGTTTGGATTTTGAGCCCGCTCTCTTCGGAGGGCGGGCTTCGCATAGGGTAGGATTGTGGATCAGGATATTACCGAAGTTTTAGATGCCATTGCGTGGGCACACAGAATTGTTCCAACGCCTAATGGACAGTATGTTTTTCGTCCTCTATCATTGCAGGATCGAAACATATCGAACCACATCTATACTGAAGCATTGCGCTCTGGAAAATCTAACGGTCTTAAGACAAAAGAAGAGTTGAAGAAACAAGCTCTTCAGAAAGGCATCTGGAAGTCTCACTTCGATAACGATCTCAAGTTGTTGCGGGAAGAGCTAAAAACTGCTCTGAAAGAACAAGAGAAGCTAGAAGAACAAATGAGAATCAAGAAGCAGAGGAACGAACCATCTGCATTGATTTCTCTACGCAAGAGAACTACATTCCTGCACGAAACCATTGAGCAACTAGAGAAGACACAAGCATCATGCATCGAATTGCCAAGCTTGGAGTATTTTGCCGAACAGCAGAGGGCACACTTCGCCGTTGCGCAATGCACTCTTTGCTTTCCAGGCATGAATAAGAAGTGGCCAACATACAACGATCTTCTAGAAGAATCAGACACTACACTTGTCCATACTCTAATCAACGCATACTATCGTCAGGAGATCGCTGACGAATCAACTATTCGCGCAGCAGCACGATCTGCAATCTGGCGCATTAAATGGGTTGGATCAAAGAAGAATGGCGGTGTCAAAACACTATTCGGACGAGATATGTATGATCTTACCTTGGATCAATTTCGTCTTATCTACTGGTCTCAAATTTATGACTCTGCATTCGAGGCAATGGAGCCACCAACAGACGAGGTTCTTGCAGATGACAAGTTGTTTGATGCTTGGCTAGACGAACAAGCAGAGAAGCGTAAGCAAGCAAAGACTAAGGCGGCGTTTGATAAGAAGCTACAGAAGACCAAAGATGGCCAAGAAGTTGGCATGACGGTGAATGGCTTCTTCTCAACAGAATGCACATGTGGAATCAAGGAAAAGGGAAGAGATGCCAAGTTGGCGCGACATGCTAATTCATGTCCTCATGGCGTCTTCTTTTACTATGACGAAGATAACAAAAAGAAGCAACAAGAGGTCGAGACAATTCAGTCCGCCAATCCAGAACACGTTAGAAAGCTGCTAGCCAGAGAACAAGAGCTAGTTGCTAAGAAAGGCGTGGTTGCAGAACAAGATTTACGTAGGGATGATACGAGAGCGGTTCTCGGTATGCCTACGAAGCTAGTAGGACGGGATGGTCCAAGAGGAAGGGCAAGATGAACGAGTTGAATGACGTAATAGGCAAGAGACTGCGTGGTATGGCAGTCCGTGTTCTTGCCTGTATTGAACATACTATCAAGGCTGATCTAGATGGGATTCAGGATGGTGAGAGATTCACAGTTATGGGTGGAGACCTAAAGGTCATTCGCTCTGAGATCCTAAATGCTGCTGGAGACACCACAAGGTCTCTAGGAAGTCTACTAGAACAGCCAATCAGTGGCAAAAGAACTATCTCAAGAGAGACTATTTTAGCGCTAAACAATGCTAAGCTAGAAATCTTGGAGTTCGAAGATGAATCCGTGCCTGTTTTTACCGCTACCGGAGATTTCGGTGTGTTACGTAAAATCAGGGATGAGGTTAAGGCTGGAATAGTGTATAATGCTATGTATAAGTGTGCTGGCATTGAAGATGTGGTTAGTCATCTCATCCCATTTCTTGACGTAGCAGTTTTGACTGGTGTAAGAATCGCGGGTGGTGACTATAAGGTATGGAGGGATCAGGTATGCAAACTCTATCTGGAGGGGTTGGAACAATGACTGCTAAGGGAATCGAATTCAAGTCAGTGATTGATGGCCAAGAGGTCAAACTTCGCATGAAAGAAGAGACCATGGACATTGAGCGTAAGTGCGATGCAGAATACCATCTAGCATATACGCAACTTATGGTCAAGGGAATTATGCCACGGGCAACCCTTGAGAAATACATGATCGAGAAGCAAATCTGGACAAGCGACGACGAGAAGAAGTTGAAAGAGCTTCAGTCTGAGATTGTCAAGCTTCAGATCAAACTCGAAGACGCCAAGACTCACGATCAGGGATTGACAATTGCCAAGTCGATGGGTGAACTTCGCGGTCAATGTCTACGCCTTGTAGAAGTCAAGGCGAATGTGCTATCTAACTCATGCGAGTCGCTTGCTGATCAAATCAGACGCGATTCCTACATTGCCTTTGCCACCGTCTATGCAGATACAAACAAGCCGGTGTTCAAAGACTATCACGACTTCCTACGCCGGGCTGGTGACAGCGAACAGGTTGTTCTAGATGCACGTCAGGTCATCCTTGAGCTATCTACGTCTACCTTCAATGAATCTCTCACTGGACTTCCCGAAGTTCACTATGTGAAGGGTGTTGAAAAGCAGATCCTAGAAGAGGCATCGAAGGCTGTGGAAGAAGGTAAGAAGGCAAAGAAGGCAAAGAAGGAGTAACTTAAATGGCAGGAGAAGACTTTACAATCGAAACGAAGCTAAAGATTGCTGGTGTCATAGCGACTGGCAACCTTGATGCTGGCACGTTGAAATTCAAGGTCGATACTTCTGCATTAAAGAAGCTCGTCAAGGATGCAGCTAAGGCTGCCGAATCCGTAAAGACCAAGTTTGACAACATCAAGCTAAACAAGATCAAGCTTGAGATCAATCAGGCAAGTCTTCGTCAGATTGAAGCTCAAATTCGTGGAGCAATCAAGAATGCCGTAGGTAAGGCTAAGATTGTAATCGACACGTCTCTTGGTAAAGGTCTCCAGGGTGATCCATTCAAGGCACAGCGCAACGCTGCTGACAAATCAGCCGAGTCGTTGAGAAATATGCACCAGTTGACCAAGGATGTCAACCAGGGTCTCCGTTCCTTGATGAACACACTAGCTAAGTTTGGTGGAATGGGACCAGCCGGTCCTGTAATCCAAGCCAATGCTCCTGGTGCAGGACTTCCACTTCCTCCTGGCGCTAAAGTAGTTGATCTATCATCTATCCAGCAGGAGATTAAGGCAAAGCAACGTCTAGGTGACTTCACGGAACTTCTCAATCAGAAGCAGCGTGATGGTATCAAGATTTCACAAGCACAAGAGGCTCAGTTCTCTAAGGTTGAACGTGCGCGTCTACAGCGTATTCAGCAACTACAGAAAGAGATTGAAGCACTCGGTCGTAAGGAGCAGCAACTAACCGGCGGCGGCGCATTTGGCTCTGGCCCACCCGGTGGTGGAGGCGGTGGCTTCGGCGGCGGTGGTGGAGGCGGTCGCGGTGGACGTGGCGGTTCAGGTGGCTTCAGCGGTGGCGGGGGCGGGGCAAGCTCTGTTCAGCAACTAGCATCAGCAATGTCAGAGGTCGAAAAGGCGACCAATAGGGCTGGTGAGGAGATGAACGAACTTGAGAGAATCGCCTTCGAGGTTGGTCGTAAGGCCGCAACATTCCGTGGCGTAGCTATTGCTATCAACACGGTAGTTAACGCATCTCAGGCCGCAATCAAATTCGTCATTCAATATAACGACTCATTGAAGGAACTAAATAAGGTTCTTCAAGTCAATGATAGCGTTCTTCAACTCATTGGCGACAAGCTATTCGGTCTTGCTAAGTCTTCAGGCTTTGCAGTTGATCAAACTGTTGCTATTGCTACAGAGTTTGCTCGTGCTGGTTTGGAAGGACGTGGTTATGGCAACGTTATTGAACTAACAGAAAAGGCACTGCTTGGTGTTCAGGGAACAAGCCTTGATACTGCACAGGCTACTGAAATTATCATTCAGACCATCCAACAGCTAGAGGGTGGTGCGCGTGGTCTCGGCAAGGAACTAATCACAACAACTAAGTTGTTTGACATCCTTGGTAAGGCAGAGGATATTACCGCTTCAAAGGCATCAGACGTTCAAGATGCATTCAAGCGATCACTAGCATCTCTAAGTGCTACTGGTGCTTCTATGGAAGAACTAGTCGCCATTGTGTCTGTTCTACAAGAAAGAACACAACGTGGTGGCGACGTTATCGGTACTGCACTAAAGACCCTAGCGTCTCGTATTGGTAGTTCATCATCAGAAGCTGCTGTGGCACTTAAGTCAATCGGTGTTGAAACAGTTGACTCTGAAGGTAAGTTGCGTAACATCTTTGATGTGTTGCGTGATACATCACAGGCTTTCGAAGGTCTAAGTGAAGTTGAGCAGGCGAATATCTCAGTCAAGGCTGCTGGTATCCGTCAGGTTGAAATCTTCCGCGCTGCCCTACTTGACTTCAATCGTGTTCAAGAGGTCGCAACGGCGGGTGCTTTGGCAGAAGGCGATGCTCGCCGTAAGCAAAAGCTAGAACAAGAGAAGTTGGGTAGTGCAATTATTCGTATTCAGGGTAGTCTCCAACAACTAGTAAAGACTGCTAGCGAGGGCGCTCTTGGAAAGTTGTTTGCTGGCGCGATTACTGCTGCCGATCAGGCTCTTAAGTTCATCTCTGATCTAGATGCCGCTGCTGGTGGATTCCTATCTACTTTTGCTGGTGGAGCTATCCTAATTGGTGGCTTTAAGGCCCTGATCCCAATCGTAAAGGGTATCTTCAAGGCATTCCAACTCTTCGTAGGTTCTACTCACGAAGCAAATAAGAATATCGTTTCATTCAATTCAGGTGCTGGTATGGCATCTGTGACGATCAACTCTAAGATGAACCCAGCCTTGGCAACAACGGCTGCAACCATGGTTCAGTTGAATCGCGAGATGGCTGCATACAACCAAGCCCAGGAACTCGCTGCTATTAGAGCGCAGCGTATGGCAAAGGCTCAGGAGCAAGCCGTAAGAGAACTTGGCGCAAGGGGTGTTACCGACCCAAGACGAATTGGAGCACGCACAAGTCAGATCCTAGCTGCTGATGACGAAAAGAGAAACCGCGCAAGAAGCGAGGCTATTACTTCCGTTGTTCATCAAGGTGGAGCAAAAGGACTAATCACTGCTGCAAAGACAGCGCCAGATCAGTTCTCTGACACTGAGCGTAAGCGTATTCTGGCACTTGAGAAGGTAACAGAGCAGGCAAAGGGTAAGATTACCGCTGGATTTACAGCAATCGGCAAGACGTTCACAACGCTAGCCAATCATCCAATCTTGACATCTATTGGATTTTCACTTCTTGCTGGTGGTCTAGATATGATCGCAGAGAAGACTGGATCCACTACAGCGAAGGTTGCATCTTCAGCAGCACAGTTTGCTGGTCTAGGTGCAATGTTCGGACCATGGGGTATCGCCATCGGAGCAGTTGGTGGCGCTCTTGGTCAACTCTTTGTTGAAATGAGAAAGGGTACTGGCACTATCGAGGAACTAACAAAGAAGTATACTCAACTTGGCCTAATCCAGACAGAGAATGGACAGGTCGGTGTTGATGCTGCTGAAAAGATCGATAAGGCATTCAAGAACATTGCAGCATTGAAGGGATTCCAACTTAGCGTTCAGCAAACGGGTGCCGCGCGAGAAAAGGCTGCCAATACTCCTGGTGCAGTAGAGATTCCAGATTTTACATCAATCTTCCAAGAGGCTTCTAGAGCACTTAAGGAGCAGACTGGTGTTATTATGGATCTATCAGATGAAACTCTGGGCCAAATCGGTTCAGAGGCAAATAGATTTGTTGGTAGTCGTGAACTTGATGCTATTGTTGCAGCATATGCAGCTATCGCACCAAGTAAGGATGATGCGGCAAGACTCCAAGAGAGAGTCAATCAAATCATTCAAGAAACTGCTGACTCGATGCCACTAGATGAACTTCGTGCGGAAAGAAGCAAGGTTAAGGATAAGGTAACTGAATTCCTTAACAATGTAAACGAAGTATTGGATAACGCTAGAACTGGCATGGACTCTTCGTTTGAGGACGCGCTACAAAGCATGGCGGCGGGTGACTTCTCAGAGGGAGTCAAGAAGGCTATTACAGACGCTATGCAGAATGCCGCTGCTGGTTCTGGTCCACAAACAAGACAGGGAACAACTCTAAGAACTGCTGGCGTAGAGAACTTGGTTTCTCAGGCTCGCGCTCTTGGAAATCGTAGCAATGAATTAAACCAGTCCGGTGGTCCATCTAAGAATGCACGAGTACTTGCTCAGGTTCAGAAAGAAGCACCTGAGATGCTTGACGCTGCCAAGAAACTTGCAATAGCCGAAAAGAACGCAGCAGCAAGACAGGCACAGCTAGAAAGTCAATTGGCTGCATTCAGCAGTATCTCAACGGAGATGCTAACTGGAGCAGTTCAAATTGGCAAGTCGCTTGGTAGACCAATCGATCAACTACAACTATCGATGCGTGAATTCATTTCTGGATTCGCCAACGAAGTGATGCGTCTAAAGGAAGTCACAGTAACTGCCGCAACTCCACAAAGGGAGATGGCTGCGGCTATGAAGAAGCTTGCCGAAGAGGATCTTGCAAACGCCCTGGCTAAGACTGGACTAGAGGGAGGCGACGCACGACTTAAGTTCGAGAGCGAAATCCAGAAGTTGGTTTCATCTCCTGAAAAGCTTCTAGATGAAGGTGGTAAGGCTCTTGGTCAAGAAGATCAAAGAAAGGTCATTGACGCAGTAAGAGAGATGGCTACCGGACTTAATCTAGCAGTTGAGCAGATTAGAACTCAGCAGGTTACCGATCCTCGTCAGCAACGTGAGATGCTTGAGGCAACTCTTCCAAAGGGCAATATCAGAAATGCTCTTAGCAAGGAGTTGCTTGATGGTATCGTTGAAAATGCTAAAGAGTTCGGCACAAAGATGATCGAACTTGATACTGGCGTTGCCGAGAAGCGAATCAAGCTCAATCAGGCTGCTGTTGATGATCTAAAGGAAACTCTATCACAACAGAATAAGGAGCTATCTGTAAATCGTCAACGTAGAGAGATCATTGCGCAAAATGCAGCAGCGGTCCTCGAAGAATTGACTGGAATGAGACAGCTAGTAACTGCTCGTGTTCTAGAATCACGTCAGGCTCAGGCAAATATCGCTGAAGCTAATAATCGTGTCGCAACTCTTGATAAGATGATTGCAGCAGAGAAGGCTGCCATTGCATCTACAAAGGATAATACTGCTGCTAAGAATAGACTTATCATCCTAGAAGAAGAACAGACAAAGGAAGCTATTTCTCTAGAAGAGATGCTAGCCTCAGAACGCATCGCGTCCATCAAGAATACCTTGGCGGTTGCGCAAGAGGCAATTTCTGTAGGTCAACGTGAAGCTGACTTCCAAAAGACGATCATGTCAGGTCGTGGTGATCTAGTCGATCTACTAATTGTTGGAGAAAAGCAGATCGATCAATTCAATCGTAAACTAGAGCAAAACGCTCAGACATATAGAGTAACTCAGGCTTCTTTGGCGTCAGAGATGGCTATTGTAAACGCAACGATTCAGGATGGTGCTGAGAAAGAGGCACGTCTGTCCGAAATCAGAAAGCGTGGAGCAATCGCCGCGATCGATGCAGCTAAGGCTGAGGCACAAATTGTTGCAGAGCGCCGTGCAGCAGCACAACAGCTTATTCAAGAGGGACTTGCCAATCAGGACGAGCAGGTTGCGGCACAAAAGGCTGTAATTGATGCTACGGCAGCGCTATCAGACGCCTTCACTACATACAGAGAGGCGATTCAGGGCGCGATTATGGCAACGACTCAGTATCGACTAGGTTTGAGACTAGCCGAAGTTGAGACGACAAGAATCACTGGTGGATTCTCTGGAATTAAGGAACAGCTATCGGCTGTAACTGATGCATTCCGTAGTTCTGAGAAGCTTGCTAGAGAGATGGGCTCTTCTGAGAAGACTCTAGTTGAAATTCGTAGACAGTCTATTGACGCTCAGCTATCTCTATTCAACCAACTACTATCACAGCAGTCAGGTCTAGCACGACAGTTCTTCCAGAGCAGTGCTGAAGATCAAGCTAGTCTATTCCAGGGTATCCAATCAGCCAAGGGCGTTGCCGATCTGCTTGGAGGAAGCTTTGCTAACTTCCAGAAGATGGGTGAGGGCGCAATCAACGATCTTGGCGCTCAACTACTCTCACTACCACAGGAAACACGCCAGCAGGTTGTTCGCTCACTAGAAACCCTAGGTCAGGTAGGTGGAGCAACAGTTGGTGGCTTCACCCCAGATCAGCTACTAACTGCTATCGAGACAGCCTCGCTTGGCGTAAGTGAGGAAGGTCTTGATGTTGATCCACTATTTGAGGTCCAGAAGAGAATCGCTGACCTAACTGAACAGCAGGCATTCATTGCTACTGAACAGCTAATTGCATCTCAGCAGTCAGTCGAAGAGGCAAAGAAGCAGGTTGAGGAAGCCCAGGCAACTAAGGATCTAGCCGAGATTCAGCTAGAGCGTATTAAGGAAGAGGGCGCGGAGATTCGTGCTAAGCTCGCCGAGGTTAACTCTGACTTGCGCACTGTCCTTCTACAACAGGATGCCAATGCCAAGAATGGCTTCAATATGGTTACAGGAATCATTGGTAGAAGCAATGAGATCCTAACTAACGTTCTACCTGATGCATTAAGCGCACGTATCGCCCAGGCGTTCCGTGATGCTCTAAATACCGCCAAGATGACCGTTCCAGGGCTAACTGGTCCTGCGGGCGGAACTCCAACTGTGCAAGATCGTGGAACGGAGATGGCTCAAAACCTTCGTCAGGAAGGAAGCAATAAGGCTCTACAGCAACAAATCGCTAATCAAGCCGGAACCGCTCCTGCCGTAATGGGTAGTGCGTTCGGCAATGTCCAGGGCAAGGACTCTAACCTGCCAGATTCGACTGGTCAGGGTGAGGTCAACAAGAACCTAGCTGACATCCTTAGTGAACTAAAGAGTATCAATACACTGACAACAACTAACAACGAAGTTCTAACCGAGATCCGTGATACTTCTGGAGAAACCGTAGGAACCGCGTCTGCGACAGTCGGCGGAACCCAGGCAGCACCAGAGATTACCATCAATATCAACGGAGAGAATCGCGTTACGGTTACTGGCTTCGAGGCTGGTGTTACACGTATCGCAACTTCACTTAGCGAGACCTTTGGTGGCTTTGCAACCGAGGCTGAGGCGCGCGAAATCGCAAATCAGGTGGTCGAGGCAATCAGAACTGAGCTACAAAGACTAGGCATTCTACAGCGTAACCAACTCTAATGGCTGACCCAAGAAGCACACTACCAGGACTGAACCCAACGCACCTAACAGTAAGTTATGGTGGGTCTATCCTCGTACCTTCACCGCTAATTGCACACTCAGTTCAAATTGAACGTGCTGAGTCTGGTGACCGTGAGCTTATCAGAACTACGAGAACTCTGACTGGTCAGATTCTGACATCAGGTATCGGCTATCACTACGTTCGTCAAAAGCAACGCGAACTAGAAGATGCATTCTCGCTGGACGGTCTAGAATTCAAGATCATTGCAGCGGCAAATCACCCATGTTTGGTTCCAGGGACGCCAATTGAAAGTGGTATCTTTCCAAACGTTACATCGATTGAGATTAGAGAAGACACTCAATTCAATCGTCTAGACTATACAATTGTTCTAGAGGATGAGACCGCACCAAGTGGAGTTTCTGGTCTTGTTCAGAGTCTAAGCAATACATGGACATACGCAGAGAACGATGATGAAGTAGTCATCGACATCACTCATAGCGTTAGTGCCCAAGGTATCAATACTGCTGTCTCTGGATTGCCATCAAATGCAACTACGAACGCAGTAGCGCGAGTTCGTCAACTACTTGGACTGGCAAATGCACCATCTGGCTTCCCATATTATGCTCAACCAGCAAGCGGAAGTAGTGTTCGCTTTTATGAGGTAACAACCTCTCGCGAAGAAAGCATCAATACAGAGGATGCAACATATAACGTAACAGAAAGTTTCAAGCTTGTTTCTGGTCTGCTACCTTTTAGAGATGAGAGAACTTCTCAATGGCAGCGTGACTCGGAGGGCATTACAACTGTAAGCTTGCAGGGAACCGTTCGTGGATTCGGAAGAACTAACGATGGTTCAGATGAAGGTAGTAGTCGCTCAAGTGGTGGTACTGGCTTTATCAATGCACTAAGTGGATTCAATAACCTAGTTCGTCCAGCTTGGACAACCGATGCGTTGTTGGTCTATGGGCGTTATACAGGCTCTGGATCACTAGCTGTCAACAATCCGCAGTCGATCTCGATCACTCAGAATCCTGGCAATGCCTCAATCGCCTACTCTGTAACCTATACAGACGATGCATCTGAGAACTTACCAAGCGGCATTACAGATATGTCTGTCACGGTTCAGCGCACCGATCCAGTGGTTGCAAACGCAATCATTGCGGTGCCATTCCGCGCTCTAGGCCCTGTTTTCCAGCGCTTGTGTACAACGACAGAGGGAACATACACGATTCAGTGTAACGTAACAGCAACCAACACCGGAAATGAAGTTGTTAACACCAACCGCGCTCTTGAGGTTGCTGAATACGAGATGATTCGTCTACAGCCAAATCCAGCCGATTACACAGCGCTAAGACTTACTGGTCGCCAGCAGACTATCGATCGAATTAATCGTAGCGTTCAAGTATCGTTTACATGGACGTTTGCACAGGACATTGCAACTGTCCCAAGTGACACGGCACCAGTTTCACTAGGACGTATCTCATGATCCTACCAACAGTACAATTCATCCAGTTCAACAAGGACGTAAATCCGTCTGGCTACCGTCACATCGCAGCCAGCGGCATTAAGACCCTTGATACTAGCATCACTGGATGCCTTGAATTTGGCAATGTGAACACTACGACATCTGGTCGTATTAGCGATACTAAGATGGCAATTTTCAGAGTCTCAAACTTTGGAAGCGCCTCTGGTGTGTTCAATATGAGGTTCTTCCTCATCAATACGAATGCGTTTAATCTTGGTAACTATCGATTCCTAAATCGCATCTCAACACACTGGCAGGGTAATGGCTTTACGCTAAGTCTTGCCGATGCGGATCTTCCTACATCAGTTCCAGTTCAGAACGTTCTTTCTACAAGCGGACAACCTGTTCTAAGTGGATTGTTTGATGGCCATGTAAGCCAATACATCTACCTAGCAACCTATGTTGATACTGACGTGCCTTTCGGTACCTATGGTGGTGCAACAAATGGAACGTTCAGATACCGCATGCTGTATGATTTCTCATAGCCAATGCCACTCACAGTCCCAGTCCCGACAATTAGATTCTCTAGTTGGAATAACTCTGAACTAGCAGATCCAGCAGGCACGAGACATCTTGTTTCGGGCGCATTTGCGTATGACAAGGAACTTGGTCTTGGATGCTCAAACGCTATGTCGTTCAGCAATCTTGTCTTAAGTCTTGCTAATGACGATCCCTATGTTGGATCTAGTGTGGCGGTAGTTAACGTATCAGTGCCGAACTTTGGAACACTACAAGCTTCTGGGCTAAATGCCGTCTACAACTTTAGATTGTGGATTCCATCAGGATCTGGAACAGCAATCAATCTACCGGGCGCAAGTCTTCAATTCATTACAAGTGGTGTATGGATACCAAACCTAACGTTTCCAAGTGGCTTTGGTCAGACATTCCTTACAACACTGCCTACGCAATTTAACCTTAGACGAATCGATGGCAGGTCAGAGCTTGTAAGCTTTAACGATGCCAACGTGAGTGAATGGATCTATATGCGTCTCTTCCTGGACAGAGATTTTCCAGTAGGAACATATGGTGCCTGTGGGAGTGGATCGCTTAGACCTAGACTCACATTTGATTTCTACTGATACACCTCGTCTGGTTTAGTGTATAACTAAACATGGGTTTCCCAGTTCAGAACTAGTTCTTAGGAGGACAATAACATGGCAACAATTAATGCTGCTGTAAGCAACAACCGTGTCAACCGTATGCGCATGTCAAAGAGCCGTACACTTTTGCTCTATAGCGATCGTGTAACTGCGACAGATGCATTCGTCGGTGTTGCGCAGTTCGTATCTCGTACTTCGGTAACGGAGTTCAAGAGCACGAACCCATTCACGATTGCGTAAGCGGTCTGAGTGGAGAATGGATCTCATACGGCTACTCCTCACGGGGTAGCCGTCTTTTTGGATAGGTGGGTAGGATGAAGAGTTGGCTGCTAGATGCAACTATGGAATTAGTGCATTCTCATGATGAGAGTGATACTAGTATCTACACTGTGATCCTGAAGTTTAAGGATCTATTCGGCAATGACCGAAAGCATTTTGCCACAGCAGAACTTCCGAAATCTCAAGTCCTTCAGACAAGGGTATCGTTTACGGCAATGTCAAGCATCAGCGCAAGACTAGCATTGGTTGAAGCTGTCATGGATGGAAAAGTCCGTGTCATGTTTTCCGATCGTACCGTAGATGCTTTGAATCCTTACAATTTTCAAATCAAACGTGGACAACTAGTACATCTAGTAGAACATCTAGATATCGTAGCAAACGAGGGAACACTATGTGATGTTGTAGTCCCACACAACATTCCATTCTCACCAGAAGCTCTTTGTCTTCAGTCTGTGAACGCTGATCTATTGGATGACGCAGGTAATCTTCTCTATCGTCTAAGTGCTGATTCTCTCCCAGGAGGATGTTTCGGCGCACGAGTGATCAATCAATGACAAGAGAATGGCAACCAAACGGCAGCAACTATGACTACTGGCGCAGTGACAATCCACTGATCCAGGGTTGGTGGCGTTTCGGCGGTGTTAATCCAAAGAACAACTTCCAGACTCCAGAAGAGAAGAGTGCGACTAACTACCTCTCTGGTTTGCTAGTTGACTCTGGTCCACAAAAGCATCACCTTAAGCCATACTTCTTCGGAACACAGCCAGCCGACTCACAGGTTTTGGTTCCTGTTGCAAGTATTGCACCTTGGGATCCAACCGGAAGCGGTCTTCAGTTTAGATGGCTTAACACAGCAGACAATAAGATGTTGTTTGTTGATCCATCTACCGTATTAGAGCAAAACTCATCCACTCATGGTACGTTTGGTCACGGCGCACCAATGTATTCTGGTTTTACTGCTATTGCTTGGCTAAAGCTTACAGAGAAAATACCAGAGAATCTTGGAGAGCAATTTATCTTTGGTAAGTCAGATCAAGATAACGGCGGTGGTGCTGCTGGTGTTTGTTGGCGTATGACATGGCAGCAAAATACTGGTGACTATGCGCTAAACTTTACTTGGCTTAGTGCTGCAAACTATATCTTTCCACCAGGAGCTACTCAGGTAGCATCAACAAGACTTACTAGTAGTCTTGCAAAATTTCCATCTGCTGGTAACGTAACAGTAATTCAATCTCCTAATTTTCCCAAAGATAGAACACAGGCATTTTTTGTTGCATGTCAATTTCGTAGAGAGAATGTAGAGACGAACAGATCGTTTACCAATAACGGTAGTGGTATTCTTACGGTCTATATTGGCACGGCAGCCAGTGGTATCATACAAACCAATACTCAGTTTGTACGCGGAAGTGATATTTCTAACATCTTCAGATCGCCAACACTAGCTGGAAGACCAATTACCATTGGTTCTGAGGGCCATCCAAGAACAAATAGCACAGCTAGCAATAGACATCTTGCTAGTGGTTCTATTATTGACGAATTCGTATACGTGTCCGATGGCTATCTATCTAATGATCGTATTGCATATTATGCATTGAGCGGTATTCGAAATATCGAAACATCAAATCCAGAATCTAGTGGATTCGTACCACAGTTTCCTGCTGACGATGGACTAGTAGCATATTGGAGCTTCGATGAAAATGATGGTGCCAATACCGCCCCAGCTACAGCAAATGATCCAAGACTATATCTCTCACTAAGCGGTGTAACAACTTTCGTAGATGGTATTCGTGAAGGTCGCGCTGTAAGAGTAACAAGTAGCAATACAGTAAGTAACACATCTGATGGTGGAACGCTACTAGCTTCTAATAGCTATCCAGCAATTCCTCCACAAAGTGGTTTGTCACTTCTTTTCCCAAGTGGACAAAGTATAGACGAAGGCATGACCATCATTGGATGGATGCGATCTGTTCCTACTGGAAGTAACCTTGGTGGCGGCGGCTTTGGATGGCTTGGTACTGCTGGAAGACACAACGCATTCTTCGCAGAGAGCATCACAGGAACCGTAACATCTAATAGAAACGTTTTGTCAGTGCAGGCTCACGTAAGTGGTGCTGGTTTTTCCCCACTTCCAAACTCACGAATGACTAGCTATGCCTCAACTGCATCTGCTAACGATCGTCCTGGGTCAGCACTTGGTTTGACTAACGCATCTACTATTGTAGAACAAGAATTTGATCGCGGCGATGATGGTTGGCACCTATGGGCTGGTGTGTATGACCTAAAGGCTGGTCAGATGTATATGGTGCGCGACGCTAAACATCTAATCCAGATGACCCAGCAGATTCCTTCAGCGTCTGGATGGTCTTCTACTGGTCTAGGAATGAATGGTGGTTTCTTTGGATTCTTCAATGTTACCAGCACTCGATCAGTAGAGTTCGATGACTTTGCAGTCTATAATCGTATTCTAACTATTCCAGAAATGTCTGGATATGGCCTGCAAGGAATCTTGAGTGATGCGCCAGATCCATTCATGTCTACTCCAATGAAGTCTCTAGTTGGTTACTGGCCAATGGATGAGATTGTCAACTATGATCCAACTGGTGTGTCTGGATATCGAATTGATGACCATAGTTGGTATCGCCACCATCTAACAAATCTAAGTGGCACATTTTCAACTAGCACTCGCCTCAATACAGAACAGGCAGAATTCACATCTTCACTCCAGATTGGCCTAAGTGGTTCAATGGTTTCTCTTGAGAGGGTATTCACAGGATCGAATCTAGATGGTTCGAATTCAGACACCTTCTCATTGAGTGGTATATCTTTCGGAACGTGGCTCTATCTACCATCTGGAGACCTAGGAACTCTAGGTCAGGGAAGTAGCGGACTATATGGAGATCATATGGTTATGGGCTCTTGGTCTCAAGAGCTTGCAGAGCGCTCTTGGTTCCTCGGTATTAGAGACAATAAACCACACATCAAGATCGTTACGGATTCATTGTCAGAACTTGAATACACAGGTAATGATACTGTGCCATTCAATACTCCATTCTTTCTTGGAGCTAATATTGGACCGTCTGGATTGACTCTTCGTGCTCAGGTTGTAATTGCTGAAATTGCAGAAATTGACGCAGTAAGATATACAATTGATGAAGTATTTGGTTTGGACTCAACCGTATTGAATCCATGTGGCGCAAGTGGTATTAGCTTCCTAAATGCACCAAATCTAAACTATGGATTCCCACAGACAACTAGAATTGGTATCGCATTTGTCCATATCGGAACGCAAAATGCTGGTCAGTGGATCGCAACCAAGCGTTCTGGTGCAGATGATATTGTTCTAGGAAGTGGTGCAGTATCAACATCAGATCCAGCGAATATCTCATTGTGGCATCTAGATACTCAACTTCAGCCGCTGCATGACTTTGGTAGAGAACAAAACAGACTAACTCTCATCAACCTAGATGCACACGGAGTTGGACTCTCTAGAGCGATTCATACTAGCGGTGTTATCATTCGTCAACCAGAGTATCTTGATACACTTGCTAGCAATCCAGGATCTAGAAGACTAGACCTTGGCTCTGGAACTCAATCATGGACACTCTTGGGTTGGGTAAGACCAAACGAGACTCCTTCAAATACCGATCGCCACGTTATCATGAATAAGGGTGGTGGTGATGATGATACTGGTTCTGGTATTCAGGTCTATACACCAGCAGATGCGCTAACCTTAGTTTCACACGCTAAGGACGCGGATGTTGCTAGTCAAAACGGTGACCTAATTCCAGGTGCATGGAACCACATTGCAGTTGTGTTCGATCGCGATAACAATCAGTTTACAAACGTTATCAATGGTCGCTATGCTGGTTTGACGCAAAAAACACTAGTTGAAACACCACCAAACAACTCAGGATTCATTCTCGGTGGTCGTGGCGACCAAGAGAGTAATGCACTTGCGGGCGGCAGTGCTTTCTCTGGTATCCTAGATGACTTCATGATCTTTGCTAGAGCGCTAACACTACCAGAGATTTCAGGTCTTGCAGCAAACTCGTACAACTATGCAGAATCACCAAACGATCCAGTAACTGGATACTTCGGTGGCTATCTAAGTGGTCTAGAGCAACAATTGGTATCTGGCCTAATAGGTTCATTCTTGCACGGTCAAGCTCAAGACTTGGCGTTGTTCGGCGGTTATCTCAGTGGTGTGTCTGGTCATATGGACCATATTGGTGGATTCATTCACGGAATGGGTCAGGTAAGTGGCTTGTTCGGTGGCTATCTACACGGTCTTGGTCAAGTAAGCGGACTATTTGGTGGCTTCTTGCACGGCATGAATATCGCAAGCGGAATCATAGGCTCATACCTAATTGGCGCTGGCGAAGCTCTATCCGAGTTCGATATCACCTTCAATTTCCAGATTGTTGCCGCCAGAGATTTCGATAGCCGACTAGAAGTTCTAAAGAGTGCTCATCATAACTTCGACGCTATGCTTGGTGTCGTAAGAATCACACAACCACCAGAATGCGCGCTACAACTACCTCTTGTTGGTCTAGTTGCATCTGGCGTACCATATACTCTAACAGTATCTGGAAGTGGATGGGCATACGAAGATAAGAGTCTATCGAAGGTAAGATTTACGTTCGCCGACTTCAAGGGCGCTGAGAGTGGTATCCATATTGGCGGACTGCCTAATAGCGGTCTATACATGGCGACCAGAACATTCGACACTCCAGGTTGGTATACAATTAAGATGGAATTGACAGACAGCTACGGTTATCGCCATAGTTGTGTTCGTCCATTCTTGCTTGTTCCATCAGGATCTACGTCTGGTGCGTATCTAGCAACACTACCAGGAGTCGCATTCTCTGCAACTCCAACTACAGGAAGCACTATCCAAAGGGTGCTCTTCACCTATGGATTGTCGGGTTTGGCAACTACAAGTGGATTCCTAGAATACACCGACTTTGCCGATCAGCAAGAGAGTTTATTGAATGGACTGGAAATGCCATCAGGCACACAATTCGTGAGCTTCGTGCGCGAGCATGATTACACGATGCCTGGACAGTACCGCCCAGTGTGGGCTGTCAGCGGCTCATGGGGAGTGGTTTCTGATTCAATCTCTGCTGGTATCGACTACACATGACGGGTTTTGAATATCTACCTAGACCATATCCATATGGAAGAGAACCATTCCTTGTTGCTTCTGGCGAGAAGGTGGGGTTTGAGGCTCGTTTCTTTTCAATTCCTGCCTTCGCGGCTCAGGCGGATCGGCGGCTGTTTACAGTATCAGCGAGCCATCCAGTTGCTAACGTTTTCAAACTATACGTCAACCGTAGCTCAAACACAACCATCTCACTAGAGCCTACGATTAGTGCTAGTGGATATGAAAGAGGAACGCCACACTACGCAGATGTCATTCTAGACATTCGCGATACATTAGCACTAGCTTGGGCTAAGCACGCAGAAGATAGTGACCACACTGCGCAAGATTTCAAAGTCGCACATCTAGAAAGACAGCGTGAACCGTACAACATGCTGTCCTCATCAAGGCCCGATGTAATTCCAGGTGACTACACTCATAAAGAGTCAGTTACTCTTACCCCATCAGGTAATGAGCTAGGTGCTATTGGACTACAAGATATAGATATCGATGAAGTTCAGTGGCAACCATTCACTAGACCAAAAAAGATCGCAACTCTTACTGGCATGCCATTCGAGCCATGCTTTCCTGCTGTTCTAAAGACAGACGGTTCGCTGCCAGACTTTTCTTCACTTGACGAAGAAAGATTCGGTCAATTGGGACTAGGAGGAGCGGCTTCTGGTGGCCTAGTAATCACTGGAGATAAACTACTTGACGGAACTACAATAAAGCTACTTACTGGCTCTGGTGCAACAATCACAAGTGAGGGTAGTTTCAACCAACTAGTTCCATGGGCTCTTTATCCTGCTCAAAACAAGCTGAATCTCTACTATACAACAGAGAACTCTGGCGTCATCACTGCGTCAGGACGACAAGCTGTTTACAACATACCATCTACAGTAGATGAGGGCGTGCTATTACTAAATGTTGCAGATGCAGGAACAAGTGGACGACTAATTCAGAACTGGCCAGGAAACTATCATGCGACTAGTGGAGTTGGTGCAACTGGAAAAGCGCACAATGGAGTTCACGTAGCAGATAGTCTAATCTACAACCTGTATGAAGGTAACGCTGGCAATCTCATCTTTGGTAGAAGCAAAATCAATGGTAAAAAGGTATTTGGACACTTCGTTGGAACAGAGGTAAATTCTAAGGGCATTTCTTGGGGTGGGTCACAAAAACACAGTAATGGAAATACGGTTTATGGATGGGGTGGTGTCATCAATCCAAACCTTGGTGGATTCGCACAATCATCAGTTTCTTGGTTCACAACCGACAATACATTTTCGCCAATCAACTGGACAGTTCGCAATACAAGTGTTTGGCAGCCCCGCACTGGTCTCTTTGGAGCACCATCAAGCACGACATGGACGCTAGGTGACATTCAGTCGTCATCAAACAGAACCATCACGTATAAAGCCTATGCGCAGTGGGGCTATATGGATCGTGTCATCACGCCAGATGACGACTTTGCATCACTTGGTGTAAAAAAACAAGATGTCATTAGTTACGAAACGCATGTCTATAGAGAGGGAACAGATCCGGCAACTGGATCTTTTGCGTGGGTAGAACTACCACCGCCAGAATCTCCATATTTTAGTACACAGACACTAAACTACTATGAGAATACGTTCCAATGCAATAACTTCATTTCATTGTTCTTTCTAAGAAAGTTGAATCATGGAATGATACATGTGAATGGACAGATTGGATATCAATGGAGCGAACCTGGATCTTTTGGTCCAGTTCCTAAGCCAACACATAATAGGTTTTCGTTTTTTGGCAATACCTCTACTACGTTGACACCAGCAACAGCGTATTCTTCATCTACATACGTGGTTGGATTTTTTCCATCGTGGAGTATCCGATTGTCAGTGACAACCAATAATCAAGTAACTGTTCCAAATCAGATTCAGATTGATGGAACTTTTAGTGCCATCTCGTTTGCTCCAGATGTGCCTATGACAACATCTGTTGTAGATACTTTTGGACCAGCAGTCTGGGATCCTAATGATGGTGTAAACTACCTATACTTTTCGACGATACACTCTCCACAAAGAGTCTATTTTGCCAAAATGAATACGTCTTTTGTCATTACCCATATAAACCAAGTAGACTCTACGGACGCTATACTAAGTGGTCGTCCTGCTATCCTAAGCATTTAGTGTATACTACAACTAGACTAGTCATCTAAGGAGCGGATTGTGAACACTTTAACCTTCATTGCGCCATCGGGTGCTCCCGCCAGCGGGACCATCATCGAGCAACTAACGATTCCGGGTAACACCAGCGGAGCAAACTTTCTAGGTTTCTTCGGCACTGGTGGTCCTCAGGGTGCTCCATTTGCAGTCATTATTGACCGCTATCAAGACAAGACGTTCATTACTAACATGAGCGGTACTAATCTTGGTGTAGCCCCGTGGGGACTCCGAGCCAGTGGTCAACTCATTAACAACAAATACGTGACCTCTAATACGGTTAACGTTAATGGCCAAGGCGCTGTTGCGATCAGTACGGTTCCAATCGCCTCTGGCACTCTTCTGATTCGTTTCGTACCTTCTGGATCTATTTCTGTAGTGACACAGAATGCTGCTCTACGAGCAGTTGTTCTAAACTCAACTAGCGGTGTTAACGATGTAACATCAGTTGTCACTGGTATGAAAATTCAGGGATTTGAACCAATCAACGATGCAACGTGGACACAAATGGCTGGTGCTGGTGCGATTGATAATCAGCTACAGTTTAATGACCACAATACATCAAGTAATCGGCACGACTTCTTTGCGTGCCTGTCAGCATCACCAGAGGCAACTGGTCAGAGAAACAACTTTGGTTTCTTTATGATCATTGAGTTCCTCTAAAAGGATAGGGTATGAATACGAAGGATGTCGCAAGGGACTCCTACCATCTCGCTACGAGATTGGAGGAGTGCCCATTCAATAGTTTTTGGGTTGTTCTTCTAGATGATGGCACGGAAGTATATCAATCAGACGATAGGGCTGATCTTCCAGAGGCTAGTCCATGGATGCGCCTCAAAAGATTATGCTTAGAACATGGACGTAAAATCTGTCACATGGCATACGCATATCGTGATGGAAGTGGCGAACAGATCAATTGTGTACCAGACTCAGCAGGTTACTTCTTTGCAAAAAGAATTCGAAAACTTGGAGCGCTAGATCCTAACGTTTGTGGATATACCGATCATGCCATTGGTGTGGGCTATCTTAGACATAACATTCTAACTATCAAGTGGCTAAGAGATGATGGCGTAATAGAACATGAAGATAGAAATATGTCAGATCGAGAATTACCACTCACACTAATCAGTAATTGATGCCAAACTTCAATCTTAACGGAAGCGCAATTGATGTAGCAGGGCTCGGTCTAGGTGACTGTCGCCCCGTTATCACGTTTCCATCAGGATTGATTCCAGCAGGACAGCCTGGACGTGATCTAGAAGCCGCACTGATTCAGATCAATGCCACCTTCGGATTTAATACGACGCCACATGGATTTGCTACGACGTGGGTTCCAACACGAGACGATCCAAAGGCATTTCACGGCGCTAGTGGTCAAGCACCAAGCGTAGGTCGCATTATCGGATTCACCGTAGGTGAATTCTTGGTTAGCGGCGAGATTACCCACTCAGAATATAGCGTAGATGCTAACGGTGGTACAATTCTCAACGTGAACATCAGCGATACGCGGCGTTGTATCGATAGAATTCGCATCATCACAGAAGACCTTGGTCCAGTCAATCCAGGCTCTGGTGCGATCTCTGTTGCAAGAGCAATCCGTATCATTGACGGTTTCCAAGACCTAAATGGTCAGGTTTCGGAAGAGAAGTTCAAAGAGTATCGCAAGATTCTAGAGCAAGGTGCCACATACCCTCAAATTGTACGAGCTATTCAACTAGCTATCGATCAGGGCGAAATTCGGTTTGACATCAATACGATTCCAACCGTAGCAATGCTTGAGGCAAACCTTGGAGGAACTGCATCTGCAATTCGTTTCCAGTTTGATGCTACGCCACTTAGCGAAGTAATCACTCGTGTGCTAGAGGCTACTGCATACGATTGGTATTGGAGCATGTCTGATCAGGCAATCAAGCTCATCAATCGTCGGGTTCCATTTGCCTTGCGTGAGAGTGATCTTCTAAACATTGTGTCAGAACTTGGTGCTGTAAGCGGACTAGATAACACTATCAGACTAGCATATGGCGACGACCTAATCAATCAGCCACGTAGAGTTCGTCTACTTGGTGCCCACCAAGAGGGATGGATCAATTCGCCACTACTTGCTCCTCTAGATGGTCTGGATACACCAGCTTCAGGTATTGTATTCCAACCAGCATGGACAAACTTCTCTGTTCAGTTTACAGATTCTGTTGGTGTTCTGCGTTCATATAAGCCCGGTGATCTTGAACTCAAGGCTGCTCTTAAGGGTATTGAGCATTGGACATACTTCAAGAAGTATCAATCAGCGCCACTGAACCTTAGCTTGACATCGCCAGGATTCGGATTAGCGCCTGATATTGGTAGCATTGCCGCACAGCATCCAGACTTCCAGAGTCGTATTGATCCAGCAATGCCGTTGGCAAATCTTGGTGGTAACGAGTCTGGTTCGCTCCGTCTCATTAACAATAGAAGAGATGCTGCCCAAAATTGGGTGCTAAACTTCTACAATAGGGTAAGAGATCACGCAACTCGCTTCTATGGAAAAGCGTATATCGCTTCAGGAATCCTCGTAAACTCTGCGTCGGGCGCATTCAAACTAGCGACATCTGCCTGGGGTAACGTAGAGAATCAAATTGAAGGCCAGCCGCTAAGTGTCACAGGATCTAGCGGTCAATTCATCAATGACTACGAGATCAATAGAGACCTGGGTCCACTAGCTCCATTTAAGGGAACTGACGATAAGATTTCTGCTTACGTCGTTCTGCCTTCTGGCACGGTCTATGGTTCGGAGGGTGACGAATCGCCAGCAGGATTTAGCCAATGGACAGAAGACTACAATATCGGTAATACTCCAGCTACTTCTGGTCGTCGTTGGCGAACGGGTGAACACTATCTACCAGTGACACTTACTGAAGTTGGCCAACTTACGATCGATCCTCGTGATCCTCTACGCGCATTCGAAGAGTATCCAGAGGGAACGCTACTAGCCGAACTGCCAATCATTGCAGGATCTGGTTTATCATCAGACTTCATTTTCCGCAATCTAGTAACACTAGCCGAACAAGCACTAGACTCAACAAGTTCAGGTCTGGTTGATGTTGTTGATCCAAGTCTTCTAATTGCGCCTTACCTAAGGCTATCTGGCGTGGCGATCCCAATCTTGTCACCAACAAGATACGGCATGTCGTTCCCATCTACTTGGGTAAGTGGATCGCTACTAACTGATTGTGATTCTGAGTCAATCGTGATTGACGATCAGTTTGGTCCATGGAATTTTCCACCACAAGGAACCACAACATCGCTTCGTCTTATGGAAGACAGAGCCATGCGTCGTCTACAGGGTCTGATTGCGCCAGCGGCAACATCTACGTTTGCTCAAGTAGAAGTAGTTGGTATGCCAACCATCTCGTTTGACGGCTTCTCTAACAACGAACCAGATGCAAGTGGTAGAATTGGTATCAGAAACCATGGCATTACTGATATCAATTTCAGCTTGGGATCAAATGGTATCAGATGCAACTATCGTGTTGCAAGCTTCTTTGCTAAGTTCGGTGAGGAGGTTCCACTTGGTGAGCGCCAAAGAGCTATTCTAAACGGCATCATCAATCCCATCGATACTGATGTCCTGCAACTTACGCCAGGAACAAGAACACCCTCACGTCCAACTCCACCACAACCGATCCTGACTGGAGCATCAAGCCGTGGAGAGGTTACGCGCAAGGTGACGATCACGACAGTAAATAACGCCTTGACGTTTACCAATACTCCAAATGAAGGAACTCAAGAACGCTATCGTGGATTGAGCGATCAAGACTACAATTGCCCACCAATTCGTCCAGGCAGCAACGATCCAGACTTTGAAGGAACTGGTGGGGCTATCTGCGTAGACGGATTCTTGAACATTGGCGATGAAGCGATCTATCACGTAAACGAATTCAAACTTGAAAATGGTCGTAGAGAGATTGCGCGTTTCTTTACTGGTGGTCGTGCGTTTGCCAATGGCACAGTAGTTTTCGTAAGTGGTATTGGCTCAGCAAGCAATGTTTACGACGTTGCAATTGCTAACACTGATCCTGTTCGTCGTCTAGCTGACGTTCCACTACTTAACGGAGCGGTAAATATCGGAGAGCTAACGACTCTTGCTTCGGAGGCTGGTGAATCAACCCCACGTACGCTAGGCCGCGCTGGTGCCTCACTTGCGCTTGAGGGTATCTACCTGAATCCAGGTGGTAGCGTTACAGTTCCAGTACAAGTTGTTTCGATCACCAACCCTGGCACGTCTGGTGCCATTGTGGCAGTGCGCGAACTTAATAGTCGTGGTGACGTTAATACTGCGGCAACTCTTATCACTGGTCTGCGTCCTATTCCTAATCCAGAATTTGTGATCGTAGGTGATAAAGGCGCATATTTCTCATCGGCAGTTTTGAACACAAGTCCATCGACACCGGGAGATGGATCTGAGATCACTGGTAACTTCTTCTTGAGCAACCGACAGAACTTCTTGAAGTTTACGTAGAAAACTGAACAAGTGGGTTTTAGCTCCACAAACTAGCTAGACCTATGGAACAAAAGCTAAGATTTCAAAGTCCATCGACAGACGATGTGGCTCACGACGTATACAACCTATTGGTTGAAGCCATCATGATCAATCGATACGGATTGATCCCAAGTGGAGCATGGCGGAAAGGATCTACACTTCAGCTTGAATGGTCTGAAGCTGTGAAGGTTATCAAGCGACTTTGTAAGTCAATGCAGATTGAGCCTATGAGGCTAGCTTGGTATATCAAAAAATACAGGGTCACAAATCTCAACTACAACGAATTTGGATTGGTGCGCTATCGCGTCAATAAGTCGTTTGGATTCGCGAGATTGGATGAATTCCAACAACACTACTCAACTATCTACAAAAGTCAGATTGGTGAGTCGAGTGCGTATGTAGAGAACGCAACTAACTACAAAGTCAAAGAACCAGCGCCACAACGTAAGACGCTACAAGAGATTCTACAGGAGATTGAGAATGGCACAGACGCGGGATAAGGATGTCGAACTCTTCAAGAAGACGCTTCAGAAGCAGTTTGAAGATACAAAGTTCATTACGGGCGAAGACCTGCCACCAGTTGTTCCCAACTTCACTGGAAGTTTGCGGCTCGACATTATGCTTCATGGTCCCTTCTTCGAAGGTGCAATCGTAGAGCTATTCGGTGAAAGTGGTAGTGGCAAGACAACACTAGCTCTATCCGTGCTAAATGAGGCGATCATCAATAAGCCCGATAAGAAGATTCTTTACGTTGATCAAGAAATGCGCCTGCGCGATACACTCCTCGCTACCTTCCCAGCGCTTAAGGATAAGATCGAGATCGTTCAGGCTCCCAACGGGACAGCAGCTTTGAAGGTCGTAGAGCTTTGGGTCAATCAATTTCCAGGTTCGATCGTGGTAGTTGACTCAGTAGATGCTCTAATTCCAGAGACCATCAGTGACAACGACATCGGTGACTCGTCAGTAGGTGGATTGCCACGACTCATGAGTGATGCTTGTCGTCGTCTAACTCGGGCGTGTGCCATGGCTAATGGCACGATCATCTTCCTAAATCAGATACGAAACAAGATTGGTGGCTACGGCAATCCAGACACGACCAGCGGTGGCAAGGCCCTAACTTTCTATGCTTCGCAGCGTATTCAACTTCTGCCCATCAACAAGGATGGCAGAATTCTCGATGCTAACGGCAACATCATCGGTCATCGCGCACGATTCAAGGTCGCCAAGAACTCGGTTACGGTGCCCTTCGTAGAGGGTGAGTTTCCACTAATCTATGGCAAGGGCATCGATAAGGTAGACGAACTAGTCGATCTAGCTTGTGATCTAGATGTTCTGCATAAGGATGGAACTAACATCCTGATGGCCGACGAGAAGGGAGTAGAGAAGAAGAGACCTCCTAAGACCGTAAAGGACATGATGAAGGCAGATCCAGCACTTTATGCTAAGGTGCTCGCCGAAGTCAAGGCTTTGTATCCAGACATCTTTAGTGGTAAAGCAGTTACCCAAACGAATGTAGCTGATGCTGTAAAGATTGATGAGTAAGGGTTGCGAAGAGCTACTTACAATTGTTCGAACGATTTTTCCGAATCAACGGATCGTTCTGGAACACAATGTAGCCGAGACTGGTGCGCTGTTCTTGGATATCTACTTGCCACAGCTTGGCGTGGCGTTCGAGTTTGATGGGGAGCAGCACTTTACCTATAGCGAGCACTTTCATGGTTCGTTAGATGCATTTCGAGCTTCGAAGAAGCGTGATGCTCTAAAAACCGCCCGATGTCACCATCTTGGTATCTCTCTCGTTAGGGTAAGATACGACGAAGAGATGACAAAGGATCTGGTGCTTAGCAAACTACAACAAGCACTCGACAACAAGGAAAACGATGAGTAACGTAGCAGCAGAATTCGGACTACTTGCTGGTTTGTGTCGGAATCCAGACACGTATTTCGACATTCAGCAATATCTGTCGATCGACGATTTTACGAGTAGGGCTCATCGCGACTTCTTTATCGTTCTACAGCGGCTGCTAATGAACTCGCAACAGCAGCTAGTCGTAACTCAGCCAGGACTCTTGGCGGAAGCCTCAACCCTAGGGCTTAAGGATTTCTACACAGTTTGCGGCGATGGCGAACTAATCGAAGCATGTCTAACGCATACGGCATCCAAAGAGGATACGATGCGCTCTTTCGCACAGGTAAAGCGCGAGAGTGTTAAGCGCCAATACAACGAGTTGTGCAAGCAGAACATTAAGTATCTAGGTGAAACAGCAGATAGCACAAACGACATCATCACCAAGATAGATAGCGGTCTGATTAGCCTTGGAAACAAGCTACAGGGCGTGGTTAGCGATGAAATCATCAACCTGCCTGAGCGTGCCCAGAACATTATCATGGACCTAGCTGCGCGCCCTGGCGAGCTTGGAGTAGACATTGGCTTCCCAATCTGGCAGCGAAGTATTGGTGGTATTCGTAATGGTGCCGTTACGTTTATCGCAGCGACGGCGAAGGCTGGTAAGTCACAAATTGGAGCTAGGGGCGCTGTCGAACTCTCAAAGTACATACCAGTTCTCTATTGCGATAGCGAGTTGAATGAGATTTCTCAAAGCGTTAGAGCTTTCGGTATGTTCTCAGAAATCAACTATGAAATTCTAGAGACTGGATACTGGAAGTGCGACTATCAGAAGATTCTGGCTGATGGATACGATAAAACCTTTGCCCTACAATGCAAGACGGCTCGTCCAATCTTGGAAGACCCAAAGATGTGGGAAAACTTCAAGAAGCGTGAACTCTTCTATAAGAAGATGACTGGTATGACAGCGCGTGAGATGATCCCATTTTTGCGTAGATGGGTAATGCAGCATGTTGGCATGGATAAAGATGGCCGATCGCCACGCTGTTTAATCATATGGGACTATATCAAGCTAGCAAGAATTGATGAAGTCCAAAAGATGGGAGTAGGAGCACACGATATTCTTGGTGATACCTGTTCGGCGCTGCATGACTTTGCAGAAGAATACAATCTACCTATCCTTGCCTTTGGTCAGACTAATCGCCAGATTGACAAGGATATCAACATGATCGCTGGCGCAAAGAAGATTGTTGAGCTAGTTGACTCTGTTTCTCTATGGAGACGTAAAGACCCAGACGACCTAGTGGTCGATCCGAATGGAACGCACGAAATCCATCAACTAGTAAGTAGATATGGTAAGGGTGTTAGCACATACATCAACGTGCAGGCAGACCTAGGAATTGGTAAGTTTAAGGAACTTGGAGTAGCTAATCCAAGAGCGCCTACACCGACACAACAAACACAGCAGGGCGGTAAGTGGGGAAAGAAGGCGACTGGTTCGTCAGCATCTTCACCGACATCAGCATCAGTACCAGCAAGCGGTAACAACAATGACGACGATACCTGAAAACAAACTAACAAAGACGAAGCTAGAAGGCATTAGAAAGCAGGCGCACAAGAATATGCGATTGCTACTAAAGCACATGGCTTTTAAGGGATCAGACTTTGGCGATAGAGTTGTTGGATGTTGCCCAATTCCACACAAGTCATCTGGTTCGCCAAACGACAACAATAAGGCGTTTAGCTGGGACTTTACTCGCCAGATGTGGCAGTGCTTTACGCATAGGTGTCATACGATCTATGGCGCTGATGTCTTCGCATTGGTAAGAGCGCACAAGAACTGCGGCTTTAAGCAGGCGGTTGAGTGGGTGCTTGGAGTCCTAAACCAGGATATCGATGCAATTAAGGAGATTGATTCAGCCGAAGCTAAGGAGATTCAGAGTTTTATCCAGAAGAAATCCGAGCTTGTAAGACACAAACAAGCAGAGGACGATATGATGAAGCATCTTGCACCTAGTAAGTATCTTCTCAATCGTGGCTTCTCACAGGCTGTTATCAACGAGTTTCGCGCTGGTGGAGAATGGCATAAGGCTGGAACCTACGGCGAGCGTCGTGCTATAGTTCCTATCTATGATCCTCTAGATGGTTATCTTATTGCATTCACATGTCGTCTACTAGATGATAGCGAAATCGAACAGTGGAGACCTAAGTGGTGTCACGCGCTTAATTTTGCTGATATCCGTAAGAAGTCTGTAGATAGAACAGATGAAGAGCGATTCCATGCATCGTCAGTTTTGTTTAACCTACATAGAGCTAAAGAGCATATGGGTGAGGCAAAAACTATCATCCTAACAGAGGGTCCGCTCGATGTTATGAGGCTTTGGGAGGCTGGAATCAAGAATGCTGTGGCAATTTTAGGAACAGGATTCTCTAAACAGCACAAACTACTTCTTCATAAGGTGGGTTGTCAGCGTATCGTCTGCGTTCTAGATTCAGACGAGGCTGGTCAGAAGGCCACTGGTGGAGTTGAAAAAATGTGTAAGGGCTACTTCGACTACAGAACTTTGACGTTGCCAGATAGTAAAGATCCAGGAGAGATGGATCCGGCACAACTAAGACTAATCTTCAAGGAATATCTATGACAAAAACACAGTGGGTCATTTTTGATATGGATAATACTCTGATAAATACAGAGCCACTCTATGTCAATGCATCAAATCAGTTTGCCAAACTAATGGAGGAGTATGGCAGATGTGATCGTGAAGAGGTAAAGAGAGTTCAAAACAAAATTGATGCCGAACTCTTCACCCAATTCGGATATTCTACTGATCGTTTTGCTGAGTCATTCGAGCGCACTGTTCGTGAAATGTTGAGTATCGGTATCTATAGAAGCAATGACAACTTTAGAGAACTTCATAGAGAAGAGCTAATCAAGCTAGCTCGAAAAATCGCAATGTCGGTATTTGATCAGAAGTCAATCGAGTATTCATACTCAGCCGATGTTGTTAGAAAGATAGCAGAAGCTGGCTATAAGGTAGCGGTTATTACTGCTGGAGAAAGATGGGTTCAAATCAAGAGATTTGACGATCTAACTATACGCAATCTATTTCATGACTGCTGGGTTGTCCTAAGAAAGGATGAGCGCGTATTCTCTGATTTTTGCATCAAACATGATGTAGACATTCTAAATTCATGGATGATTGGCGATAGCCTCAAGAGCGATATCATTCCAGCTTCTAATATTGGACTGAATGCAATCCATCTACAAACATCAAATTGGGAATCCCGTGACGGAAAACTAAAGGTGCCACCTGGGGTGCCTAGTGTTCAGGATCTGTCGAAAGTCCCATCACTCATTCTAGGAATAAAGCATGCCTAAGTTTATCACGCTAGCTGGAAGAAAACAGGTTGGTAAGGATACCAGCGCTCAGATAATCTCAAAAATCATAAAGAGTGAATATGATGGGATTGTTGCCATAGATGCCGATTACAATCCAAAGGAAGTTCACATCGTCCACTTCGCTGATGCACTTAAGGAAGCATGTGTCCTAATCTTTGGTATTGATCGCCAAGACATGGAAACCGAAGAGGGTAAGAAGAAGAAGACTGATATCGGATGGCCACATCCTGTATTTGATACCGAAGGTGATGGTCCGCTTGGGCATCGCCCACCAGATGGTATCACATATCATGATCAAAATGGAAAACTGTATCCACCACAGAACATGACGGTTCGAGAAGTTCTACAGTTTGTAGGCACCGATCTATTTCGTAATCAGATGGATCCAGACATTTGGGTCAAGTCTGTATTTAGACGCAAGTATGGAGAGCGTGATATTGTGATCATCGCAGATGCCAGATTTCCCAATGAGTGTGCATTTGCAAAACAAAACGGACTTTTGGTCAAGATCGAAAGAGAGAACGGTCTTGGTGGAGACATGCACATCTCCGAGCGAGCATTGGACAACTACACCGATTACGATTTTGTTGTAGACAATAACTCTGATCTAGTTGTTCTCAGAGAGAAGTGGGTCGAAATCCTTCGAGGACAAAAGATCATTGCATGAGAATTACGACAGTCAGTCCGTCGCGGCTCAAAACCGCAATGAAGTGTGATTTCAAATACTTCCTAACTTACGAGTGGGGATGGGCTGACGAGCTATTTACCTACACATTCTCTAGCGATTTTGGTACAGCAGTCCATGCGACATTAGAGGAATATGCCAAGGCAAAGGGACAAATAGATGTAAAAGCTGAATACCTAAAGCAGCTTGGAATACATAACCCATTTCTGGAAGATATGATGAAAGCGCCCTCTCGGGCGCGTGCGTCTTACTTCGTTGATAAGGTGTGCCAAACCTGTCCGTTTTTCAATCCAGAAAATGCCAAATGTGGGTTAGTGAATAAGCATGTAGAGCACTTCGAGGGTTGTCCAAAAGGACTCTACGAAGATGGCCTAAAGATGATCAATACTGCAATTGCGCGCTATGACATCTATTTCCGCACTGGCATCAAGAGCGCGGAAAATCCAAACGGTAAGGTCATTGGTGTAGAACTCCCAGTTGGAATCTCGTGGGGAAAAGATCAAGATGGCGAAGACATCAAAATGAATGGCTTCATCGATCTTGTGATTGAGTATGATCCAGAAACGATTATGATCGTTGACTATAAGACTGGATACTCAACCCCAACTCATGAAGAATTCATTGATGATTTGCAACCTAGAATGTATTCGTATTCTGCGAAAGTCATGTTTCCAGACTATAAGTTCATTTGGGTTCAGTTTGACTACTTCCGTGGTGTTCCACTGGAATATGCCTTCACTCATAGCGACGACGAGAAAACAAGACAAGATGTTGTTGGTCTCTATAATCGTGTAAAGCAGGCTAGAAAAATCAAGCGCCGCGCGCAGGATCATTACTGCAAGCACTTGTGTAACAGACCACTTTGCGACCAGAAGTGGGCTGAGCTTCTACAAGGCATTGATGGTTCTAATCCTGCGAAAAAGGAGAAGCCAAAAGAAGATGACTGAACAAGTAGAAGATGAGCGTTGCAAGTACATGCACGGACAGCCAACGCTGAACGTGGAACAGCAATTTCGTCTCCTATTAAGGATGCTACGTGAGGATTTTCCTCCAGATCATCCAGTTAAAGTTCGCAGAGTCGCACTTCCTTCTAGTGGCCCTAAAGCATGTCAAGGAATGTGTGGATTGTCCAATAGTCACAAGCCAAAAGCAGAACGGTATTTTAGTATACATCTACGTAAGTCAGATCCATGGACAACACAGCGAGATACGTTGATCCATGAATGGGCTCATGCTTTGACTTGGTTTCAACTTGGAGAAGGGAAGGATCATGGCGATGTGTTCGCTAGAAAATACGGTGTGCTATACAGAGCATACATAGAGGACTAGATGCTTTACAGCTTTTCTTGTAAGACATGTGGAAAAATGCACGAGTTGTCATTTCTAATGTCTCAGTATGACCAACATGTTCATAACGAGAATGATGAACTGGATGGATGTCATCGTACAGAGCTTTGTGAGAAATGCAAGACGAAGACTTTGTATAGACACATAAGTGCAGATACAATGCCAATGGCTGGTGGCGGCACCAATGGTTACATGAGTATGGATCGCTATTGGGCACAAAACCCTGGTGAAGTCCGTCGCAAAGAGGACGCACTAGCTAAGACACTCGCGCAGCGACATGCTGATCGAGTAACGTCAAACATTGACAAACAACAACCGAGGCAAAGCCGTGACAAACGAAATGAAGGATATGGAAAAGGTCAAAGTGAGCGTAGGCTCAAGTCAGACGACTAACGAGATTGTTCATCTACACAATCACTCAAGTCACTCGTTCCTAGACGGTCAGGCTGCTATCACCGACATGGTGAAGCGCGCGAAAGAACTAAAGCTCGATACGTTGGCGCTCACTAACCATGGTAATATCTTTGGTTGGGTTGAGTTCTATAAGGAATGCAAAAAGGCTGGTATTAAGCCGATTCTTGGTTGTGAGTTTTATCTCACTGATGAGCACGATAAGAAAGATCGTCATGCACATCACCTAGTTGTACTTCCAGAGAACGATGTGGGGATGAATAATATCATCCGACTAACGACCATCGCCAATAAGAAGTTTCACTACAAGCCACGTATTGATCTAGCGGATCTTGAGAAACACAGTGAAGGATTGATCGTTCTAACTGCATGTATGCACGGACCGATCTCCTACTGGTTGTTTGATAAGATGACCTGGGCTCAGGATGGCGAGGAATCACAACTAAAGGAAGCTGCTAACATTCCAGAGGCGTATCGTTATGCGCGAGCGTTGATTCGAATCTTGGGGAATAAGCACTTGTTCTTTGAGGTTCAAGACGGTGGTATTCCAGAACAGAAGATCATCAACAAGCGCGTGCGCGAAATGGCAGCAGAGCTTGGAATCCAAACAGTCGCCACGCAAGATGCACACTACGTGCTAAAGGAAGACTCAAAGGCTCACAGCTTTCTAAAGGCAATGGCTTTTGGCAAATCGGCTGTAGAAGAGGGATCACATGGATTCTCAACAGAAGAATTCTATCTCAAGAATCGAGAGTTAGTTCTAAATGGAACTGATATCCTTCCAGAAGAAGTAGATCGGACAAGAGAAATCGCAGCTAGATGCAATGTTGGATTGAGTCTAGGACAAATGCGGTTGCCACAGTATCCAGGTGATGGCACCATGTCATCTATGGATCAACTCAAGAAGAAATTGCGTGAGGGTTGGAAGCGTCGTGGTATCGATGTTTCAAAGCAAGAATACTCTGTGCGCGTCAATCATGAGCTAGTTGATATTGAATCCGCAGGACTTGCGGACTACTTCCTCATTGTGTCAGACATCACAGACTACTGCCGCACTAACAACATCACGCTTGGTCCATCAAGAGGATCAGCCGGTGGTTCGTTGGTTAGTTATCTACTGGGTATCACGCAGATTGACCCAATCCAGTATGGCTTGATCTGGGAGCGATTCTATAACGCTGGTCGTAAGGGCTCGATGCCAGATATCGATACAGACGTTGAGAAGAGTCGCCGTGACGAAGTGATTGCCTACATTCGCAAGCGTTTCGGCGATCAACGAGTTGCCCAGCTTGTCACTCTCTCTTCTCTAGGTGCCAAACAGGTTCTAAAGGACGTATTCCGCGTCGCAGGTATCGATGAAAACACCAAGAGTCTTATTTCAGGACTAATCCCAGCAAAGAACGATGACCACGCTTCAATCTCTTTGGAAGAAGCCATTGCTGCTGTTCCAAAGCTTAAGGAAATCTCTAGTGACACTAAGCCGATCAACATTGAACGCAATGGACGAATCATTAGAACAACTTCCTACAAAGAACTCTTCGACATTGCTGCAAGACTTGAAGGATGTTACAAAACGTCGGGCGTTCACGCTGCTGCTGTGGTTATTGCTGATCGTGATTTTGATCAAGCTGGCATCCCTCTAGTTAAGGGTGCTCACAAAGAAGAACTCATCTGTGGATGGGATATGGACGCTGTAGATGCGTTCGGACTACTTAAGGTAGATATTCTAGGTATCGCAACCTTGGACGTGCTGCGTACTGCACTGGAAATGGTAGAGAAGCGTCATGGTAAGAAGTTTGATCTTCTGAATCTACCACTACAAGACGCTAAGGTGTTTGATATGCTTGGGGAAGGCCATAACTGTGGCGTCTTCCAGCTAGAGTCTCAACTTGGTCGTGCGTGGTCAAAGAAATGCAAGCCTCGCACGGTTGAAGAGATCGGCGAGCTAGTTGCTATCATTCGTCCTGCGTGTTTGGATACCGGCATGGCGGATACCTATGCTAAGATTAAGAGTGGTGAACAACAGCCAACTTATATTCATCCGATCCTTGAGCCAATTCTAAAACCAACCAAGGGTATCTTGCTCTATCAGGAGCAGGTAATGGAAATCTGTCAGAAGATTGCAGGTATGGACTTGAAGGAAGCTGATGCGGTTAGAAAGGTGATCGGCAAGAAGAAGCCAGAAGAGTTGCGTGAAAAGCAGAAGCAATTCATGGATGGTGCTTCAAAGTCTGTGCCGATTGAGATTGCAGAACAAATCTGGTCATGGATTGAGAAGCAGGCTGGATACGGCTTCAATAAGTCACACGCTGTAGGTTATGCGGTAATGGCATACTGGACTGCGTGGGTGAAGGCAAACTACTATACTGAGTTCCTATGCGCGAATCTAATCCACGCTAAGGATAAGGCAAATCAACAGAGAACTCCTCAGGATGTAATTGCATCCTTTGTGAATGATGGTAAGTTGTTCGGTGTAGATGTTGTTCCACCTAGACTAAGTAGTAGTCAGAACGATTTCTGCATCATCAACGATAGTACGATTTCTTTCGGATTCTCACACATTCGTGGTGTCGGCGATGCGGCTATGAAGGCTGTCGAAGCTTGTCGATCGGCGAAGACGTTTGAAGAATTCATTACGCTAGCAGCAGAAAGTAAGATGAAGCGTCCCGTGATCGATGCATTCGTCGCTGCTGGTGTGTTGGATGAGTTCAATATTGCACGTCGCCTAATGCGCGCTCAGTATGCGCTAGTTGAGGGCATCACAGATAAGGAATACGAGATGCTCGCTGATTACAAGGGATCGGTCGCCGAGAGAATCGCAGCAATCGCTGACGAGTCTACTGTAGAGGATCGCCGCAAGGCAAAGCAGAAGATGCCTAACGTAAAGCGACGTGAGGTACTACGTAACCTAGTTGCAACATTCAACGCTGAGTCATATAGGGACTCGATCCCACAGATTTTACAGTGGGAGAAGTTCTTCTTGGGTGCTACTCTTTCTGGTAGTATGGCTGATCTTAACCGAGCAATGTCTGGCGCAAGACATACCTGTAAGCAGGTAGGTGCCAACGAACTCGGTGCTGGTGCTAACGTAGAACTATGTGTTGTGATTGAAGAAATGAGAGAGGTTGTTGTCAAGAAGGGTAAGACCCAGGGTCGCTCTATGGCATTCATCAATCTCAGTGACTCAACTTACGCACTTGAAGGCGCGTGTGCTTTCCCTGATACGCTAGATGTCATTAAATCTCTAGGTGCTCAGATTGGCGATGTCATATTCGTCAACGGAAAGACTTCGGATCGTGGTTTAATCATTAACCGGGTGAGGCTTGTATGAAGAAGATGGAATTTAAGGAAATGCGTATCCCAGATGATATTCTAGCTAAACTTGAAGCAGGAGTTCAGGCTGGAACACCAATTACTCTTGGAGCGTCTGGTGTTTTTGAATGGCTAACTAAGCTTTCGGCATTAGAGGGTTGGCGACCAGTTTGGCAAGCATTCAATTTTCCATTTGTTGTACTTGAACGAGAAGTTGGAAAAAGCTGACCGAAATAGCCACATAGCCACACATATAAAGCATGGCTGAACTAACAGTAACTCTGGATGGGGTGCATGGAGATGTGAAGATGAACCTCACGACTCCTAATGGTGTTCAAAACTTGAGGTTTAGATGGTATAAGGCAGACGATGAGTCTACCGGCTTTACCTCAAACGTAACACAATCTCCTATTCCAGTCACAGAACTTGCTGCTGAGATGATGTTAAAGCTCATCGTGGCAAGCCTAATCAAAGTAATGGACGTTACTCCTGGTAGCTTAAAGGTGTTCAATCATCTTGGCGAACAGCTAGACGACATTGAATTTATGCCTCCTACCTTTGATGGTAAGGAAGCAGAAATACAGAAATTTGTTGCTCAGCAAGACTCTTTGAAAAACTTGTACTCGGCGTATGAGGAAGAACAACAGCTAAATTCAGGGCTGCTTTCAGCCTGTGAACAAGCAGATGTTCTAGATGACTTTTTGAGTCTTGTTCAGTTTCAATTAACGAAGGTAGTGTTTACTTTTTCAACTCCAAAGGAGTAGTAGTATGGATAACGGTGTAGCATTTGTGACGGGTCGCCTTACTCGGGATCCTCAGTTCTTCGGTGAGGGCGAAAAGCGCCGTGTAGTATTCTCGATTGCGTTCAATCGTGGTAAGGATGAGCGTCGTAAGACGACCTTCATCGACTGCATTGCGTGGGGTCGGCGTGCTGACATTCTGGAGAGTTTCCAGAAGGGATCAGGGGTATCGGTAAGTGGAGATTTGGAGACCGATACTTGGGAAGACAAGGAGGGCAATAAGCAGAGCCGCCTTCGTTTGAACATCACCACTATTACTGCAACGACTTCTAATCGTCGTGACGCAGAAGGTGGTGAAGAGGGTGGTGAAGCTCAGCCAGCAGCGGCAGCGGCTGGTAAGGGTGCGGGTCGAGCACCAGCAGCTTCCGGCAAGGGTGCCCAGGGCGCTCGTGGCGGAAAGGGTGAGGGCGAAGAAGCCAACATCCCCTTCTGATCTACCATGATTGACTCTCAGGAATCGCTTGAGAAATTGTATGCGCGTCACAAGGGCCTAATAGGGTCTTTGATCAAGTCGATCGTAATCAACAACAAGTCAGTAGTATCTACTGCTGACCTACAGCAGGTTGGTGCGATGGCCTTGATTGTGGCGTTGAAGTCGTACGATTCGTCACTCGGTTCACTGAGTGCGTATGTGAGAAAGTGCATCAGAAACGCCCTACTGGAGGAAGCTAATTCCTTCAGTGGGGTTTTTACTGTAGACGAAAAACTTAGACGACAAGCTAATAAAGCATATCAAATGCGAAGAGAAGGTAAACCTGATCAAGTGATCATGGAAACCTTAGGCATAAAGACAGAAGCCACATATCGATCATTACTCAACCTAGTTGAAAATAAGACAGTTGATATTGAACAAATAGAACATCTGGCCTCAATCTCTCTAGATGAAGAGAACATACTCCGAGTCCTTGATGATATTGGATTGTCAAAGATAGAGAGGCGTGTCGTTAGCCTACTAATGGGTCAGGCTACCCTCGATCAAATCGAGCAAGAGACCGGACTCACAAGAAGCGAAATTACTAACATCAAAGTCGTTGTAAGTGACAAGATCACACATTGGGGAAGTTCATGACTGAGGAATACAAGAAGAGGGTTCTGTTTGTTGGAGAAGCCTCATTCCTAAACACCGGATTCTCTACCTACTATCGAGAACTCCTACCGCGCCTAGCCGAAACTGGCAAGTATGAGATTGCGGAGTTCGGTTCATACGCACATACTGCCGATCCTCGCGCTGCTGCGTTCATTAAAGGTAGATGGAAGTTCTACGGCAATAATCCTGATAGCGAAGAGGAGCAGCAACTATTCAATCAGGGTGATGATGCACAGCCCGGTCAAAACACTAACCAATTTGGTAAGTGGCGATTTGAGAAGGTACTATCCGACTTCCGTCCTGATATCGTAATCGATATTCGTGACTGGTGGATGGTTGCATACCAAGAGCGTAGCCCATTCCGTAAGTATTTCAAGTGGGTTGTGATGCCAACAGTAGACTCGATTCCACAGAAAGAAGAGTGGATCCAAACGTATCGCAATGCGAATTACGTAATGGCATACTCTGACTTTGGTATCGACTCGTTGCGCAAGTCTCACTCTTCTCTAGAAGTCCGAATGGATCCTCCTGGTAAGAGAGGATTTGTAGGTGTGGATAAGGTTCCAGGAAGACTACACCCAGTAGCTATGCGCCCAGGCGTAGACATGAAGACGTTCAAAGTGCCCACTCCCGAAGAGAAGGGTGCGCTACGTCAGAAGTGGGGTATTCGTGCTGATGTTCCCGTCATCTTGCTAGTCCAGCGAAATCAGTCGCGTAAGCGTATCTCTGAGGTAATTCGTTCCTTCGCGATGATGAAGGAGAAATACCCAAAGGACGAGGCTATCCAGAAGTGCATTCTATTGCTTCATACTGCTTGGCCAGACAATCAAATGTCGATTGACTTCCCAAGAGCGATTGCGCGTATCCAGGCTGGCTATCACGGAACGCCAGTAAAGCGCAAGGGTATCATTCATGAAGTATGCTCTACATTCATGTGTCATAACCAGCAGTGCGGTGACACATTCATTGCGCCATCTATCCACCTTCGTCAAAGTCCTGTCATTAATTGTCCTAAGTGCGGACAGCGTAGCTGTCGAACACCAACGACTGGTGCTGGACTAACCAGAGAGCAGCTTGCAGAAGTTTACGGGATGGCGGATCTAATGGTTCAAATGTCAATCGCCGAAGGCTGCGGCATGCCAGTGCAAGAAGCTAAGGCGTGTGGTGTCCCAGTCCTCGTGACTGATTATGCAGCTATTGCTGAGAAGGGCAAACTGCCAAACTACGAACATATCGACAAGGCAAACTATACTGTTCATCTAGGTGGACAAACTATGGATGTTGCCTATCTATACGAAGAGCCAGAAACTACTTGTTGGCGAGCAATGACCTCTATGGAGGATTGCTGTGATAAGATGGCTGAGTTGATGCGCAACAAGGAACGTCTAGCAAAGATGTCTATCGATGCACGTAAGTGCGCAGAACTGAACTACGATTGGGATAAGAACTGGAAGGAATGGGAGTGGGTTCTGGACCACGTTTCCGTCATGGATAGATCGCAGACATGGGATCGTCCAATGACTCTTATCAACATCGATCCAGTGGATCCAATCGCAGCACCCACTGACGAAGAGTTCGTGATTAGATGCTATATTGGTCTGCTTGGATATAAGACACCAGCGGATATCGACGAAGATGGATTCAAGAACTGGATGGGTAAGCTGAAGTATGAAGCCCAACAGGGAGTTCCACCAGCAAAAACAAGACAAGAAGTCGCAAACTTCTTCCGCAATCAGGCTATGGCAATCAATACCATAGAACTTCTGCGGTGTGAGCCACAGATGAAGAATGCGGCGCAAGAAAACAAGCCATCAGATCCTAAGGCAACATTCGAGGCAATGGTACTATGACGCGGATTCTTTACATCGCTCCTGTCAGAGACTTTTCTGGCTATGCGGCAGCAGCCCGTGGCTACATCAACGCTCTACATCGGGCGGGCGCTGATGTTGTTGTGCGCGCTATCAGATACGATCGCGCGGACGCTGGATCTGAATACAAGGTAACGGATCTTGAAAAGCAACTCTTATCGAAACCACTAGAGAATATCGATGTGGTAATTCAACACACAACACCAAACGAATTGCGACCAGTCCCCGGAAAGGTGAATATCGCTATTGTTGCGTGGGAGACAGATCGAATCCCTGAATACTGGGCAAAGAAGTTGAACCAGTTTGATTCGGTTATCACTTTCTGTGAGACTAGCGTGCAGGCGTTCAAAAACTCGGGCGTAACTGTTCCTGTAGTAAAGATTCCTCATACGTTCAACATTCCATCTTATACTCTAGATGGTGTCGATAAGATTGACTCACCAAGCGTACCAGACTTCTTCAAAGACAAGTTCGTCTTCTATAACATCAGTCAACTCTCAACAAAGAAAGGTATTGATCTTTTGTTGCGCGCATACCTAACCGAGTTCCATGGTAAGGACAAGGATAAGGTAATGCTAGTATTGAAGACATACATTGATATGTCGAATCGTGGCTCTGAACGTGAGCGTATTAAGGCTTTCGTTGCGAGCGTGAAGAATGGTCTACGTCTTCCTGCTGATGGATATCCACCAATTATGGTAATCTCCAACACGCTCTCAGATGAGCAGATCAAGAAGATTCACTGCACTGGTGACGCTTATGTTTGCTCAAGTCGCGCCGAGGGATGGTGTATTCCAGCATTTGAAGCACTGGCATATGGAAAGAAGCTAGTTACTACAACCTGGGGTGGCATGGGTGAATTTGCCCTTACTGATGGTTGTCGCAATCTATTCGAGGTAGAATACTCGCTAGAACCACTGGTTGGTCAGCAACATGGTGATCCAGAGCTATACACCGCTCGTGATAAGATTGCAGAGCCATCTGTTCGCTCTATGATGCTTGAAATGAGACGAGCAATGGATACAAAGCCAGAGCCAAAGCCTGACTTGATGGAATTTGACTACTCTAGCGTAGGACCAACAATGCTAACCGCGATTGAGATGGTTGTTGCAGCTAACAAGAAGGAGACAGCGAATGTCTAATCCGTTTGATCACAACCTGCCAAATCAGGTTTCAGCTATTTGTGACGCGATTGGGAAAAAGCCACGTATCATTCAATGCATTCAGGCTTGTAATGAAGAAGCCTTGATTGAAGCATGCATCCTACAAGTCTACAACAAGGTAGATAAGATCATCGTGATCGAAGGTGCTGTTCAAAACAAGGTTGACGCTAAACAAGCTACACCAGACGGACATTCACTTGATCGCACTGTTGAGATCATCAAGGACGTAAAGAAGAACAAGGATCCAGATCGTAAGATCATCTTCGTTCAAATTGATCGCCCATGGAGGGATCTAGAAGAACTAAAGAGCACCTTCTTCCAATACATGCAGGAAGGAGACTGGATGCTTATCACAGATGCTGATGAGTTCGTATTTCCTGAGGTAGTTGACAATCTACGTGCGGCAGTCTCGGCAGAGCCATGGGCAACCGAGTTTGTGCCATCTAGATTCTATCACTTCTGGCGTGATGCTTGGCATATGCGTAAACCAAGCGGTGATTGGGGTCAGCAGCATCAAAGATTCATCAAGTTCCAGAATGGACTTCACTATGTGAATCATCCAGTAGCACGAGATGCATCTAACCAATGCACATACTTTAGTCCGCAATATCTAATGCGCCGCTTCGTGCTACCATCATTTGTTATTTACCACTACTCCTATTGTCGTCTAGGTGCTAATGACGTAGCCCAGAAAAAGGAATTCTACGACAAGGAACTTGGGCAAGCTAAACACGCAGACGTTGGTGCATACGCCCGTGGTGGTCAGACTGAAGAATTCACGAACAAGACAGAAGACCTGTCAACTGTTTTACGATTTGACGGACTGCATCCGCCAGCGATGGCCACACATCCAATCGTTCAGCGCAAGGATGAGTTCCTAACGTCTAAGGAACCGCTAGTGAGTCATATGGAAGTCGAACCATACAACCTAGAAAGAACTCCACTTATTTGGGTATGGGCGAAAGAAGGTAAGGAACCATATACACGCCTCTACAACACAGTAGAGGTATGATGATTAAGCCAAGCAAACATAAGTGGATTACAGAGGCAATCAAAGCGAAAGAAGACACTCTGTCGGTTTGGCCTTCAAAAGAAGAACTTGAATCGAAGGTTAAGATGACAAAGTTCTTTGACGCTATTGAAAAAATTGGTAGCGACCCAAGGGTAATTGACGTTAATAGAACTGAACACAGAGAACATAAAGTGGTGTTCGTATTCACAATCGATGTAAACGCAGATGAGACCTAAGCTATCTTACGTTAATAGCTGTTACAACGCCGAACCATTCCTCGATGGACTAATTGAGAATCTGCTTTCTCAAGACCTGGAAGAGTTTGAACTTATCATCGTAGATAGCAAGTCAACTGATGGTAGTTTGGCCATTGCCAAAATGTGGGCAGAGCGCGACCAGCGTATCAAAATCATCGAGCAGAGCAAGCGTACTCCATATGGAGTATCGTGGCTAGATGGATGGAAAGAGGCTATTGGATTTGTGGTAGGTAATAGCAATAGCGACGATAGATCGTATCAATGGCGTGGACGTAAAGTTTTAGACGCCAAACAAGTAAGAGGCATTACTAGAGATGTAAAGCCACCTGCATTTTACTATGGTGGATACGAAACAAGAGTTAATGGTGTGACACGCGCCAAAGGTGTGCCACCACCGTTCTCTATAGATGATATGTCACAGTTCTTTCGTTGTGGCGTGCATGTCCATTGGGATAACAATATACGCACAATCGTTGACTGGCATAGAATGTATGGGGCTGCACACGAATACAAGTCGGCTTTCGACTATTGGCTTGTTCTCTACTTTATGTCGTTAGGTGCGGAGGGTGTTCCAATCAATAGTTGTTTCTCGATCTACAATCAGAGAAGTGACTCGCTAGAACAGTCAGATAAAGAGCGAAATACTTTTGAATCGCTTCGTGCGATCGAAGAGTTCTATCCAGACGGTCCCTCAATCACCGCACTAGAGGTTGAAACGAAGATTAAGTCGCCAGAATTCTACGAACGCTATCGTGCTTTTTGCAATCAGTTTTGAAATAGGAACACAAATGGAATTACATGTATCAGTTGCGCTTGCTAACTCAACTGTTCTCAATCTAAGAAAACTTCTAGTCGGACTGCGCTCTGGTAGCACTGTTCAGGCACAGGAAGTAGAGCTTATGATTTCTCGTGCGATCACGGACCTTGCTGGTCTTGTCGATTATGCAATGATGCTTGAGACCCAGCTTAGAGGTTTGGATGAAAAAGATCGTGGCGTTCAGTCTTTGGGGTGAGAACCCTAAGTATCTAGATGGCGCAATAGAGAATATGTTGCTAATGCCATCCATCTATCCTGGGTGGACTGCTAGATTCTACATTCCACAAGAACAGTTAAGAACTTCATCAGGTCATACGATTCTGAGAACCTTCACAATGATTAATTATGAAGAAGAGTTTCTTAAGACCGGAACGAAAGTAGAGGTTATTGGTGTGGACGAGCCAGGAACTTGGCACGGTATGTTCTGGCGCTTTCTTCCAGCCAGCGAAGACGATGTAGATGTATTCATCTCTCGTGACTGTGACTCACGCATTAGTCTTAGAGAAGCAGCGGCAGTAGATCAATGGATTAAGAGTCCATATCTAGTCCATTCGATGGCGGATCATCCCTATCACTTTCACCCTAGGGCTGGACTGATGGGCGGCATGTTCGGTATGAAAAAGCACGCATGTCCGCAGATGCAAGACTTGATTGAAAAGTTCAAAGCCAAGTATCCTAACGCTTGGCAGTGCGATCAGGATTTTCTACGTGACTACGTGTTTCCACTAGTTGCACATAAGACATTTCCAACAAGTGACATCCATCATGGGTGTAACAAGTTTCCACTTCCAAGAAAGGATGGAGCTTTTGTCGGAGAGATCATTGGCCCGAACAATGAAATCCTACACCCAGAACATAGGACAATGAGAGATGCCTAAAAACGTCAAAGAAGAAACTCAGAAGAAGGTGGATATCGAATACAAGTTCATCCACAACAACACCTTCCACGCGCTACAGAAGCTATATCCACTATTGCCAAAGCATGGCACTATCGTAGTGTATGGTATTCCACGAGGCGGATTAATCCCAGCTACTATTCTTTCGCATGCCCTTGAGCGCGAGCGTCCTACACGCCTAGTAACATCGCTAAGTCAGCTAGATCCTAGCGACTGGCATCGTCTAGTGATCGTTGATGAGCTAGTTGACTCTGGTGACACGATCAGGTCGCTAAAGACTAGATTTCCAGAGGCGATTACAGTAGCTCTCTATCAGAGATACTCGGCAAGATATAGTGCAGACGTAGTTGGCCATACTGTTGATAATGATGACTGGTTGGTATTTCCATGGGAGAGACTATGAAGATTAGACAACAGCCAGCATATACATTTGATGACGTGCTTCTGGTTCCTCGTCATTCAAACATTGCATCTAGAGCAGATATTGATCTAACGACCCATTTGGGTAAGATGCTACTTAGACTACCTATCCTATCAGCTAATATGGATACGGTTACGGAAGCCAAAATGGCAATTGCTATGGGGCGACGCGGCGGGGCTGGTGTATTACATCGCTTTGCTGATTCTATTACACAAATGGCATGGCTGAATGAAATGCTCAATGAGGATGTAAATCCCAAGATTGTTTCGGTTGGTCTAGATGTTTCGGTAGAATGTCTAGCAAGTATGTGCGAAGAATGGAGCGTTAACGCAGTATGCATCGACGTTGCGCATGGAGACCACGATCGCGTGCTAGAGCTTCTCAAGAATATCAGAAACGAGATGCGTGCCATCGACATTATCGCTGGTAATGTGGCTACTGGCGAGGCGGCGATACGTCTCGTACGCGCTGGCGCAAATATCATCAAAGTTGGTGTCGGTCCTGGATCTGTATGCTCTACACGCATTATGACCGGACATGGCGTTCCACAACTCTCTGCTATTCTAGATGTTGCGATGTCACTATCGCTTCAGAGTATTACTCCACACTATAGCATCATTGCCGATGGTGGAATCCGCAACTCTGGAGATATTGTTAAAGCGCTTGCGGCTGGTGCTGATGCTGTGATGCTCGGTTCGCTTCTTGCTGGAACTGAGGAATCGCCCGGTGATGTTGTTATGCAAGATGGACAAGCTTTTAAGTCCTATAGGGGCATGGCATCATATGATGTTCAGAAAGAAAAAAGGGCGGGTAAAATGCCACGAGTGGAAGGAGTCGCAGCAAAGGTTCCATTCAGGGGTGGGGTTGATCATACTCTCAATGTTCTTGAGAATGGTATTCGCAGTGGTCTTAGCTATAGTGGTGCTCGTAATCTTAGTGAATTACGTGATTCTGCCGAATTTGTGGTAGTTACTCAGAACGGAGTTAAGGAGAGTGGCACACACCATCCTTCGAGGCTATCATCAACATGATCATTGCAGGAATTGGATCGCGCAAAACACCACAAGAAGTTCTCGACATCTTTGAGAGCTTCGCCAGGAAAGTATCGGCTGGCAAGAATGGTTATGGCGCGTGGATTCGTTCGGGCCATGCTGATGGTGCTGATTATGCCTTTGAAAAGGGTGCGCGAGAGAAGTGTATTGTATATCTTCCGTGGGATAGTTTCAATCACGACAAGCCAATTCTTGGAAAAGCAAGCGCGCTCAACTTCATCGATGAAGACGCTTTCAATATCGTGCTAGAGCACGAGCCACATGCAGTTAGTTGCAGTAATGGCGTTAAGCTACTCAAGTGTCGTAATGTCTATCAAGTCCTTGGTAGAGATATGTGTAGTCACTCTGATCTAGTTGTTTGTTGGACGCCGGGTGGAACGAACTCAGGTGGAACTGGCCTCGCGGTTAAGATCGCCAGAGACTACAATATTCCAGTGATTGATATGGGACAATACCCGACTCCAGTCATCACTGAGAAGTTACTTTGGGACATCATTGAAAAGAACTATCCTCATATTTGGAGTTCAATACCACATGAGACTATTCAAGAGTAGAATTGAGAAGGGCCTTGATAAGGGCAATTGGAGTTTATGGCGTTGGTATGATATCGTCATCAATGGCGAGTCGTATCTTACACGTTTGACGCTATTCAAGTGCCCATGGTTCAGCGTCAAGTTGCACTGGATTCACAAGCCAGATCCTGATCGTGATTTACACGATCATCCATGGCCATTCGCCTCATTCATTCTACGTGGATGGTACAAGGAATTAGAATGTAAGAAGCCAGGACATCGTGGGGCATGGATCGAACGATGTGTTGATGTCGAGCAACGAATGGAAGCCGATAATCGATTTCCAGTTAAGGAACGATTAGTGCGATGGTTCAATACTAAGGACACTCGCGCCGCACACCGCATTACGGAAGCATCTCCAAAGTTGCTTACCTTGGTATTCACAGGAATCAAAAGCAAGGAATGGGGCTTCTATGATGAAGACACATTCAAATACACAGACTGGGAAACATACATTGCTACACAGCAAAAGGCGAAGATGTAATGGAACATGATCTATCTTTTGGAGAACTGAGTGCTGCAAATGCTGCACGTCACGCACAAGGTGGCGGCGGTGGAACAGAGGCTAGTTGGAATATCACCGACTGGACGAATGCCCTATGTGGTGAGGCTGGCGAGCTAGCTAACTTCGCAAAGAAGGTTCGACGAGCACGTCCAACAGATCCCACTCTAGATGAAGCAAAGGAAGACCTAGCTCACGAGTTGGCTGACATCGTTACATACGCAGACTTGATCGCGACCAAGTTGGGTATCAATCTTGCCGAGGCTGTTAGAGCCAAGTTCAACATTGTATCTGATCGAGTAGGAAGTAATATCAAGCTATGAATGACATGCTCGCCGACATGCGCGCTAAGATGGAAGCGCTAAAGAACAAGAAGCGCATCCTGGTGACTGGGCGCGCTATTCCACAACAACCAGATCGTTGCACTGGTCAACAACTTACTCATGGCTTCAAAGAAGCTGGTCATGATGCGTTGTTCTTCGGCTGCTTCTATGGACAGCCCATGAATTTCCTTGGATCTAAGGAATGTCAGTCGATGGATAAGTGGGATCTAGTTGTCGTTACGGAAATGAACGACGGCATGGCTGGATATGAGCCACTCTTTCAGTATCACAAATTGAAGGACGTGCCTAAAGTCTATTGGGACTTTGATGTTTCCTATAACGAAGCATATGGCTATCAACGCGCGGGATCTCATCCATACGATGGTTATCTAGTTGGTAACAAGAACTACGTTCAGGCATTTGCCGATAAGTTCAAGAAGCCAGCACTACATCTACCATACGCATGTTCGCCGATTATCCATCGCAGGATTGAAGGAACCCTAAGAAATCACGTAGTTGGATTCGTTGGTAGTATGACGCCAGAACGCGAGGCTCTGCTACAGAACGTTCATTGCGTGCATGGTGTATTCGGTGATGCCCTCATTAGAGCCACAAACGAGCTATACACAATGATCCACATAAATCAAAATGCCTGTAAGGGATTAGTTCCTGGTCGTCCATGGGAGACGGCTGGATGTGGCGTTAATCTCTTGATGGATCGTGCAAGCTACGAAGACTTTAAGGAATTCCTGACTCCAGAACTTGACGGCATTGCTGTAGTTCCATTCGATAAGCCAGAAGAAATCCAAAAATACATCAAAGACAATCACGACAACCTATCTACTCTAGATGCCTCTGGTAAAAAGCTAATGGAGCATGTTCATACCAACCATAGTTACAAGCACCGCGCAGAAACTATCTTGAAGTGGGCCAGGGAACAAGGGATTTTGAAGTGAATAGACCACTGGTTAGTATTTGCGTTCCTACGTATCACGCTAATGGTCAGCAGGAACGAATCCTCAAGCGACTTGTAAAATCAGTTAGAGAACAGGTCTATCCCAATATCGAGTTGGTGATTAGCGATCAGGACGCCGCGCCCGAAAAAGGCCAGTCTCTTCATGAGTTTATGGACGGCAAGGTTCGCGTCAAGTATCTAGCTTTTGAGGACGAAAGCGGCATCTCGGCACATAATACCAACAACGCTATCCTAAATGCCTCTGGTGAGCTAATCCACATCTTAAACCACGACGACTTTTATTATCACGAGAACGCCTTGCGCGATATGGTTGCCCAGTTAGAGGCGCAGAAGCGTAGTTGGCTCGCAGCAGCCTGCCTGCATACAGACGCTAACGAGACCAAGCTGGAGCGCGTCCATAGCCCTTCCTGGCCTGGGGAGCATGCTTTGGTGGAGGGTGTCAATCGGATTGGGTGTCCTTCAGTTGTGCTGTACCGCCGGGAGTTGAACTTGCGATGCAGCGAACAGATCACTTACGCGATGGATTGCGATCTTTGGATCCAAGCGTTTAGAGCCGGTGGCGAACCGGCAATTCTTCCCAGTGTGGCGGTAGTTATCCGCATGTGGGACCAGCAGTTCACTGCTCAGATGAACTCTGCAAGACAGTTAGAATTAGACAAGATTGCCCTAAGAGCCAAATATGGATACAAGTAACACTTTGAACAAAGGAGAAGAGTAATGAAGCACCAGTATAAAAACATGAAGCTACTTCGTAGTGGAGACTTCCATATTCCAGTAGATCCTGGATATGGAGTGTTAATTGAAGGCGACGATGATTTTGTTGCTCTTATTTTAACACAAGAAAATCTAAAGGCATTAAGAGCAGCGCTCGACCCTTCAACTTGTGATATCGCGATTCAAATTGAGCAAGTAGCTAATGCTTATATGGCAGATCAATGAGATTAGGTCAAAACTTAGGGATGGTATTCCTGGTACTGTAATTGCAAACCAACTTGGTATCGCAAAACAGACTGTTAACGCAATCAAACTAGGACATATATGGAGCGAATAATGAATAACATACAAGTACTTAAACCTAAGTATAGAGTAGAGGAATGTCTAAAAGAGATTGAAATCTGTTTGCGCCAAGGATGGACTGGCCTGGGCTTTAAGACTACAGAGTTTGAAGAAGCCTGGAAGACCTATACTGGGTTGCCAAACGCGCACTTCGTATGCTCGGCGACTGCCGGATTGCACTTAGCCACAAACATCTTGAAGTCCTTCTATGGCTGGAAGGACGACGACGAGGTTATCTCAACATCTCTAACCTTCATTTCGACTAATCACGCTATCCTCTATGAGGGTCTAAAGCCGGTGTTCGCCGATGTAGATTCAGATACCCTATGTCTGGATCCTGTAGATGTCGAAAAGAAAATCACATCAAAGACAAGAGCAGTGATGTATGTAGGGCTCGGTGGTCGTTGTGGACATCTTAAGGAGATTTCAGAACTGTGCAAGAAGCACGGACTCAAGTTAATTCTTGATGCTGCGCATATGGCTGGAACTCGCTCCTTATGGGGTCAGCATGTTGGACACGAGGCGGATGTGACCGTATTTAGTTTTCAGACTGTCAAGAACCTACCTACAGCAGATGGCGGCATGATATGCTTCAGAGACCAAGAGCTTGATGCTCGCGCACGAAAGATGAGTTGGCTTGGAATCGACAAAGATACATACGCTAGGAGTCAACAGGATGGGACGTATAAGTGGAAGTATGACGTTCCCTATCTAGGATTCAAGTATCACGGCAACTCAATTATGGCGGCACTTGGTTTGGTTGGCCTTCGCTATCTGGATGGAGACAATCATAGGCGTCGAGCGATTGCTAGCATCTATGATGAAGAGCTTTCGAGAAAGAAGCTTTGGACGCCAACAGACCTACATTGTTCACAGCAGTCTCAGCACATCTATCAGATCGTAGTTGAAGATAGGGATAATGTTTTGAACAAGTTGAATGAGAGAGGTATCTATCCAGGCGTCCACTACATCGACAATACCAACTACTCGATGTATAGATATGGTTACGATGATTCTCGTTTTGCACACATTGTATCGCAAAAGCTATTGTCGCTTCCAATTCATCTAGAGATGACAGATGACGATGTGAAGAGAGTGGCGCAAGCCGTAAATGAGATTACACTATGAAAGACAGACTTGTAGAACTTGCAGTCCAGTATGGATCAGATAAGGCACAACTTGGATACATGCCCTTGTATGAGGAACACTTCCAACGCTTTGGACTAAGTGCCGACAACGTAAGAAACATTCTAGAGATTGGCACCAACAAGGGCTCATCTCTTCGAATCTGGGCTGAGTTCTTTCCAAATGCACAAGTTCATGGAATCGATATTACTCGTCAGTATGAGATCGCTTCTAACCTAGATCATCCACGAATTAATACGCATCTACTGAACCAGGGATCTAAGTCTGAGCTAGAAGCATTCGTAGATCATGTTGTCAAAGACACAAAGTTCGATATCATCATTGATGACGGATCGCATGATCAGTATGATCAGCAGCTATCACTTAGTATGCTATTTGGGAGCCTAAGAAATGGTGGTCTCTATGTTGTTGAAGACATTATTACTGGTGAAAACTGGTGGGACTCAAATCTCTACAACAAACGCAGAATTCGACCAACTAGAACGATCATGCAAGAATTCGAGCAGACTGGTAGATTGCCAGAAGGTTTCTTGAACGGAAAAGAAATTGAGGCACAAACAGCATACTGCGAATATCGCGAATCTTCAGTTGTGATTTACGAACGACATCATCCGCAGATTGCATTCATAGGAAAGACATGTCGATAGCAATACTATGTGGGAGACATAATGTGTCGTGGACTTTTACGCGGCACATGATGGAGAATTTTGCTTTCAACACTGCATTTGTTGAAGTAGAAACTTCAAACGATATTCTCTCACGAGTATCCATGAATCAACAAGTTCATCTAAGTGAATATCAATCAGAGGATGAGACTGTTAGAAAGATCAAAGAATTTGGCGTTACAACGGTTGTGTTGGCTTGGTGGCCAAAGATCGTTCACAAGCTTAACAAGCTAGGCATTAACGTCATTAATACCCATCCGAGCTACTTGCCATACAATCGTGGTAAGTATCCTTACTATTGGGCTCTAGTAGATGGTACGCCATTCGGCGCGACTATCCATAGAGTAGACGATGGTATCGATACAGGAGAAATCCTATGGCAGAAGAGAGTGCAGCTAGATCCAACAGATACTGGACAGACCGCCTACCACAAGGCTGCTGAAGCCATGGTGGAACTTTTGCGCGAACATGCAGAGGACATAGCGCTGGGTCGTTTCCCAGTAAGCATCAAGCAAGATGGTGACAAAGCAAATCACCACTTTGCCAAAGAACTAGAAGCGCCACCGATTCAGAATAAGACAGAGATCGCATTCATCAATGATCTAAGAGCCAGAACGTTTGACAATAGCAACTCTGGTCGAAAGGTGGTAATTGATGGAGTCACATATCGTGTTCATCTCAAACTCGTAGAGGATGGTTCATGAAAAAGGAATGGCAACAATCAGCACACGATTGCTTTGGAGCATGTATTGCCTCTATAGTTGGAATCTCTACTAAAGACGTTCCACTCTTTGTCACCATGCCAATGACATACATCCAGCGCGCACGTCGATGGCTTCGTAGACGCGGTTTTGTTCTTTCGCAAATGAAGGATATCGATCAGCTAGATCGTAGACGTAACGCGATTGTTGCTGTAGATCCTTTCATGTATGAAGGCTTCCAACTTGCACATGCCACCGTAGTTAGAAATAAGCGCGTAGTTCATGATCCAGCACGAAAAAATCCCAAGAAGCATTACAAGCTAATCTGTGGTTGGGAAATCAGAAAAGTATGATGGATACAACTAAGTTTATCTCAGAAGAAGACCTAGATAAACACTCAGATTGGATATTCGTCTTTGGTGACAATCTAATTCGTAGGGGTTATGGTGGCGCTGCAAGATTGCGCGATCATGCTCAGTCATATGGTTTCATTACCAAGAAGTATCCAGACTGGAGAGAATCAAGCTTTTATACTCCAGAAGAATACAAGCCAGTATTTGAAGTTGAGTATGCAAAGCTGATAGCACTGATTGAAGCAAATCCAACCAAGATGTTCATCGTATCAAAGCTTGGATCCAATCTAGCAAACAAGTTTGGAATCTACGAAGCCATCATTCGCGATCGACTTCTTGAACTAAAAGAAGCATACGGTAACGTAGTGCTAATGGAAGTATGAAAAAACCACTCAATCTCACGGTAATAGACGGTGTGCTAAGAATAGAGATAGGTCTAGATGTTCTTGCGTTTGCTGCACAGTCAAAGTTAGATGATGAACATTTCTTTGCCACAAGCGGCGAAGAGGTAAAATCACCGGATCGTATTGTAGACAATGCTGGCTTTGCTAAAGCTCTCATTAGACAACTAAGCAAAGAAGGAGATATGGACGGATCGACCCCATTAACGCGACTGATTGACGATATGACCATGGAAGTTTTTGAAAGTGGCGACGAATCAATTAGCTGTTCAGATGACTAAGATGAAACCAGACGAAGCATATTGGATTGGATTTATGTTAAAGGAAGTTCGCTAACAATGTCATCTAAAAAACCAAAAGTATTACTTGCTTGCTTATTTGCCGATTTTGGACAAAATGGAAATATGCTTCCAGATTTCTCAAATGCAAGCTGGGAGTATCACAACATCTACAAGCCATGGAAGCAACTGGCGGATGAGGGTGTAGTTGATCTAGAGACCCACTGGTTCGATACGCAAAATAACAAGGATGGATTTGACAGACTCCTAGCGATTGCCAAAGATTGCGACTTCATCTTTCAGGTGGCAGTCAATCATGGATTGTCGATCTGTAAGCCATATTGCGATACAATCCGTGCGGCAAACATTCCGATCGTAGACTACCCACCTGATGTGTGGGCGCGCTTCGATCATCACTCACCAGAGAATTGGATTGTGGGACGCTTTAAGGAAGGATATGTTTCGCACTTCCTAAGTCCTGCAAAGCACTGCATTCCTCTAATGGAACAACATGGACTACCAGTAAGGTATATGCCATTTGGTATCCCAACTATCTGTGATCGTCTAGATGTGGATAAGAAATACGATGTCTCATTTGTTGGTCAGAAGCACGGTATTCGCGGTGAAGTTGTTGACGCTTTTCTTAGGGCTGGTATTCGGGTCCATCTTTTTGGTCACTACTGGGACGGGTATCCTGACTGGCATGGTCGCCCGTCTCCTACTGAGATGGTCAGGATTTTCAACGAAACCAAAGTCAACCTCAACTTCCGATGGACCTCAAGAAATCCAGAAAGAGGACTTGTCAACGGAAGATCGTTCGAACTCATGGGATGCGGAGCCTTTATGCTTGCCACCCAACACAAAGAGTCAGACGAGTTCAGAGAACTTTACGAGAGAGATTGGGACTTCTCCGAGTGCCACTTCGTAAATGAGATGATTCAAAATACTATGTATTACACCGATCCTGACCATGATCATCTAAGGTATGGAATGGCGAATCGCGCATACCTCAAACGTGATCAACATCTTTGGACAGTGCGACTTAAGCGATTCTTGGAGAATGAACTGTGGAAGAAATAACATCCTGGGCTACGTTCAGTCCATGTAGAACACATAGATTTGTGCTTGGTCGCAAATGGAGTGACAAGTCGCTTGTTATGTTTATTGGCTTGAATCCAAGTACGGCCGACGAAACTAAAAACGATCCAACGATCAGACGATGTATTGGATACGCCAAAGACTGGGGATATGGCGGCTTATTGATGACAAACATCTTTGCATATCGATCTACTGATCCCAAACATCTTCTAGAATGTCAGGATCCTATTGGTTCGGGGAATGACGAGGCGTTGCTTCAATGCTATACAGAAGCTGATATGGCAATCGCCGCCTGGGGAACACACGGAACTTTGATGGATAGACACTTGGCAGTTCGTAAGTTGCTACCCAATTTGCACTATCTAAAGCTTACTAAAGATGGACATCCTGGCCATCCATTGTATCTGCCTAAGTTATTGAGGCCAACTCTATGGCAATAGACATTCATCTAGGTGATTCTATTGATGGACTAGATAAACAACACTCAGAGTCTATCGACTGTATGGTGACCAGCCCGCCGTATAAGGACTCCGATGGATATACAGAGTCTTTGATTCGTCATGTATTTGAAGCAGCCTTCTATACAATGAAGAAGAACTCATTGCTCTTTGTAAACTTTGGGCATCTTGCAGAAGATAAGATGCGACCATTCAAGGTTGCAATGATTATTCAGGAGTGCGGCTTTACTTTACAAGAAACCTTTGTATGGATTAAGAATCACTATCGACCCATTCAGGGTAAGCGGCGCGTCAACAATCTCACTGAGTTCATTTTCATGTTTTCAAAGGGCGACATGCCAGAGCTAGATAGACTAGCAGTAGGAATACCATATGCGGATAAGAGCAACATCGGACGATACGCAGTATCGGATCTTAAGTGCGCAGGCAACGTTTGGAACATTGCTTACGACACTATTCAGTCGAGTGAAGACAAGCTTCACAACGATCGCTTTCCACTTGACCTACCGCTCAGGTGTCTCAAGCTTGCTGGCATCAAACCCGGACAGCTTGTATGTGATCCTTTTACTGGGAGTGGCACTACAGCCCTTGCTTGCAAGCAACTAGGACTGAACTACGTCGGGTGGGAGATCAATCAGACGCACTATGAGACAGCGCTAAAGAGGCTTACATGAAGATCATCGTAGCTAGTGGATACTTCAACCCTCTACACAAAGGGCACGTCGAGTATCTTGAGCGTGCTCGAACGTTGGGTGATATGTTGATTGTAATTGTCAACACAGATTTGCAACGAGCTATCAAGGGATCAAAAGAGTTTATGGATCAATATGAACGTATCATGATCGTGAACGCCCTGCGATGCGTAGACCAGTCAGTCCTCGCTATTGATATAGACGGCACAGTATGCAAAACACTAGAGATGCTAAGATCGAATATGCTTAGTACAGATCATCTTACCTTTGCTAAGGGTGGAGATCGGTTTGCCTCTGAAATTCCAGAGGCTGAAGTTTGCCATAGACTAGGAATCGATATGGTAGATGGATTGGGAAACAAGATTCAGAGTTCATCATGGCTCCTAAGATCACAGTAGTTACATACTGCCACGAGAAGCACAAGAAGTGGATCCCATTCTGGATCTCACAACTAGAGAAGCAGACATTTCGTGACTTCAATATTCTCTTCATTGCGCATAACTGGAAGTTTGATTTCACAGAATACCAATGCTGGCTAGATGGCCATACCAAGAACGAAGACGGAACGCTAACGCTGCATACTGGTACTTATCTTGGTGAAGATTTGTGGGATAACTTCGCTAGCTTAGAGCATAGCGGACCTCCAGTTATTGGAGATGTCATCAACTTTGCCCTTAAGCATGTCGATACCGAATACTTTGCACACTGGGACGTGGATGACTGGATTCATCCAGATCGTCTCAAGTTACAGGCAGAGTATCTAGAAGCACATCCAGAAGTAGACTTCCTTGGCACGCGCATGGTTGGTTTTAGAGGAGAGCCTACTGACGAAATGATGAAGCTCGACTATTACGAGCCTAACGAACCTAACGCCAACGTAACAGAACATAAAGACATCTATCAGTGCATGTGGCACAGGGGTCAGAACTGCTTGGGCCATACGACTATGATCTATAAGGTTCAGGCAATGAAGGATCTAGGTGGCTTCTCTATGTCAGACGTTAAGCTAGATGGTAGAAGTCCAGACTTTGAAACGTGGAAGAAGGCACTAATAGCCGGATACGAGTTTCATCGCCTTCCGCAACTATGCGCACTATGGCGACTTGATAGTAGCAGCATAAGATTGTAAACAAAAATCATTTACAGACACATACTATTAAGATGACCCATCAATCTGGTATCTATCAAATACGTAACTTAAAGAATGGGAAGCGCTATATTGGTAGTGCTGTGACTATCAGAACTCGATGGAACGAACATCGTCATGAGTTGCGACACCAATGCCATCATTCTCCAAAGTTGCAAAATTCTTGGAATAAGAATGGAGAAGACATTTTCGCCTTTGAGGTTCTGCTCTACTGCGATTCCGAGCACTGCTTGATGTATGAACAGATCGCTCTCGATCATTTCAAACCAGCATATAACATTCAGCAAATAGCAAAAAGTCCTCTTGGAACAAAACGCACCCATGCTCAAAAACGTCGTATGAGCAAAGCTCATTTTGGTATAAAGCATAAAGATCAAGCTAAGAAGAAACTTATGGATCAACGTATTGGAGAACTAAATCCAAGCGCCAGGATAACAAAACAGATAGTCGTTCAAATTCGACAAATGTATAGAAATGGCATTACACAAACCGCCATAGCTCCTGTCGTTGGTTTAAGTCGTCAACAAGTTAACAGAATCTGTAATAGTAAAAGATGGAGTCATGTATGACGCTAAAGATCGGAGTGATAGCATGGGGAGCAATGGCAGACATTCTGTATGCTACTCCTATCGTAAGATACGTGCGAAGCGAAAATCCAGACGCTGAAATCTCGTGGCTTGTGCGCGACAAGTTCGCAGAAGTCATTGAGACCAATCCAGATATCGATCACGTAGTTAACTTCGTCCTACCAGATGGTCACAATAGTAGGCAAGAAGCTGAGTATGTAATGGATCGAGAAATTCTTACTTACGCAAAGACGAATTTCGACAAGGTGATTGACCTACAGTATTGGCCACGCTACGCTAACTTTTATGAGCGTCCAAACGAGGACTTTATTTCTCTCAGAGCGCGTAACGCTGGGCTAGAACCAACCGCTATCAAAGATCGTTCGATAGTTCTTGAGCCCACCGAAGATGACATTAAGCAAGCTCGTGACTTTCTAGGTAAATATAACCTAAGAGGTAATTGGTTCATAACCGTAAATCATATTAGTTATGCTGCTGCACCAGTTTGCAACTTTGAATACTACCAACAGCTAGTCAATATCCTTAAGGGAGATGACGTATCGGTTGTATTCACTGGAGCAACAAACGAACCAATCCCAGAGGGTGGTATCGATGCTCGTGGCATGCCATACCGCGTATGGTACTGCCTCATATCAATGAGCGACTTCTATCTTGGATTGGATAGTGGCGCTAAAACTCTTGCCTGCGCAACGGAAGTTCCAATGGCAATTCTACACTCGCGCGATTTTCCGCTCAAGAAGACGGGCTGCGCATCAATGGGAATCCGTAGTTCCGACATCATGGAGCTAACAACGATTCCTTCAGTAACTAGTCTAGTTGACATAATCATGTCACATATCCCACCATGGAACAAGCAGACAAACTAATTCACGACTTCCTAAGATCAGATGTATGTAAGGAAGCGCTGGCATGCGACGATTTTCATATCAACACATCGCCAATCACACTCACCTATCTAATTGAACGGCTTGTCATCACGCACGTAAAGCTCTTCATGATGGAGGATCAGGTAAGAGATCCTAAACTAACAGATGCAGAAGTTGGAGCTATCAAGCGAAAGATTGACTATTGGAATGGAGTGCAGAGACCAAGGTTGGTTGAAGGCATCGGAGAAATTATGGCTAAGGCAGTTAAGACAGGAAATGAAGAATTGGTTAGGGAACCAAACCTGAAGGACTACAAGGCAAGAGAATGAACACAATTGACAAGATCAGAAGTCACGCAAAGTTTCTACAACGCTCTCCTAGCACTAACTTTATTCTAGCAACCTCTCTACTAGACCTAAGTGACAGGATGGAAGAGATTGAACAAGAGATTGCAGACAACGAGCCAGAGATAGATACGGAAACTCTTGCGTATACCACACGACTCCGTAATGGAGTCTTCAGTCACGAGAAGGGCCAGATCACTTGGCTCAAGAAGGCACGTAGACTATTCAAGCAAGGAATGCTTGAGCTTCGCACTTCGGTTTCAAAATCCTTTATCTCAAATATGGCGGTGAGCAATATGAGAAAGGCTCTGTTAACTCTAGATGACATCGAATTCTTGACAGCACTTACATCGCCAGAATGGATCAGCAACCGATGAAGAGACAAATCACACTAGGCTCTGTATCGATCACTCCAGTTGAGAGACGTTACGTTGAGCGAGTTCTAGAAACAACTCTAGTTGGTCCATTCGAGTTTAGCAAGCAGGTTGCTGCTAGGGTGGCTGAGTTACACGGATACAAATATGGTCGTTACCTCAATAGTGGCCAATCCGCCTTGACTATCTCGCTGCGCGCCATCATCCAGCAAAAAGGTTGGACGCATCGCCCATTAGTTGCCACACCAGCATGCACATACATCTCGACCCAGGGATCATGCATCTTCGCTGGCTGTGACTTTGTTCTAGTTGATGTTGGAGTTGACGACATTAACATGGATCCAAAGGCGTTGCGAGATACGCTAGAACATCAGAAGTTGATGGGTCGTCCAGTAGATATTGTAATGCCTGTCCATCTGTGTGGCAAGCCAGTCAAGCGCGAGATTAAAGATATCTGCGATCTATACAATCTACCTACGGTAGTTGATAGTTGCGAAACAATCTTTGCACCCAAAGACCTAGATTGGGGAACGATCGTATGCTTCTCTACATTCAGTAACCACACACTCGGCGCTGGCGCTGGTGGTATTACGGTAACGAATGATAAGCAACTCGACTTCTTCCTATTCCAACAGATTTCGCACGGACGTGAAAATGAGAGTGGCGGAACCGATCCTCATACAATGGGTGAACGCTTTCGATTTAGCGAATGGGGCGAGTCACTAAAACCATCAGACCTATATGCAGCAGTGGCTCTTGGTGGTATTGAACGTAGATACGAGATCATCAATGCACAACGATTCAACGCCCTAAGGCTACGAGAACTACTGGAAGGGTTGCCACTTGGATTGCCGTCCATGGATAATCACACCTTTATGTTCTATCCAATTGTGGCAAATGAATCAGTAGACGTTACTAAACTACTAAAGCACCTACATGACAATGGTGTCTTTACACGTAGATTGATGCCGATCACCAATCAACCAGTCGTATTGAAGTATACTGGAATGACACAAGATCAGCTTGACGCGCTATGTCCAAATGCGGCGTTTATCAATCGCCAAGGATTCTATGTTGGCTCTCATCCAGGTTTGATGACTGACGACATCCAGTATCTTGGCAAGAAGATCCGCGAGGGAGTTGAACTAGCATCATGAAGATACTGATCACTGGTGCTCATGGCTTTCTAGGAAAGCACGTTGTTAATCTCCTTAGTAAGAGATCAGACCTTGCGTTGCTTACGCCAACTAGAGCAGAGCTTAACTTGATGCATAGACCTAGCATCGAGGATTATCTACAAGAACACTGGCCACATGTCGTTATTCATCTAGCTGCACAATGTGGTGGTATTGGAATCAATCGCGAAAAGCCCGGCGAGTTCCTATACAATAACATGACAATGACGACAAATCTAATTGATGAAGTTCGTCTATACAACAAACAGTGTAAGTTCGTAGGAATAGGAACAGTATGTAGCTATCCAAAGCATACACCAGTTCCATTCAGGGAAGACGATCTTTACAATGGATATCCAGAAGAGACTAATGCGCCCTATGGATTGGCTAAGCGAATGCAGCTTGAAATGCTGCGCGCTTATCGCACTCAATACGGTCTGCGTGGAATCTTCCTTATCCCAGTCAATATGATTGGCGAGCATGACAACTTCGATGATGACAGTAGTCACGTAGTGCCAGCTATGCTAAAGAAATTCCATCGCGCAAAGCTTAATGGTGACAAAAGCGTAACCCTATGGGGCGACGGTTCTGCATCAAGAGAGTTTTTGTATGCCGGTGATTGCGCTGAGGCAATTCTGCTAGCGACGATGTTTTGCGACTCTAGCGAACCAATCAATATTGGCACAGGAAAAGAGATCACGATTCGCGCTCTCGCAGAGAAGATCAAGAGCGTTGTCGGATTCGAAGGCGAGATTGTATGGGATACGTCTAAGCCTAATGGACAGCCGCGTCGCTGTCTAGATGTCAGCAGGGCGAAGAAAGAGTTTGGTTTTACAGCCAAGTCGGACTTTGATAAAGTCCTAAGAGATACATACGAATGGGCACAACAGAACGGAGTACTATGAAGACAGCAATTGTAACTGGGATCAACGGACAGGATGGCTATTACCTGACCAAGCTTCTGCTCGAAAAGGGCTATCGAGTAGTTGGCGTCCAGCGCCGCACTAGTTCATCAACATCGTGGCGTCTTATAGACCTTCCGACTTATGAAGCGGCAGTAAAAGCCAATCGCCTTATCTTTGAGGCTGGCGACATTACCGACTTCTCTTCGATCTCGCGTATCGTAATGGCATACAAACCAGATGAGTTCTATAACCTAGCGGCTCAGTCCCAGGTATGGCACTCATTCAAGTCGCCTCTGTCTACATTAGAGATTACTGGTCTAGGTGCCGCTGTATGTCTTGAAGCTGTAAGACAATTCGCACCTACATGTAAATTCTACCAAGCAGGCTCGTCAGAGCAATATGGAAACTCGGCGATCCTTGGAAAGTTACAGCCTAAGAAGGGCGTAATCTATGAACGTGTTCTAGATGAGTCTTCTCCAATGATCCCAAGATCACCATATGGCGTAGCCAAGCTCATGGCCCACACGTTGGTCAGAAATTACCGCGAAGCTTACGACATGTTTGCTGTTGGTGGAATCTTGTTTAATCATGAAAGTCCATATCGCGGTGTTGAATTCGTTACGCGAAAGATTACTAAGGGCATCGCAGACATCCTAGCTGGACAAGCTAAGTCGATCGAACTAGGTAATCTAGATTCGTGGCGCGACTGGGGTCACGCGGAAGACTACATGCACGCAGCGTGGCTAATGCTTCAACAACCGTCGCCAGTCGATTACGTGATTGCTACCGGAGAGACACACCAGATTAGTGAATTCTTAGATGAGGCTTTTGGTGTAGTAAACATCAAGGACTGGTCTCAGTATGTAACTGTCAATCAAGAGTTTGTGAGACCGTCAGAGGTTGACGTATTGATCGGTGACGCGAGCAAGGCCAGAGAGGAGCTTGGCTGGGAACCGAAGCACTCGTTCAGAGACCTTGTATATCAAATGGTATCTGCTGATTGCCTCCGCAAGGGTGTTGCACAACATCTTAATAGTCACGTAGAATTTCTCAAGAAGGATAGACAATGAACGATAAAAAGAGACTTAACGCCGAGGGTAAGCATACGATTACTCAGGGCGAGAAAGACGCTTGGAAACGAGGACAGAAAGACTCAGCTAAGAATAGCAAGCTCGCCGAAATCAGAGGCGTAACGCCAGACAAGGCGATTAAGGTAGTTAGACTTTTTGCGGATGGTATGAGCGAACAACATATCATGCAGAAGACTGAACTGACTGCGGATAACGTAAAGAAGGTGCTGGCCAAGTTTAGCATCAACTCAATCGAAGACGCTCGTCGGGTAGTTAAGCGTGGCATCATAGCTGAGCTAGATGATGCAAAGCTTCAGGCGCAAGAAGACGCAACTAGTCAACAGAGAGTGGTGGAAGCAGAACAGTCAAGTCGGCTTGCCGACCATAAGAAGGACTTTGGCGAAAAGCCCAAGCTCTCAAATGAGGAGAAGGATATCAAGTTGCGCGATCGGCGCGACGAGGCTCAGGAGAAGAATAAGCTGGATAAGTTGCGAAGCCTGATTGATCAGGGTATCAAGACTATCCATACTGGATTTCAGATTAGGCTTGTAGATACAGCCGCATTCAAGTCAATGATTCCACATGGAGTTAGCGCGCTACAACGACGCTTCGGTGGATCTAAAAAGGACATCGTTGCTGAGATCCGGCGTCTATCGCCTGGAACAGACACCGATATGTTGAGACCATAACATGGCAGAAATCAACGAAGAAGAAGCCCGCCGTCTTTATCAAGATGAGGGGCTTAGTATGAGACAGGTGGCAACGAAGATGGGCGTTCCACTAGCAACTCTCTCGCGCTTTATGAAGAAGCACGGTATCTCGTCACGAGATAAGGCAGATGCTCAAAAGAACTATCTCAAAGACCACGAACATCAAATGAAGGGTAAGAAGCATTCAGACTCTACCAAGCAGAAGATTTCAAAAGGACTTGGAGAATTCTGGGATAAGTTGTCTGAAGAAGACAAGGAAGAGTTGAAGAAGAAGATTGGAAGTGCTTGGCGTCGTAAGTGGCAACAGATGTCTGACAGCGATCGTCGTTCGATGATGGAATCGCTATCTAACAAAGCCAAGGAAATGCAGGGCAACGGCTCTAGATTGGAAAGGTTCGTAGCTGAAGAATTGCGTCAGCGTGGTTATACAGTAGAGGAACGGTCTACTCACTACACCGCAGGCAAGCAGTTCGAAGTAGATATTGCACTCCCTAAGGAAAGAATTGCAATCGAAATTGATGGACCGACACACTTCTTACCCATACACGGTGAGGATCACCTGAAAGAGCAACAAGAGCGTGACGCTCGCAAAGACGAATTGATCACTAGTGCTGGCATGAATATGTTGCGCATTAGAGACAACAATGGACCGCTAAGTAAGGTCCGCATTGACAGAATCGAACAAGCAATCAAGGAGATCAAAGCAGATGGTAGAACATCAGTCTGGTACGTTGAGTGAACTAGCAGTTGAACAGCCAGTTCTTCCAAATGGTGTTGAGGCACAAAGCGCAGTCGCGCCACCAACAGAAGCACCAATTGTTACGCCAGACCTCGACACCGAGGATTGGTATTCGAAACTTAAGGAAGATGAGTTGTTTAATGGACCGGAAGGTCCGGCTCCTCGCCTACATGGTTTGCGCCGACTAGCACGTCCGTTCGTCAAGTGCGAACGCAGCCAAGTTAATGCGCTAATTGTAGTTCCTCGCCAAGTTAAGCAGACGCTTGAACATAAGAATGGCGATGGCAACCTTATGTCAACTAACGAAGTCATCTGTAATCAGAACTTCCCAATGGCGTCCGTAACGTTCTATATTGAACTTAAGGATGGTCGCGTATTCTCTGATAGTGCAGACGCATACTACCTTAGTTGCAACGAGTTGGGATTGTTCCCAACGGCTGTAGCTTCCGCAAGAGCAGAGGCACGAGCCCTGCGAAAGGTTCTCGGTATCCGTCAGCACGCCGCTGAAGAGATTACTGAGAAGGATGCTGGCGAAGAACTAGCACCAGATGACAATAGTCCAATCAAGCCTGAGCAAGCGAAGTTGATCGAGCGAATGCTTGGTCAAGAAATTACGCTTAAGGATGCATTGGCCAATGTAACGACTAGAGAAGTCTTTACGATAGAAGACCTAACAACCGGCGAAGCTCGCAAGACGCTACGCGCTCTGAACGATTTGAAGAAGAAGAAGCCTAAGAAGGAGGCAAAGAAGTGAACTCTCAAGATACCAAGAAGCAATTCAAAAGCAAGCCATACTACAATATCTACAAGCCTCTCACTAAGGAAGGCGCTGGCGCTGCGCTACAGTTCTCTTACGATGCAACCAAGCAGTCCGTATATCTCGAAGCCGCTCGCCAGAAGGGAGCGAAGCTTGAGATCGGAAGCAAGGAACAGTTTGACTGGGAGAATAAGATTGTATTCAAGCTAGGTGTAACTGATGTTGGACAACTATCACTGTTGTTCACCGGCAAGAAGCTTGAAGTCAAATGTATCCACAAGCCACCGGATGGTAAGCATACATCTGTTCTTGAGATTCGCAAGCAGACTGGTGAGTATGATAACTACGGTCTAAAGCTGAGCAAGACAGAAAAGGGCGAAGAGGGTAACGTTACAAACAGCGTTGCGCTCTATGTAGACCATCACGAGCTACAGATCCTATCTCACTTCTTTCGCGAAGCACTAACGCGGATGTTGGGATTCAATGATCTGGCCTCTTAAGCCAAAACTGATCTGGCATCTGCCAGAGGATAAGAAGGAACTACTCCCTACGAAAGGAACGCCTGATGCAATGGCTTACGACCTAAAGTCGCCAAGTCATGAAACGATTCCTCCGCGTAGTTCTATCCTCATCAATACGCTAGTTGCGGTTACGATCCCAAAAGGATATGCTATCATTTTTGGATCAAGATCGGGTATGGCCGCAAATAGCAGGGTGACAGTTGAGGCTGGTTGGATCGATAGTGATTACCGAGGACTGCTTAAAGTCCTTCTATACAATCACGACGACAAGCCAGTAGAAATTCTGGCTGGACAGCGAGTTGCACAAGCCATGCTTGTCAAAACGCATACAGTAAGAGAACAAACGTCTTTCGCATATCCAGACACCAATGCTACCAAGCGTGGTGCTGGAGGATTTGGATCAACAGGAAAGTGAGGAAGTTATGAGTCACGATGTTAAGCTACCGAATGATGCCTTCGATGCCATGAAGGGATGCGCATCAGAACTACCACCAAGTCAGATTCGTCCCGCTGGGATGACTCGTCAGGAGTGGCGTCGTAAGCAACGAGAGGAAGTTAGTGTTGCTCTCGCCACCGCACCAACACGCACTGGTGTCCGTAAGGATCCAATTCCAACGATCAAATTGGTAAAGTGTCCTAACTGTCAGAAGGATCGCCTCGGTAAGTATCTAGGTGAAGATGGCCAGCCATTCCCAGTCTCTAGCGAGAAGGTGGATGTTCGTGGTAAGGAACGCTTCCTGGATATTTGTGGAACGTGCGCAATGAGATTCCGCGAAGAGGATACACGCTTCGTAATGGCAAACCTTAAGAAGATCCAAGAAGCTATGCGCGCTCGTAAGGACGGCACTAGCAACAAGGACTTCTCAATTGATCTCTAAACGTCATTCGTTCTGGTGGGACCAGACGGCTCCCGACTTCTGCTATCAATCACAACTACCAGGATATGCCGATGTTGTAATCATCGGCGCTGGTATTGCTGGACTTTCGACTGCCTATTGGCTTGCTCGATCAGTTAAGAAAGCAAAGAAGACGTTCCGTGTTCTGGTTCTTGAACAGGCACCACATCCAGCCTTTAAGGCTAGTGGAAGACATGGAGGCGCTGTCTATCTTGGCAGCAACAAGTCGCCAATCACGATTGCTCAAACTATTGGTGACGATAAGGCAGCCGCGCTGTATCGCTTTAGCAAAGAGAACAATAACATGCTCTTCAATTTGCTAGGTGGTGGATTGCAGTGTGGGCTAGAGGATAACGGTGGATTGCGAATGGCAACTACCGCTAAAGAAGTTGTTGAGCTAGATGATAGCCAAGAGTTCTTACGAACTAGAGTCGGCATTACTAGCACGCGCTTTGATCAGAAACAAACACAACATCTTGTCACAGCACCATTAGTTAATGGATCTCTATTCGTGCCTTTTGAGGGCATGATGGATCCATTTGCGTTTTGTAACAATCTATCACGACTGTTAAGAAATGCTGGTGGTGTCTCAGTTGTGTATGGTGCTTCGGTGTGTGACTCTGGATTGAATGAAGATGGAACTTACGTTAGACTAAGCAATGGTCACGTTATCCATGCCGGTGCTATTGTTCACGCAACAACAAAAACTTGTCAATGGAAAGAACTCTTCAAACACATAGTGTATAAGAGAGAACATGTTATTCGAACAACTCCATTCGGAGAAGACCTTGATGACATGGCGCTGCCACTCATGCCAATTGAAATTGGCACATCTAACGACTCAGCGAGACTTACGGGAAGATCGCTGATGATAACCGGAGGAAAATCTGGTCTAAAGAAGGATGTAGAAATGGGTGTGCTAGATGATAGCGACTACAACAAACGTATTTTCGACAACCTGAATGCGGAGATGCTATCGCAACTTCCATTTACTAATCTTCTCGAACTTACTCACGTCTGGACTTACATCGAAACTAGTGCGAAAGACTTGCTACCAGTAATGGGACCACTCAAAGAGCTTCCCGGTCATTACCTAAACGTAGCTCATGGACGCAACAAGCTAGGCTTGGCGTTCCTCGGCGGAAAGAATATCGCAGAGTCTATCCTTGGTTCAAAAGTCAGCAACGAGGAGTTCGAAATTTTCTCACCAAATAGACTCTAAGAGGCACGAATGTTCCGACTGTCTGAAGGATTCCTTGCTCAGTTCAAGGGCAAACAACCAGCGTGGGGTTTTGGCGACCTAAGTTACGTTGTGTATAAGCGAAGTTACGCACGTCAGAAAGAAGACGGCAATCAAGAAGAGTTCTGGGAAACGGCTCAAAGAGTCGTAGAAGGAGTCTTCAACATTCAACTCAAGCACTGCCAACAGGTTGGCTTGCCTTGGAATGCTATGAAGGCACAGACATCTGCTCAAAAGATGTTTGCCAAGATTTGGGAGATGAAGTTCCTTCCACCTGGACGCGGATTATGGCTAATGGGCACGCCAGTCATCGAAAAGATTGGAAGTGCTGGCCTTAACAACTGTGGCTTCATCTCGACTAAAGAGATCCATAAGGATTTCTCTTATCCATTCTGCTGGTCGGCAGATATGCTTATGCTAGGTGTCGGTATTGGATTCGATACTAAGGGTGCTGGAAAACTAACTATTCATGCACCAACCAAAGAAGAGACCACATTCGTCGTTCCCGACTCTCGCGAGGGTTGGGTTGACGCTATTCGCCAGCTATTAGAGTCGTACGCGAAGACGGGTCGGCACACCGTCCGGTTCGACTTTAGCCTAGTAAGAGGCCCTGGGCTGCCAATCAAGGGCTTCGGTGGCACGTCAAGTGGACCTGAGCCACTGCGCTCTGGCCTAGAATCGATTCGTTTACTGCTCGACGAAAACGCTGGCAAGCCGATTACGTCAGTAGTTATTACCGACATCATGAATTTCATTGGCAAACTAGTTGTCAGTGGTAACGTTAGACGATCAGCCGAGATCGCTATTGGCGAAGTAGAAGACGTTGACTTCCTTCAAATGAAGGATTGGCGTCTGTTCCCCAATGAACTGAACGATCGGCGCTGGGCATCTAACAACTCAGTGTTTGTGAAATCCACAACGAACTTCGAAGAAGTCGTAAAGCGCACCATTGTAAATGGCGAGCCAGGATTTATCTTCCTTGAGAACGCGCGCCACTATGGCAGAGTTAAGGATGGTTGGAACGATGTCTCTAGCGACAAGTATGATGATGTAGATGGCTTTAATCCCTGTGCGGAGCAAGGCTTGCGTCACGGTGAACTATGTTGTCTAGTTGAAACATTTCCCGCCAACCACGAAAGCGCAGAAGAATACTTGGATACACTCAAGTATGCATTTCTATACGCGAAGACTGTAACACTTGTGGCAACACATAGTCCGCTCACCAATCAGGTGATGTTGCAGAATCGTCGTATCGGACTTAGCATGTCTGGTATTCAGCAGGCGATCAAGAAGTTTACCTTCGGCAAGTTTTTCACAGAGTTCTGTGATCAGGGTTATGAGAAGGTGCGTCACTGGGACAAAATCTATTCTAGATGGCTCGGTATCCCAACCTCTATCAAGGTTACTACTGTTAAGCCAAGCGGAAGTGTTTCGCTACTTGCTGGTGCTACGCCAGGAGTTCACTGCACACACGCACCATTCTATCTAAGAACGGTTCGTATGCCAGCGCTTGATCCTATGGTAGTCAAGCTACTGAACGCGGGATACCGCATCGAGGTAGAGTTGCGCGAAGTGGATAGACGAAAGGCAAGTGATATCGAAAATCACCTATTGCTTACGGCTGCGCTTCATGCGTCGGAAGGCTATCAGAAGTTTGGCGATCTAGGTGGTTCTGTTGTTGTCTACTTCCCAGTCAAGGAAGAGAACTTCACCAAGTCCAAGTTTGAGATTTCCCTATGGGAACAGCTTTGCCTTGCGCGCGAACTACAAGATAAGTGGTCAGACAATTCGGTAAGTGTTACCGTAACCTTCAAGCCAGAAGAGGCTAAGGATCTGAAGAGCGCCATCGAATACATGGCACCTTACGTAAAGACACTCAGCTTCCTTCCACTAGAAGATCACAACTATGCACAGGCTCCATATCAGACGTGTTCGGAAAGTGAACATAATGAATATGCACGTAGCTTGAAGAAGATCCGCCTTGGTTCTGTAAAGGGCAAGGAAGGTGGTAGTAAGTTCTGTACCAATGATTCGTGTGAAATATGAAACCTAATTGGGACCAGTATTTCATCTCGATCGCTAAAGTTGTATCAACTAGGTCTGAGTGTCTAAGGGCTAAGCATGGTGCCGTAATCGTAAGTGCTAGCAATAGGATACTCAGTACGGGATATAACAATCCTCCAGCAGGATTACCTGGATGTGAAGAGCTAGGTAAGTGTATAATTGTAGATAGACCTGGATATGGTCCAAGTTGTCGCAATACAGTTCATGCCGAAATGAATGCTCTGTTTCACCTAGGTGGTAGGGCTGATGAAGCACACAAGCTGTATGTAACCGGCACTACTTGCACAACTTGCCTAGAGCATATCTTGAAATTTGGCATTAAACACATCACCTGTGGACAACACTACAACAGCGATAAAGGGGCAGAAGAACGCGATAGTCTTCTAAAGACATTTGGCGCTACACTGACCTTCATGCAGGAGAATTGACATGGTTAACGTTAACGTTCGGTTTCCCAACCTTTCACAAGCACCAAGAACAGAGATAGCATATGCCGCTCTTCCTTTTGCACAAGGAGAGTGGAATGGTATAACTCCTCTTGTTCTAAGAGATGCGCAGGAACAGCTTGTTGATTCTCATATTGAACCACTTGGTGTTAGATGGCCCGATGGCTCTGTGAGATACGGAAAGCTACTAGCAAGAGTAAGTCTTGGTCCTAATGAAACCAAGCAAATGGTTGTAACTGAAGGAACGCCTCAGACTACTCCATTCATTGTACACGAAAGCCTTTTGGCTTCTGCTGGCAACATTGCAATGGCGCTACGCATTAAGGTAGATGGTCAGTGGACATCAACCAACCTTGTCAATAACCTACGTGTTCTAGAAGACAATCGTCTTCGAAAAGTAATTCGTTCGCGTGAGCGTATCGGCAACTTCGTTGTAGATGTCAAAGTATATCTGATGTCACAGCAACAACTTGTCAAGTTTGAATTGTCAGTAACTGGATCCAATCCAGCTAATACTCTCCTGATGTATCCATTCGAGGAGATTCAACTTGTTGTAGATGGCAACTGCTATGCTAATATTAGAGGCGCGGCTCGCCGTGGTGTTACATCAATTGTGCCATACAAACAATTCAGATTGATGGCTAACGATTATTTTGGCAATGGTCAAAAGCAGTCTTGGTATGGGGAAATTTTCCCACAACTTGATTTCAATAACATGGATCAGGTTTCAAATGCAGTTTCTTCTGTCCAATACGTTCTTTATGGAATGTCTCCAGACTGGAAGAACAAGGATGCCTATGCTTCTCTAGGTGTAGTACAGCAACCAGATAATCCTAACGTCAATAATCATTGGACTCAACTAGTCCAAGAGTTCCATCAATACTACAACTTTGTAAACTCTCAAGGTGGACCATGGGATGATTACATGTTGGGTGTTACTGCCACTCCAGGACAAACCGGAGCCCAGGCAGACTTCGGCAATCTTGAAGCTGGTGCCGTTCTTCATATGGGCGCGGCAGAACTTCTAGATATGCTTTACTTCATGGCGACAGAAGAGACGAAGCGTCCTGGTCACTACTTTGAAGTTGATGGAAGAGAGGTAACATCAGCCGCACACCCAAACTGGGTAGCTTGGGCTGGTCAGACACACTGGCACACGGTGGTATCACCTGATCGTCTAGGAAAAACAGGACCAAACCTTGGTGGAAATCATCATGGTTGGTTTGGCAAAGACGCAGAGCACTGGTCAAGCAACCTACTATCACTAGCATCTTTGATGACTGGTTCATATCTATTGCTAGATGAAGTAAATACAGAGATAGAACTCTATCTTGCCGAGCACACAATTCCAAGCATGAAGCCTGGATGGTCAACAAACGGTCGTGGAGCACCAAGAGCTTTTGGTAGAACTCATCATGCAATGTGTAACCACTATCTACTTACTGGTCGTCAGGATCTAGTAACTAGAATGCTTGCTAGATTTACTGAATGTGTCCTGCCTAATTGGGATGGCGCTACACGCTCACCAGTTAGAAACTGGTCAAATCTAAGAGACGATCGTGTTCTTGGATCTACGACTGATGCGTGGGTTCCATGGAATGAATCTCTGGGATTCGTTGGTGCTGTTGCTCTATACAACGTTACTCGAAACGTTGCAGTTAAAGAGATGCTTACAGCCTGGGGAAATACTATCCTAAACTATGGATGGCATGCTGACTTCGATGGATCTAGTATCGTAAGTCTAAGCCATGGTGGTGGGGTTAGATGGTTTAATGATGGACATGCTCTAGTAGAGTCAGAGTATCACAATCCATCATATTATGTTCCTGCTGGTGGCGGTTTGATCCTATGGGGAGTCCAGGTGCTTGAGGTTATTAGAAACAACCCACAAGTCTTTGGAGAAGAAAACGCGAACAAAGCATCTATGTATGCACAATACATGAGAGCACAGTATACTCCACAACCCAACGTTCCATTCTCGGAGTTCGGACAATGGCTAGCAATTAAGCTCATGCCATAAGAATGGACGTGAAACATCTAACAAGACATGATCGAAGCAAAGATTATCGCTGACTCAATCAGTCAAACAAACGCACGTCTCACCACCTTTCAACTTATCTATCCGCGAATGGTCCACGCGGAATTGATGACGCACCGTGTGTTCAGCAGGAACGCATCGAGTTCGCGCGCAATTCCCGTGGCCAAGATCATTCAGCAGGTAATCGATAATCCAGCCATGCCCGTTTACTGGGGAAAAAACCAGAAGGGCATGCAGGCTAGAGAGGAACTTACAGGTGAGGCGCTAGAAAAAGCCAAGCAAATTTGGCTAGCCGCACGAGATGCGGCGGTTGTGGAGGCTCGGAAGTTGGTTGAGATTGATCTGCATAAGCAGATCGCCAATCGTATCCTAGAGCCATGGCACCATATTCACGTCGTTGTAACCGCAACAGACTTTGACAACTTCTTTGCCCTCCGTTGTCACCCGGACGCGCAACCAGAAATCAAGATTCTTGCCGAACAGATGCGTGATTTGTTCTATACTAACAAACCAAAAGTAGCAGAGATCGGAATGTGGCACCTACCATATGTAGGATATGCGCCAATTCTTGTTCCACAAAATCAGGGTGAGATTAAGGCTTCTGTTGCTAGATGTGCTCGTGTATCTTATATGACTCACGACAATCAGAATCCTACCCTTGAAAAGGACATTGAGCTACACGATCAGTTGCTAGCGTCTGTTCATATGTCGCCCTTCGAACATCCTGCGACTCCAATGGTTGATCCTAGTCAGTACAGTGGAAACTTCCGTGGCTGGATTCAGTATCGCAAAACCATTAAGGGTGAGTGTTACACAAACTATGTTAGACCAACCCAAAAGTCATGAAGAAGTCCTAGCAGAATATCGCAGGGCTTTACATCGTGGAGAGGATGTTTTCGTAGATAAGATTCCTGTCTACGCGCTTGGAACGGCACAACCAGTTGCGCATGCAACAGTATCACTGCCAGTAGCTCCTCAGACAATTCCAATTGTCTCTGGTATGATCTCTGGTGTCTTTCTAAGTGGCCTCATGCCTATGAATGGATCACTATGGAATGAAGCAGCCGAAGACCAAGAACAAAGAAAAGAGAGGATGTTGAAGATGGGAAACAAAGTTCTACGACATGTGAATGCGCACGAGACTGCTAGACTCGGAGAACTCTCTGATATCATTCGTAAAAGAATGCAATACCTTAGAGACTCTGCATCATTTACAAATGCACAATGGAAGGATTTCGCTGTACTTTCCGAGGCGCTCAACGAGATGATTGGAGATCCATATGATACAGAATCTACTGAATCTGACTGAAGTAGCAGCGTTGGAGATCAAAAGACTCGCTTCTCAAGCGAGCCAACTACCCAAAGTTAGATTGGCTTGTAGGGGCGGTGGATGTGCTGGCTATACTATCCACATGGACCTTACGTCTAACCCGCCCGATCCTGAGATGGATCTCCTCTACGAGAATCAGGGTGTGACGTTCGTAGTTGATTACAAGAGCGCTACGTTCTTTGACGGCGCTACACTTGACTTTGGTGGCACTATGCTAGACCGTGGTTTCAAGTGGACTTTTCCGCAAGCTCGCGGAGGGTGTGGCTGCGGTACGAGCTTTACCTTCTAGGTAGCCTGTCCTTCTGAATCAGCCCTCTTTGGCTCTTCTTCATCGATTATCTCACATAGAGTTTCGATGCACTTACTGAGCTTTTTGCCAGACTTTCCGTTGAGATTTTTGATCTCTTGGGCTAGGCGGGGCACTTCTGGCTTCTGATCTTTAGTTGGCTTGTTCATACTACAGTTCTCTTAGCTGCGAGATAAGCAAATTGATAAATGCAATCTCGCCTGCTGTAAGTGGTTGATTGACATTTGGTTGATCAATAGATAAACTAATTCTAGCTGTCAATGTTGTGATTAGAAGCTCAATGTCATTCCATCGAGGATCCTGTTGTGCTGCCTCAAGCGATCCGCTCACCCTTATCAACCTTTCTTTCATGCGAACAAGTCGCTCAAGTCTTCTTAGCCTTACATCTAGGTTCATGATCGTTTGTCCTTGATGGTTTCCTTTAGTTGACGAAGCTGTTCTGCCAACTTATTGACAGCCTGAGACATCTTCTCATCTGTATGGTTTTTGCTAACTAGTGCGGAAGTAACCTCTGTTACCAACTCGATCAACGATTCGTTATACTCTTTTTCACGAGCATAAGATTTGCTATCCTTTTTGATATAGGACTTCCATAGCATAACTAGAATTGGTACCGTAATACCAAGCTGTGCTAGTTGCATTATTTCTGTTGCGCCCATATTAGAGTAGGGTTGGAAAGGGTTGATGTGCTAGGATGCAGTGGAATCCACTATAACTTGCGTTAGTCGATGCGGTTCCAAGTTGTATTGATACACGAAGATTTACAGGAGTGCTGAAGTCTACAGTACCGCTTGTGGCAACACTTGACCAACTACCACCGACGTTAGCTGTACCAAAATCTCCGTTTCCAGTTATTGATCCGGCTGTTCTAGTTGCAAGTTCTACAGATCCACGTACGCGTTGACCAGTTAGAGATCCAAGAGAACAAATATCAGCGTATAGAACAAAATCTGCTGGTCGTGGACCTTGAGCTACAGAAAGCAGGTCTCCCCAAATGGCAGTACCATTTATGTAGACGCGCGGTGTCAAGTTTACGTTTGCACCAGCCATATTTGTGAAGCTACCAACACACTCTAGATAAAGTTTTCCACTTGCACTTAATGTATTAGCAGGAATCGTGTAGTTGTAGATGTCTCGTTCTGCGCTACTATTGATGATTGCGCCGCTATTGGCAGTGATTACAGCGTGAACGGTTGTGCGCGCATCACGGTTAGTTACAACAGGAGCACTCTTAATTGTTGCTCTAGTTGCAAATGTTCCACTTGCAGCTTGTAATTCGGCCCATCTATTGGTGCTACTTCCTAGATTGAATGCTAGGTCTCTACCGGGTAGATTATGACCATGAGTCATTAGATAGCCACCAGATGGATTTGGAATAAGTGATTCAATAAATCCACTTACCGCATAGAACTGAGACCAACGCAGTCCTTGTAGACCTAGTGGAAATGTTGCATCTGGCGATGGTGCAGCAGCATTACCGAAGAATGTTCCGCCGTTCATTATGGCTAGACCAAAAACACCGAATGAACTAAGAGCAACTAGGTTAGTTGTTGCTGTGATATCACCAGCAGTAATCGTAGTTGAGCCAAGTGTTCCTATGGTTCCACTTGCTGCAAAGATGTTCTCCCAACGTAAAGCACTTGTGCCTAGCGAATAGAGCGCATCTCTTTCTGGAACGATACTTCCAATTGAGGTTACATAAGTTCCAGATGTTTGTGGCGATAGTGTATTGAATACACCACTTGCTGCATGCATCCGTGAATAACGGAGCGCACTGGTACCAATCGCATAAAGGCGATCTGTCTGAGGAACGATATTGCGAGTTGTTAACGTTCCAGTAATCTGTGCAGTACTTGAAACCGTAAGTGTGTCTGCTGCAACGCCACCATTAAGTGTAGCACCAGTAGATGTAGATATGCTCTCAAAGTTTACAGCACCATTAGAGAAGTCAAGAGTTGCTGCTCCAAGATCCCAAAGTGTTTGTCCAACTTGAGATATTTGGAAGCCATCTACATTTAGTAGAAGTGAGCGATCAAGTGTTAGGTCGCGAATCGTAGCACTAGTAGCCGACAGCGAATCGGTTACAATATCAGTACTCGACAAGGTTGCTACTGTACCACTGGTAGCAAATAGATTTGCCCAGCGCTGTCCTGTAGTTCCTAGTGAGTAGATGTTGTGTCTATTGGGAACGATGCTAGCAGCAGCATCTACACGAGTTCCAGACGCAGGAGCACCAATCGTATTGAAGATACCACTTGCGGCGTGCATACGAGCCCAGCGACGACTAAGTGCGCCGACTGATCTACGAGCATCTACAATAGGAACAAGATCACCATCTTCAACTACGATGAAAGTTCCTGAAGTTGGTGGTGCTAGGTGATTAAAGACACCACTACCAGCATACATAGCATCGTAACGTAGTCCAACTGCTCCAATAGATCCAAAGTCGTTTCCAGCAATATCATTAGCTGGAACAACTCGTGATGATGTAAGAGTACCTGTTAGTCCACCCTGGAAATCTGCGGTACCATCTACGCTGAGGTCTGCACCACCAATAAGCTGTAACGTTCCACCGGCTATTCCAACGTCCATTTGGGTAAATAAAAACGTCTTGGTGATTGGGAAATCTCCTTGAACGCTGAAACCCTGATCGTTCCACTCCATGGTTGGGAATGGTGATGCACTAGTTGGATCTGGTCCCAGATATCCGCTATTAGCAGCTAGATGTCCTGTATGTGTCGTAAACCATCTAAGGTCTGGACGACCCAAATCTATAACAAGGTCTCTATCTGGACGGAGCGCTACTCCGCTACCAACAATAATGGAGCGTGTGTTTGTGCTGTCAGCGCGGAGGGTGAGGTCACCACTTTGTGCCCTCACCTGCCCGCTGGTATCAACGAATACTACGTCCCCATTAAAGTTGGGCATCTTAGCTTACTCTTGCTCTGTATCCTGTAACGATGAAGAATCCTGAAGCCGCAGAGTCTAGTTCAACTCGCACAACGTTTGTGCTAATTGGACTGTAGTTTACGATCACTGGCTTCGCAACACCTGGGAAACCAGATGGGTCAGCGCTGTACATATCGACCGTTACATCGTATGTTCCAAGTGCGTGAGTTAGATCGTGAACGAATGCTGCTGTGTCAACGCCACGAACATAGCCCAATACTCTTGGTGTAGTTGCAGCGATAGCTCCAGACGTTCCGACAACGTTGTCTTTTAGCTCGTTCAAAGCGCCAACTACTGAAGATGCTACGAAACGTGCATCTAGACCAGCATGGCCAGTCTGGCAGAAGGCTAGTGGATTGGTTAGGAATGTGTCGTCGAAGAAGATCGAACTTACATTTGAAGTGATCTTTCCGCTACCGACAAAGACGATTGGTGTATTGAAAAGGACCATGGAACCTCTTGTTTGTGGTAAATGTGGGCGCGCGTACTGTTTATACACTAACCAACAAAGACTATACGACCTGATGTTGGAACATCTAAACTTATCACAGCGTGATTGAGTCCAGACGCATAAACGTTTGTCGGAAACATTACTGTTGGTGGACTTTCAACCGTTGACCACATTGACCATGTAAAATCCGATGTGTTTAGATGGTGAGCGAGAACAAATTCATAGCCAGAAGTTGGCGTGAAGTTCAGCGCTGCCTTGGAAAGCATTACTCCACTGAGTGTCAGTAGATCGGCTGAGTGTTGTTGTAATACCGCACCAGACGCTGGTGTGAAGATTGCATTTAGCTGAATTACTTGACCGCTAGTTGATATCGCGATACTTCGATTTGGTGAATCTAGATCGATAATACCTGACAAACTTTCAAGTGATTGAACTCCCGCAGTGGTCGTAACTATGGCAGAGCCCGAAACTGGGGCTGCCTGTGTTCCGATAATTCCACCACGCATGATTCCCATTACGATAGTTCCAAAATACGAACATCTACGTTAGATACTGCAACGCCATAGATTTCAATCTCTGCGTTCATATCAAATGGAATCGAAGCACCAGGAGGAAGTGGCCATCCGTTATTGACAGTAAGTGATGTATCAAAGCCAATGTAAAGAGTAACCGAAGAGCTATTGTTATAGACAGCAATCGCTCGACGATTTCGCATAGCTGATGTTGGCAGCTTGGTAGCAGTACTACCTACTGTCTTCATTGATACCAATCCACTAGCGCCTACACTTGAGTCTTCTGGATTGATAATGACCGCATTGGTTCCTCTTAGGTGTCGTTCATGACTTACCGAGTTTTCCGGTATCACTCTTTTGAGTGGATTTAGACCACTGCCTACTACGACGCTACTTTCATTTGCCATAGTGATACCTAGTCAATGTGGAAATGCCAGACTTGATGTTTGGCAAAGAACGTAATACGATATGAACCAGATTCTAGCCTTGATTCAAGATCGACAATAAGTTGATCGTTCAGTGTTAGCTTCTTAGCATTGACCAAGCTAACCACCTGCTCTCTAGAGAGCCCCATTACAACAGATAGGGCTCTGCCAGTCACTGGCTTCAGATCATACTTACCATAGTGGTGTTCTGTGATCTTCTTCTTGCTAGAGAAGATGTTTTTGACCCATTGAAACATATCATATCCTATCCTATCGGACTACTCCAATTATTGAACTGGTCAGAAGACCACCTAGCGATCCCAAGAGGGATGTGCTTGAGCCTAACATGTTAGGCTAGCTCAATGATGCGAACATCTACTGGAGATGCCGAGATACCCCAAACCTTGATTGCTCCATTCACTTGGAGTGGAAGGGTTTGTCCCGATGCTAGCGGGAAACCATTGCTGGCGCTGACGTTGGAGTTGAATCCAATGTATAGCGGCGCGGCTGACGCATTATAGATTGCAATCGCGCGTCGATAGGGAAGTGGCGTAAGTGGCAGCAGCGTTGGTACGTTGCTAGTAGTTGTTCGTTGGCTACCAGAACCGACCAGACCAGCACTATTGTCTTCTGGATTGATAACGCACACGTCAGTTCCGCGAAGGTGCCGCTCATTAGAGCGCGCGTTAAACGGAGTTGCGTATTTTGCTGGATTGAGACCCGACCCAATGATTACTGAACTTTCTTGTGCCATGTTTTAACCTCTAGGGTGTGATGGTAGATGATGAGTTCTACCATCTCATACACTAAAGGTCAGAGCGATCAGATCGTCTTTGGCTTGGGCATGCCAGGATTTCCACGGTGTCCGGCCTCCTGATTCACCTTATCTCCTGCTAGGCTGGCTTCTTGCGTCATGATGGTGACACCATGCTTCTTGCCAACTTGAGTTTTTGACTGCTCTACTGCGCGCATGATGTCTACATGCAGGGCGCGCTTCTGTTCTTCGGTAACGATCTTTGGACGACTGCTGATGAGTTCCCAAACTGTTTGATTTAGATCCATGTTAGTTCTCTACTTTGGTAATGGTTGATTGCGCTTTTTCTAGAAGTTCTCTTACTGTATGACCTTTGAGTACAACGGCTAGATTTGTCACAGGATGTCCCATGTGTGTATGCACTAGTCCATTGTAGATACCTATGACTTTTCCCTGTCTATTGAAGACTGGACCGCCAGATGCTCCATAGAAGATACCATGGTAAACTCTAAAGAAAGCATCTTGATTGATATCCCAAGGATACTGATATGCGAACATACCAATGAATGGTTGTGTTCCATTTGTAGATGCGATTATGCCCTCTCTTAGAAAGAGACCATCCGCATTATCTGATCCTAGACCATAGATGTGGTCGTATGGTTGGATTGATTCGAATTCCTCTTTTGTTGCTAGTTGTGCGCATGGTAGTTTCACAGCTAGTTCCATAGAGAAAATTCCCCAATCTGAACCAGGAACCATCCAATCAAAATCGATCAATGATGTATTCAGCATTGTGAGTGGAGCATGAAAACCGTCTTGATAAACGATAGTCATCTTTTTGATCTTCTCTGCTTCTTCTGGTTTCTTTGTAAGAGCATCACGAAGATCCTCAAGTACATGATACGCTGTTAGAACTCTGTATCGCCAGTTGCCATTCTCTGTCTTGGTGCGCCCAATGAGAATACCAGTTCCAACGCTGCCAACGCTATTTAGTCTAATCGTTACACCAGACTTGATTGCCTCGGTAAGTGGATCTCCTGCAACTAGGTTAGAAACGTGTGGTAAAGGAACAGGAACATTGCTGGTTGCCGCTATGTGTATTCCTGCAATTGCAGAGAATAATAGGGCAAACAACAAAACGAAAGGGCGGGCAGTGTTCATACAGACTCCTCTACTTAATTGCAATGGCAGCGGCTTTAGCTGCTAGTAGAATGGCACCAATTAAGCGTGCGCACGATTCTTTTGTCGCCGTAGCCCTTTTGATGTCTGCGATGGTTTCTCTAATCTTCTTCTCATCTGGTAGTGAAAACACTGGAGTATCTCTATCGAAGACACTGCCAATGTTGGATTGACCTGCAATTGCATCAGCCTTAGCTTGATCTGCAACGTTTGTTAGAAACGCGGTGAGCATCTCACGGATTTTATTCTCGTCCACGACTTGCCTCCACAATCTTTACGATCCAAAAATCTACATTATCAACGGTAATTGGTGTTGCTGACATGTAGCTGTATACAGCTTCAATAAGCTGCTTGGTCGCAATAATGTTCTGACCAATTGGGCCAGTCATATCTTTGCGGCGCTTCTCTATCTTCGCAAAGGTGGAGCGCAATTCTTCATCTCTTTTGCCCTCTAGCTCTGCTATTTGCTTAATCTTGTCCTCGTCGGACATTTGCGCAAGTCTAACAGCCTGGATCTTTTCTTCGTAAACAAATGTTACGTGATACAGAACTGCCGCCTTACAATCTTCTTCGTAGGTGTTCAGGATCGTTTCTACGTTCTGCTGAATCACCAGCATTCCCTGATATGCTCCACGCTGTCCATCAATAACCTTAGATGGAGTACTGCTAAATAGCGAACAAGAGGCTAGGAGTGAAATACAAAAGCCGTATAGGAAGCTTTTTAGTATTCCCATGTTTCTCTTAGCCTTCTCTTAACATCGCGCATCTTGTTAACGATGGCATGTTCGAGTTCTGAAATAGCAGCCTCTACGAACTGCTTCTCATGATGTGGAATGTCATCATTAAGCATAGCCTGGAACATCTCTAGATGTCTTACCATTTGCTTTAGAAGCTCAACGTCTCGTATGGGATAGGGGCTCATTGAGCTTACGCTTGATAGTAGTTGGTGAACATTTCTCGACTCTGATTCGCTTAAACCTTGGTAGGTCATAGCTAATATAGTAGAGACGTGAGTCGCTTGCGAACTTGCTGTCTGTTTTGACTTCGCCATTCAACTCCTCAACCAATCTGCTATCAGTGTATAGCAATAACTCCTCTCCAGCAGGAGGATCACCAAGCTCGCGTAATTGTTCCATGAGGTTGTTGAATACATACCACCTGAAACAATAAAGCGCCGTGGCATCATATTCGATACCAACCGGCGCGTCGTATGTTCTGATTACTTCTCCGAGTGGGCCTTCTAATCTAAATCCCTGCTCATTGAAGTATCCTAAGATCATCTTACTTCATGCCCACTTCGATACCAGTTAGCACAGCTAGCAATACAGCCTTAGTGCGCTCTGATCCAATTCCTTCTACACCAAGCTGTACACCACCAAGGGCAGAGTTGGCTAGTCGAACGCAAGCACGGATAAGCGCAATGTCGTCCTCTTCTAGTCCTGCCTTTGCTAGTTGTTCTGCAAACTGGACCATCAGCGCATCTACCGAATTAGGTAGCGAAATAGTTCCACCCTCAATAACCTGCTTGGTCTGAGTTGAAACTAGCACGAGCGCGTCGCGTATCTCTTGCTTGAGTTCCTTCTTGAGAAGGATCGCACCAATCGTTACGGCGCTTTCGGTGTCTTGGACTACTTGATTGAACTGCTGTTCAGTCATTTCGCCCATGTTTTGTCCACCAACTACGCAACATGGCAGAACCAGCATAAGTGCAGCCATCATACCTGTAAAAGTCTTCTTCATTGCTATTCTCCTCTTACTCTTGCCCGATCGGGAAGAGGTCTTTGTGTGTCTTCAAATCTGTCTTCCCACTGGCTCTTCAGCTTTTCCTGAGCAGCAGACCGTGCCTTTCCAGGAGTTAGCGCCCTAAGGGTGCCCTCTTGAAACCGAACAGAGTCAGCGATCACGGAGTCAGCCTGGGCAGTGGTTGGTACAGGCAAACGCTCACGAGTAGAGGCGGGGATGGCAATAGGCGGAACGGAACCAGCCTGGGGCGCTGGTGTTGGCTCTAGAACGTCACCTGGGGTGGCTGGTGCCTCTTGGTTAGCCTCAACGCTAACTACGGGTGCCGCAACAGGGGTTACGATTCGAACCGGCGTAGGGGCTTGTAGAACCTCGTCGCCTTCTAATCGTGCCTTAATCTGTGCTAGGGCTTCGTCAGAAATCTCATACTCATTACCACCTAGGATAAGCGTATGAGTCTGAGCGTCCTTCGCCAGTCTCTTCTTCGTCCAGTCACAAAGTCTGATCGTAGCCATACTTCCTCCAACTCCTATGATACACTAAAAGGGATTGTCCTCTAGCTCACCGAATCGCTCCATAATATCAACTAGGGCAGGATTGCGTTGAACGTCACGATAGTCATTAAGTTCTACGATACCTACACTCTTGAGTAGCGTAGGTGTTCTTAGTTTGTCAATAGCATGCTTTAGAGCAGAGTCACCATCTTGTAGGTCTGACTGTCTCAGGTCTCCGTTAAAGACCATCCGAGAGTGAATACCAAGACGACTCATAACCATATAGACGCCATTGGCCGATTGGCGAATGTTCTGAGCCTCTTCGACGATGACGAATGCGTGGTTAAGACTTCTGCCACGTAGCAACGTAAGTGGAATGAACTCAATGAAGCCGCCAGTGACTAGCTTTTCAATTGAAGTCTTGTCAAGAAACATTCCCATATTGTCGATGACGCTTGAACCATATGGAACCATCTTCTCTAGAATGGTTCCTGGAAGTGCGCCAATTGACTCGCCAAACTTGTTACCAATGACTGGGCGAACAATAACGATCTTCTCGATCTTGTCTTTTGGATCTAGCAAAGCCTGAACAGCAGCATATGCTGCAAGTAGAGTCTTGCCAGTTCCAGCCAAGCCTACCCCAAACGTGAATGTCTTTCTGTAGATGCTTTCGAGATAGTTCTCCTGATTGGTAGAACGTGGCTCGATCATTCTACTGATGGCAATACCATCGAGAGGATTGGATCTTGGGGTCTTTGGTTGTTGATGATTCATCAGAGTGAACTCCAGCCGTTTAGCTTGTCCTTATCGATCATGAGATTACCTTCTAGATGGTCAGTTTCGTGTTGAAAGATACGCGCTTCCATACCAGTCAATTGTGTACTAATACGTTCACCGATCTCATTGTCGTATTGAACAGAGATTGATTTTGAACGTGAAACAATAGCACCGACTCCTGGCATAAGCGGAATTGAAAAGCATCCTTCTGGGGACGCTGCGTATTCATCGGAACGCTCTACAATCTTTGGATTGATGACAGCAATGATTTCGTTTGTCTTTCTGCGCATGACGAAGATACGCTTCGCTATACCTAGCTGAATAGCCGACATGCCAAGCCCGTTGTGTTCTGTTACGAACGACTTGAGGTCGTCGATTAGTTCGCCAGTAACTCTATCAAGGCATAGGTTGCCGTCGCCAAGTACGGTAAATGGAACCTCCACGCTTGGTGTGCGCAATAGAGTTAGTCCATCATCTGTGAGCACTGTTGCAACGGTACGCTTACGTGTTTCTGTCATACTAATTGGTTAGATTAAAGATACCTACGTTAGACACAAAGATGGTGTCTTCCATATGGGCGGTTAAGCAATCAGCCGATACTACCCATCCATCATCACCATCACTCAGGACATACTTTTTCCTGAGTGCTACGACTGGTTCAACAGCATATGCCCGACCGATTTGAAAGATGCTGTCATCGTTTGTTCTTGACGATGGAATCTGAGGAGGCTCGTGGATGTCTCGCCCAATTCCATGACCACAGAATTCTTTGATGATGCCAGCATTACAAATCTCTTCTGCGATACGCTGGCAGAACTCTGCATAGACTCGAATCTGTAGGTTTGGCGTAATGATGCTAAGAGAGTTGGTGTGGATGGTGGTAACTTTTTCGACCATCGACTTCTTGGCATGATCGGCAGAGAACGTAAACGTTCTTGCGCTATCGGCGTGCCAGCCCTTGTGAGAGACAACTAGATCAATAGTGATCAGGTCTTCTTTACTTAGGGCGGCGTCTTTTGGAACGCCATGGACAGCTTCCATATTGCGGGCTAAGCAAATGGTGTGTCGATAGGTTCTATCAGAAAACGGTGGCTTATATCCCTTGAGAGAGGGCGCACAACCATTATCCTTGATGAACTCTTCTAGACGAGTGTCTAGCTGTGTGCCGGTGACTTCTTTTTCACAGAGTGTAATACCTAGCTTGATAGCGTCTCGCGCGACCCTACCAGCTATGATCTGTTCGTCACTCGGTCTTTCCATCTTCCTCTTCGAACACCTTTTCTCTACCCATGTTGGTGAGAATACGGCCCTTGTTTGTGATCTTAATCCACTGCTTTTCAAGCAGGAATGGTTCGATTCTATCCACGATCTCTTCCTTGCTGATCTTTAGATATCCAGCGAGGGTGGCGAGACTGGCGATGCCGTTGGTTGCAATGTATTCGAGATAGCTGCGATCCAGGTCATTAGCTCCGTTCTCATCAATACCAAGAATAGAGTCCATTACACCTAGACGCTCTTGTGGACTTCCTTCATATACTACACTAACGTCAATGAAAGCTTCGCACAACTCCTCGCGTAGTTGTCTAATGCTACGACAACGCTTAGCGAGTTCTTCATAGATACTGAGGTCTTGTAGAACAACACCCTGGTTGGCGAGATGATCCATAGCAATACGGATCTTATCCTCCATCGAATATGGTTCAAGATTAATCTTACGGAGTCGATTATGAATCGTCTCCTTGAGGCACGATGCGTCTGTGGTAGCAAATACGAATGACAAGTTAGATGGTAGTGCTTCGCGCATTACGTCACCCTTGTCGATCCATCGTGTAATGCCATCACAGCAAAGAACGTTACCTACTTCCTTAGTTGCAACAGTACAGAGCACTGCTGGTTGTTCAAGGACTGACAGTAGATTCTCTTGAACCTTATTTGGAAGCATATGACATTCGTCGATGAATACGATATACTTCGTATGCTTATCCTTGTCCGCTTCCTTAAAGTAAGCGCGGAACGCCAGCGCGTCACGGATAGCAGTGCCGTTGATGTAGATAACCTTCGCACCAAGCTCCTTTGCCCATTCAGTTACTAGGTGCGTCTTGCCATACCCAGAAGGACCGAAGATTCCCAACGGAGGCATATGCCCGGTACGGCTAAAGGTCTGTGCGACAAGTTCGAACATTTGCTTGGCCCTGAGTTGACCGACGACGTTATCTAGCATGTGCTAAGCCTTCCACCTGTTGGTTTGGTATTGAGTAAGTAGTCTTTCGAACAATGCAGCTAGCCCCTCCCACTCTGATCGTCCACGATCTTTTAGTTGAGCAGAAGCACGAGCGAAGCTGTATTCTTCTGGATTAAGTATAGCATAGAATCTTGAGGTTGTCAAGTCCTCAACATCGAATTCCTTACCAGATTGTGCCTTAAAGGATCTGAGCGTCTTGTTTTTTAGGATCTCTGTTGCCTCTTGACCAGATGTAACGATCAATAGTGGCTTCATTATTTCAAGGATCTCTTTGAGAATAAGTCTATTCTCTTTTTGAGACAATCCTTGAACTATCTCTCTAGGCACACGATATGTTTCGTCTAATAGACCGAATCTTTTTAGCGCACCAGTCGTCCCATCTCGTTCTGGAATCGTATGATCATGATGAACAATCACCAATTTTGCATATACATTTCCAGTTCCAACATTCACGCTGGATTCTGGATACATTGATGCTATCCGAAACTGTAGATTATCTAGGATGAACTGTCGCTGGGTCATTGCCGGTTCCGATGAAGAGTTGCCTATTACTAAACCTGTTACCTTCTACGAAACCATTTGCATCCACCGATGCAGCATTAGCCTTTGTGGGCTCTGCATAATTGCTAGTTGTGCTATCAGCCATATCAGCCATATGCACTACCTGTGCCTCAATGGACTTTGGCGTGACTGGCGATCCGTGCTCTAGCTTTCCGTGGTGGGCGAGAATACAGTGGTGAATGTGGTCTTTGATTTCTTGTGGAACTTGTTTATGCAACACTTCATGCTCTAGGCGGTCGAACAATAGTGTAGACATAGCGTAGCTAATTGGAAGATGTTCCAAAAGCATACCTTGTCTGGTGACCTTTGCCATTCCATTAGCGTCAATCTCATATGCATACATCTTTCCATGATCATGCATAATAACGCCAGCAACTACAATGTCGTAGTCAATCTTTGCTTTGATGTGACCAGCGCCCTGAGTCTTGATTAGAAACTCTGCGTTCATCATCACCTTGGCAACGTGTTCAACAAGGCCACCACGATATGCTCCACGGTTGGAGTATGATGCTGGTGCCTGACAGAATCTCTTTTTGTGATCGTCAGTAGAGAAGACGAAGTTGAGATACTCTTTGATGTATGGATTGGTTACCTTACTTTTTGCATCTAGAAGAATTTGGTAGTAGGCATCACACTCTTGATCTGTTAGCCCATTTTGATTCTGATAGGGCGACATATCATCTGGTGCCTTTACAACCATTGGTGGTGTAGCAGTGGCGCTCTTACTGCCCTTATAGTCTTCGATCTTCAACTTGAAGACAGCGAATACTCCTGGCTTAAGATCCGAGATGTCTGCGGCGCTGGTCTGCCAGATATTGATAGGCAAGGAACCACTATTATCCTTCACCACAACCTTGACGAATGGCTTACCAGCTTTGGTAGTCTTAGACTCGACTTGGCTGACTAGACAAATCTGTTCTAGTTGTTCGTCTACAACCATTTCTCGTATTAGCTTGTATGTCACTTGATTCTCTTACCAGTTCTATTGTATGTTGGTCTGTCAATTTCTTTGGCAAAACCTTCACTACATGCTGGGCAGTGTGGCACTGTCAGCGTAATGAATTGAATCTGATCTTGAACCTTAAGCTCAACATCTTCTGCCGACCATGCCGAATTACATCTACGACATTGACGGATTTGTATTGTCTTAGTTGTGAATGCCATTTACGACAGAACTCTAGCGTTGGCTCCGCTCATTGGATAGCGACACTTCTCACATGCTACGACTGTATTTGCATCAATGGTGACAGGAGGAAACTCCTCGACGATATCACCATTCGCATTCTTAATTGGAACACCACTCACAAGATCAGACTCGTTGAGTACGTTGATTGCTCCACAGTTAGAGCACTTAATCTCGATTTTCCTGTTCATAGTATGCTACCCTCTCCCTCATTCTTTTTGAAAGCCTATCGATAGTCGTATACACGCTCGACTTTGACACATTGTAATTTCTTGCGATCTCTTGCAAAGTCTTCTCTTCGAAGACATGCTCTTTGAACATCGATACTTCGAGTGGTGAAAAACCACGGAAGTAGAATTCCTCAAACTCATTCTCTCCTACTTCGACACCAGATCCTACCGGGATGTCGATTGATCTCTCCTGGTCGTCGCTAGCTCCCCTCGGTTGGTCAATACGAACGACACCAATACTAGTCATCTCTGCTAGATGATCTCTGGACTCTTTCTCTGAAATGCTTAGTTGATGACAATTCCTTTTGCAGAAGGTCTGCATGGCATTTAGAACATACATGTATGTGTAACTTGTCCATGCGCCTTTTGCTGGATCGAAGTTCTTGTATGCATTACACGCGGCTGCCATTCCCTCAGACACTAGGTCTTGTTGAGAAACAATGGGATGTTCTCTAGCGAATCGATAAGACGATCGCAGCGCCTTATACGATAGAGTCTCAACCATTGTCTTAAAGTTCTTGTCTTCGATTAGCGATTCTAGTGTCGGTTTGCTAGGCTGATTCATACTTCTCCGTTATCTACATATGACTGCACGGCAGAAACCATCATGTCTATCCAGGTCTGTTTCTGTTCGGCTGTCATGTTTTTGAATTCGATCACGATACTAGCGTGACCAGATGTCGGTATACTCTCTAGTGCCTCTTCCCTCTCCGCAGCCTTTGCTGACCATAGTGGTTTATTTGACTTCGCATCTAGAACAAAGATGCCTATGAGATTGTTATCACCCTCACACTCGAACAAGAAGCTCTGTAGTTGTTCGAACTTAATCTTTGTTCTGACTGGATCAGAACCCCTATACAGGGTCATTACCAGAATTTCTGATAGGGGTTGAAAACCTTGGCGGGCGAGATGGTCTCTAAGACCTTTTACTTGAGTCCAGTTGATTCGCAGCATCATACTACTCACCTTTGTAGAAAGGGTCGTTCGTTACCTCACCCCAAAGGACCATTTCATCAACATCGTCGAGACGGTTGTTGACTACAAATCGTTGAGGTTGACTCCGCTGCGGACTGGTGGACAGGCACCTATGAAGGATGCCGATTAGGATGCCCACCAAAAAGACAACTACGTACCAGAGTGTCATATGTAAGTATACACTAAGGGGCTAGGCGAGCAATTTTTTCACACCAAACTCGTCCACCACATAGTGACCCATACCCCAGGTTACAAATGGCGACTTGAGTTGCCACATGATCCTTGTACGATACCTCAGTAGTTTATTACTAAGGTCTCGCAATGATGTATTGGTAGTTTCAATCTCTTCAATCTCTGGAGAGAAATAGTTAGCGCCACTTACAATTGCTATGTCGCGGATAACTCGACGCGGACAATAGCCAATAACGTAGAACGTCTTAGGATCAGGTGCGGCGGAGTTTAGATTGATATCTCTAGTTGACGAGCCAATCAACTTAGCTTCTAGTCCAAAGCCATTGCTTAGCTGTACATCAGGTGAACTTTCTACGTTACGGTAACACTTAGTGTCTTGAACCTTGGCAAGCCGATAAATGAGCGCTTCAAAATCCTTCCAGCTTTGGATCTGGAGTTGACTAGCTCTTATGTCGTGTACCAGTTTTTGCAGACTGAACGTCTCTTCCATTGGTAAGCTTTAGAGTTTCTAGCTCTTTGTTTTTGTCTTCTAGCATGCGCTCATACGTGGCACGTAAACTGGCGATTCCGTGAATATCAGATTTTAGCGCATCAACTAGCTCTGTCATGAACTTGAGATCAAGCATGACACGACAGAGCGTAAGCTCGTCTTCCTGAGACCCAACACCTTGCTTAAGGCGTATACGTCTAGCCATTCCCGCGACGAGATCGAGATTGGCCATCATATCACGAGGACTCAGCGTCGTGAGATATACTTCAAGCTGTTCCGGTGTCACGCGCCGAGCTTGGTAAGAAGAGCTTCTAGATGCTTAGTAAGATCAGGATGCCCGTTCTTCTGGCACTGTCGCACGGTAGCAGCCAATGCCATCAGTTCACCTAGATGATCTGGTGATGGAACGTTTGGTGCTGGTGTGCTACGACGATCTTCACCACTACGACGATCCACCTTTGGAGGACCATCCGTAAGTTCGCCACGTCTTGCTTGCTCTAGACCCTTCTGAACATCGGAATTCTCACGCGCTCTACGTTCCTTGTCTGGATCGAAAATCATGATTGGTTCTCCTTCTTTAGATCAGCCACAAACTCGGCGAACGCTGCATCTCTGGTAAGAGTCCCAGCCGCGATACGATTCTGTTGTTCTGTGGTCACACGAAATCTACGACCTGTAAGTGTGCGAAAGTTCTCGGTCGTCAACTGTTCTGGCGTAACACCAGCGGGTAGATGAAAACGTGGAGCCTTCGGGCTAGTCTGAGTTTGCGACTCAGGATTCTTCTGTTGCTCTTCCATTGCAGTCTCCTTTTGCTTTAGTTCATCGACTGTATGTTTTAGTCGATAGATAAATTCTATGTCAAACTTTGCGTTAGGTGCTTCTTTAGGTAGCGCGAGTGGCCAAGCCGCTCTGCCAACAAACAAACTAGGCAGCCTATGCTTTGCTACGTCTTTGATTTGGTTTCTACTTCTGTCTCTAATTGCATCTAACACCTTCAACTTCTTCCACTCATCAGTATCGTAGACGTGGAACAAGTAGTCTCTTACAACCTGATTTAGTATCGGCGTTTGCATTGTGTTGACATTCCACTGAATACCAACAAAGCCTCCAAGAACATAGGCGTAGAACTCTACATCCTTACTTGGAAACGCAACAGGCTGTCGTACCACGTTATGGCTTTCTCACTAGTCCGTTGATGCGGCTCAGGCGATAAGTGCGCACACCGCGATCATTATCATCAACTCGATAGAGATTCACACCAGCGAATACCCACTCTCCGTCCTTGGTGCGACGAAGGCTGTTGTTAATCACTCGAACGATTGGACGTTGCTCGACATCACCACTAGCAGATTCTGGTGCGAAGTAGTCGAACACCAACACTTGCGCTCCAACGAATTTATTAAGATTCGCAGCACGAACCTTGTTGAGATTAACGACTTTGTTGCTTGTCATTGTTTTCCTTTCGTAAGTTACCTAATAGGGTTTGGGCCTGGATAGAAGTCCTGTCCAGTAAATCTCCAATGAGACACCCAGACCCTATATGGTTCGCTCAGTTAGAGCGTGCTCGCGCAAACACCTTACCGATGTTGTATGCGCGCTTAGCTCCCATCTCGTCAGTTGGGAACAGGGCTGCGTAAGCAGCGGCGAACTCGGCTGGAAGATCCGTAGCACCGAGATTAGGGACAAGAGTCCATGAGTGCTTCTGAGCACGACCGAAGATGCGATTACGCACCTTCATACGCCCCATTGCGCGAACGAACTGATCCTTGCGCGAGCAAGTGGAACGCGCCACAAGAAGATGGCCATCCGCAGTAACGGCGATACCGTTAGTACGAGTGCGCTTCTTGCTGTCCTTATCATACCAGAAAAGAACCTGGGTCGCAAGACCATTGCTCTTCTCTTCATCGCTTCGACGATCCACAAACTTGTTTACTTCAGTCATACTACTACTCCTAGTGCTTTACGCACTATTTCTAAGTGATCTGCTGCAAGTGATTGCAACTCTGTTACTCGAAACCATCTGGCTTCCTCCGCATCATCGCCAGCACATACTTCCGTGTGTTCGAACCGATCAACTACGGCTGTGTAAACAACCGAGATGATTCGATCGCGGGGATCACGATTCAGTCTACCGACTGCAACTACTTGTTGCAAATCGCTAGATGGAATATCTAAGCCTGTCTCTTCATATAGTTCACGCGCGGCACCAACCTCCAGTTCCTCATCCATTTCAAGGAAGCCACCGGGGATTGCCCACATGCCTTTGAAGGGTTCATTCTTTCGTTTGATGAGCAGAACCTTTGGGATCTTGTCGTCATCATGCATATCGAAGATTACCGCATCAACTGTTACTGCCGGTCTTGGGAACTGATACTGGAACATTGTTTACTTTGATCCGTCTGAGGCGTTTTTACCGCCATAATCTTTTGAGTAGAAGCCAGTTCCTTTGAAGATCACACCAGCACCTGGGCCAATCAATCTCACCAGCTTTAGCTTACCACAGTTTGGGCACTTACGCTTTGGATGTTCCGACATTTTCTGAAACATCTCTAGTGCTTCACCACAAGCATTACAAATATAGTCGTATGTTGGCATTACACACAGAGAAGAACTACGCCAGTAATCGCCGCAATCATCAGAGCGGAGAATAGCATGCCGTATCTAATACCCCTCATGAAGTTATCCTGCGCTGTTTGAGCAATCAAACGTTCGCCAAGTTCTAGCATACGGCTATATGAAGCTTCTTGTTCAGTTTTCATATTTGTGAAATCTGACTTCTCGATATTGCTAGCGGCTTCTGGCGTCAAGAAGCGAGCCCTAAATGAAGCCTCAATCTTGTCGATCATGACCCATAGATAGTTCTCTGGACTTAGTTGTTCGCCAGAGTAGTCAGCGTTAACCATTGAGCCATGGCATACGATCTTAGTATTGTCTTCTTCATCTAGAGAAACAAAGATGATGCCCTTTGTCTCACAACCCATAACTTCCCACGAGATCACTCCATGGTTCTCTACAATCTTAGACATCAGTTCTTTGATGTCGTAGTTCATGGTCGTTGAAGTGTCAACGCTCAACTGTCCAGTATGGAGTGCGAACTTATTCATTGTTAATTGCCACCCTCTTATTTCCATCAGATGTGGTGTTCATGTTGAAACTATTGAGTCGTGACATTCTATTCGTTTCTGCACTAAGATTGCTATAGAACTCATATGTTGCTTCGCATAGCACTATGTGAAGCTTACTATCTACGTGATGTGCGGTATCAACCGTGAACCACGACGTGCCATAGTTAAGGTCTTCATCATTTGTAAAGAACTGAATCTGTTTAGTTACAAAGCGGAACTTTCGCCAATTGAACTTAGTTAATTCAACTAGAATCAACCAGCCACCACTCTTGAGCTTCTGACTATCTATTAGTTTTGCTTCCATAGTTCACTCATGCTTTAGCAACCACTCGTTGCTGATTGCTTTGAAGCTAAGGCTTCCATCCAAAGCCTTGAATACCAACCCTTCTCGCATGGTATTGCCATTCAACGCACTAACTCCATCGGCAAGAGTGAGAACACTATCAAGACTCATCGGAGTATCCTGATTCCAAACCATGATAGGCACATGCTTTAGTCCGAGTTCGTGCGCAAGCTCGAAACGTTCGCGAGCACCTAGATACTTCTTTGCATCAATATCGTAGATGTCGAACACGTAGAACTCTTGCTTGGCGAGATGGTATTTATTGCCCTGGATTGCAGGCCCGATGATCTCACCCTGAATGGCGATGTTACGTCCCAGTTCCCAAAGCTTATTGACCAGATCGCTCTCTCTTAGAGTCTTGCTGTATACGTTATCATCGTCCTTCTGCATCTCCCAATTGCGGGATGCTACACCTACGACATCCTTCTTGAGACGTTCTACTTCTTCTGGCTTGCTGATATCATATCCCTGACCATCAAGCTTCTTGCCGAGACCCACAATCTCTTGTGTGATGAATGACCAGATGGTGCAGCTAGTTCCATCCAGCTTCTCTGTTACTTCAAAGTCCGAGATATTTCTGCCGTTCAACACATCTGTAATGTTCTGGATTCGTTCTTGATCTGTCTTTGGCACTAGGTGCGTTGGGAATGTTCCAGCCTGCTTACCACCAGTAGGAAGGGGTGGCTCGTACTTCTGAACACCTAGAACAGTAGTGAGTTCTTCGCCAGCACCTACACGAGCGACTTCATCAGGAGTCAGACTCGTCGCCGGTATAAGAAGCCCTTGCGATAGAGTTCCTTTAAGACGGATGGTCTTGATGCGCGCGAACGGTGTGACCTTGCCCTTAGCCAGGAATGCAAAGCGTGGATCAGTTGCGGGCAGCATCGAATCAATTTCGAAGTATACGCCCTCATCACCCACATTGAATTCGCCCTTCTTAACAACGCACTGCCAGCCATCGATACGGGCAAGTTCAATACGATCAGCCCCAGCGATAGGTGCCAGTTCGCGAACTACTCTCTTTGTTGCTAGTTGTCTCATAGTGCTAGAACTCCAAGCATTACTACTACCACGGCGATGAATCCAATTACGCACGCACCAAGATTTCTCATCATGAAATACTTTGCTGCCATATTTTGGTGACCGGCAAGAGCATCATCATATGAGGTATAGCGTTGCTGTTCAATTCCTCTGTAGCTGTTTCCACGAAACACCATTGTTTCGAACAACACCGGCTTTGGTTCGCCAGATCCGATATCGTCTGATAGAATTCCATGATCGATACCAAGGAACACCGTTGAGACGGACCATGGCCAGAATGTTTCTTGCTTTACGATCCGACGAGGATCGTTCATCCAACCGGCACACTCCTGCATTGTGGCAGGCTTTGGTTGGTTATCGTCGTCTAGGATGTAGAACATTACTTCTTCTCAGTGAGAACAATCTCTGGAACACGAATTCGAACAGTCTCAGTACCGTCAGGACTAGTAAGCTCTACCACATAGGCGCGCATTACAACCTCTTCCCTAGTCATGCTATTGATCCAAGTGGCCATCCCCTGGACTTCTACAATCTTAGCATCATATGGAATGTCCTCAACCACAACAGCATCTCCAACCTTAAACTTAGTTGGCTGTTCTACTGGAACTTCCACGGTTGGTTCAACTGGCTTTGTGACTGGCACAACTGGTTCTGAACATGCTACAAGTGTAGCTAACAGCAGCAAAGAAACATTCTTCATACACAACTCCTTTATTGTTCGAATCTTCGTGCCATCCTCAAAATGGCATCTCGCGGCACCCCATGAGTGTTGCGCTTTGCGCACATGTCGATGTAACTATCATCAAAGATAGCTTCACCCGCCACTGGTGAGATCAGCACTTCTTGAACTTCATAGCCAGCAGCTTGCGCGAAGTCCTTGTATGGCTGCATCTCTTTGTGTGTGGTATTAGTATTGTCAACGTAGATGATCTCGACACCAGCGTTCATCATCTTCTGACACTTGACTTGGTTATTACGATGGTTCACACCAAGCTTCGTAGCATCGAAGACATACTGTCCATCAGCATTCAAGAATTGGTCATCGGTCGAACAGATCGCAATACTGCGCACGCCAGCTTGCAACTGTGCGGAGATATCCATCTGAACCCAAGTGGACTTGCCGCCACCAGGAAGACCACGCATGATGTAGAGCTTCTTCATGTCAGTATAGTATCACAACTAGATGAGTTGTCAAGTTGATTCTCAGAAAGATGCCTTTGCGCTTTCTCCATCCGAGGATTGAATACCCAATTCGGACAGCTTCTTGTCGAGAGTATAGCGATTGTTACCACGCTTCACATAGTCTCGCGCACCAACACTGCTCGACATTCTGAAAGCTTCACTCATCAACGATGCTTGCGTGACCTCTTTACCACTAAAGGTAGTGTCAAAAACATCTCCATCTAGCTTGAGCGTATTGGTCCAGAAATTTCTGGCATCATCTCGACCTAGTGCATTAAGCTTCAAGAAGTCGAAGCAACGTCCCGGACGGATAAGTGCAGAGTCAATCTCTTTTACTGCTTGATTCGTCGTGATGATGATCTTGACCTTACCCTGAGTGAAGATACCGTCACTATAGCTCAGTAGTTGAGTCATGAACGTGCTCTCGGTATTCTTCCTACGAGGTAGCAAGTTGATATCTAGATCATCGAAAATGACAAGATCGTAGTTAGCGCCAGTCAGAGAACTCCAAAGCTCTCCGTCCTCCATCACCCTGGGATCTTTGATGTAGGCGGCGTTCTTGAAGTCACCATGCGCAATGATGTACTTTACGAAGGTGGTCTTACCAACACCCGGCTCGCCATACAACATCAGGATTGGCTCGTTTGCATTGTTGTATTGATAAACAAGCTTGCTAATGTCAATGTCTGGATAGAGGTCGGGATAGATGTCTGTAAAATCATCAAGTGCTACATACAGGTCTCTATTGGTTAGACCATGCTTAGTAGACATATAGAAGTATGCAAGGTCTAGCGACAGTGAGTCACCAACATCAGTAGTTGGAACGAGATTTAAGAACTCGATTAGGACTTTTTCGCTACTGTTCGTAGTGACAAAGAGTTGTAGCTTGCTTGTTTCATGCGCCATCTCGCGCAAGAATACGACGATCTCGTGACCCTCATAGTTGAGTTCGAAGTTAAAACAATTGTCGCTCTTTAGTTTAGTTACTTTTGCACCGCTAACCTCAACCAAAAATTTCAAGACATCAGGCAAATGTCTCTTCCTGAATGAGATTCGATCCAAGAAGTGAAAGCCACGTTCCTTGTAGAGGTTCAGAAATGGCAAAAACGTTGCCAGATCACCAATGCCATCTAGATTAGGTGCGATGACAAAATCGCGTTGTTGTCTTTGTGTAGTCAAGTGACCTTTGTTTTTGAAGTGTTTAGGAAGTGGAAAGAGTTTCACGCTGGCTTGGTATCTGGTCCGTCTAGGCTGTCTGGATCAATCCACACCACCTTGGTCTTTCCGTCATGTCCATGAATAGATCGAAGATTTCTTACGTTACGAAAGAATGTGATGCTTGTCTTATGTGAGAGCCATTGCATTGCGACAGCACCATCTTCGAACTCGACACCTTCCGCGACTCTACCAGTGCCACTCACACCACTCTCATCTTCGGTTCGTTGTAGATAAAATCTACGCATTGTCTTCCTCTTCTTTTGGATATCCACTCTCGATTTCAACACCAAGATCATTTACCTCAAATACAACCGGAGGTCTAATAGTCTTGTAGTCTCTATCAAGAGACGATACGTTTGCATACAGCTTATTATCGCACAGCAGAAGTCTCTTAAATCCACGAGCTTCATGAATATGGCCACCGATGGTGAGCTTCAACTTCTTCAATTGTTGAGTGCGCCTCAATAGATCGTTTGATCCAAGTCTTTCATCCGAGTTCGCATCGCCACCCTCGTCGGCACAGCCATATGCAGGACCGTGACAGATAAGGATATCGGTATCGTCGTCGATATGACTATAGATGTCAGCAAGTCTTGGGTTGTTGCTAAACGGAACTGTACCACCTTCGATACCATTAAATGCCCAGTCATGAAACCACGGAGTCCATGGCGTTCCATAGAACTTAATACCGTCGATCACTACAGAGCGATTCTCTAGATATGTGATACGATCGAATGGATCGTTAGCGATGATGTCGCGCACAGAAGGATCATACTTCCTATGACCCTTGTCAAAGGTTAGTTCATGATTACCTGCGACAACAAGGATCCGCCTCGCAGGCTGTTCACGCAACCAGGAGGCGAAGTCAACAACCTCACCCCACTTGCCGGTATAAGTAAAGTCCCCTGCAACAACTAGAACATCACACTCTGGGATGACGAGTTGCTTGTGCTCGGTATGCGTATCGCTAATTGCTACGATCTTCATTTGGGCCACACATAAGGTAGGGTTGCTGGTTCGATCCAACCAAACTGTCCATAGTGAGTTGGATCTTTTCTGAGTAGATTACTTCTGTGAGAAGCGTGGAACATCGCGTCACCAAACCAACTAGGCATAGATGGTTGTGTGCTATGATCCAATAGCCTCATTGTGTTGTTGTAGCCTCGCTTGATCCATTCCATGATTGCGAGGTTGTGATACATCTTTAATGCATCTAGATGATCTCTCCACATCACTGCTGCTGGATGATTGATCCAGCCACGCTTTTGCGTTGTGCCAGAGTTTACGTTGATGAGTTGCATTGCTTCGACTCGCTGCTTACCAAGGCGGCGGTAGTCAAGGCACTCAATGGAACGCTGAAGGTCTGGATATGGCAAGAACGTTTGCATTACACTATTATACTACTTCTTAGCTAGTTGTCAAGTCTTTCACAAGAATCCTTTCTTGTCGAGACATACGCCTTTCTCAGGACTTTTACATGTCATTAGAGATGGTGTCTCAACTCCTATTTCATCATCTCCATAGAAGCATGGTACTTCCAAAATGATAGATGATCGATTAATCTTCACTACCCTACCAGCGGTAGGTGGCGCACCATAGAAATAGGCATCGCCTATCTCAATTAGGTTGCCGAAGTAGTCTACGATTGGTTTCTTTGGACGCATAGATGTTGGCGGAGAGCGTGGGAACCGAGCCCACCCTGAGAGATCAACCCCAGGCATATCCCGTAGGATGTCCGCTTAGCTCTCCAAATCTTACTTACCACTTCTTGTTTTTGTATCCCATCGTAATGTGGTGACAACGGTGGGACTTGAACCCACAAGACGCCCCGTTTTGAGCGGGACAGGTTTGCCAATTTCCGTCACGTTGCCTCAGTCCAGTCCTCACGAATGAAACAGCCGTCTGCTACTAATCGCGCACGATCTTCTTCGGCTAACTGCAAGATATGCCTTAGCCACAGATCACTTAGTTTTTCTAGTTGAGTTCTAATACCAATGTCATCCATTGATATGGACACATACTTCATCCACCTGCGGATGATTGCCAGCTTTTGTTCTCTTGACATTTATGCCTCTTCTTTGCTTTGCAATTTCAAGATTGCATCTCTGACATCAGCATATGGCGTTACTGTATAGATCACAGCCTGTCCTACTAGTTGCATTACCGCACCACTGCTTGGAAGTTCCTCTACAGCAGACACTCTAATGCTTGGATCGGTCGATGCCTTCTCGATTGCCATAGCGCGTCCAGCGGCATACGCATCACGGTGTCGCTTTGCGATCGGCTGAAACTGAGCAATCGAATTCATGTTCAGCATGATTGTCGTATAAGGGATATCCTTATCGTTGAACTCAACTACGTCTACTTCGATGAACATATCCTATCCTTTTGTAAATGGTGACTCGGGTGGGATTCGAACCCACACTGTATGGCTTCTAAGACCATTGCCTCCTGCCGTTGGGCTACCGAGCCGTAATTCGTTTCTTGTTACTAAATGTGGGTGTTTGAGAATGACAGTTCGGACAAAGGAACCGTAGATTCTCTGCTCTATTGTTTAGAGGATTGCCGTCAATGTGATCGATATGTAGGGTGATCTCTTTTGCCAGCCAAAACTCTCCAACTGCACAACCGACTCCTTCACATGCGTATCTTCTACCAATTTCAATTAGTGCTCTACGAAGCTGATGAGTCTTGGTTCTTTCAAGACTATAGATATCGTAGCATAGGATCTGTTCTGCCGTCAGCCTGTTGCTAGGTGAACATCCCTTGCTCCAATTTTTCCCAGTAAAATGTGAAGTGTCTACTCCTAGTTTGGTTGACATCTTTCTTATGTGAGAGTGCATACCGCCGCTTTGTTTTACCTTGAGGTAACGCAACATACCAGCATATGAGTTACTGGCGTTGGCTGCTTCTTGTAAAACTTGCTTGGTATACTTACTCATGATATTGGTGCTCACACCAGGATTCGAACCTGGAACATTTCGGCTCTCGACCGAACGCCTCTGCCATTGGGCTATGCGAGCTAGTTGTAAATGGTACCCCGTGCGAGAATCGAACTCGCGCTTCAACGTTGAGAGCGTGGCGATCTACCACTAATCTAACGGGGCAAATGGTACTCTCATCGGGTATCGATCCCGAGTTTCCACGTTGAAAGCGTGGCGATCTACCATTGATCTATGAGAGCATGTTGACTACTTTAGTAGTCGAAGTTCTCGTTCTGGAATCTTACGTTCCTCTAGCCAATCCGTGTATTCGTTTGGCGTCCAGCCTAAGAACTCGCACAGGGATAGAGGAGCATCTGAATTGTGCCACTCCATCACTCTGCGTTCGATCGATTCTCGAATTGTCTTAAGTCGTTCGTCCATTAGAATATCAAAACCCCACCAAAGTAGAAGATTGGATTCTCGTCCTGCCAAGGATCCAGCCTAGTGTCGTCATCTCGATACCTGTCGAGCAGATCACTATCTTTGTATACACTATCTCTGATGCCTAATTCGAAGGATTTACTGTCGTTGACGTAGTATACCACACCTATTCCGAGAAGCAACTCTTCTTGGCGAATAAATTCGCCGCCCAGGTATGGCCTAATCTTACCCTGATCTGTGAAGAAAATCTTAGCCTTAGGGCCTACCCTTGGATCTAGTCCTGGCTTAGTTCTAGACCATCCAATATACTTGTCAGGCATGTTGGGTCTGGATAGGCGATACTCAATACAACTAGAAAAGACTAGTGTTATGGCGAGACAGAGTAGTTTCACTTATCTAGTAGGTCATACAACTCTTTGTAACCATGGCTGTCTATTAGATTATGAACTCGTTGGCGCTCTTCGTTAGTCTTCTTATCCCATTCTGCAAAGACTCTTAGTAGATTTTTGTTTGCAATCTTGTAACCCTTAGCCGCATACTTCATACATCGCTGTAGTGTAGCGAGTGGATTACTTATATGGAGTATATGCATCTTTTGATTCGTTTCGCCCCACAGAAAGCCTTGACTGACATACCCCTTGAGGGTATTTTGTGGAGTAATGACCAGCGCCGCCTGACAAATGTTCAGATCAAACTTATCTAATACATCATAGACGGTACCCATACGACCATCATATGGCTTAATGAGTTGAACACTAATCCCAATACCAAACTCTACTGTATTTGGTTGACTAAGTGTTAAAGCATTCTTAGTTTCTAGGGCTACTACGAATCCTTCGTGACCTAGAATAAACTTAGCCTTACAAAACGAATCATCGTTCTCAAAGTAGATATCAATATCACTAGGATGTGGAGTGCTTGCATCTGGACTAAGCACCCATCGAGCAAATCCACCAGCAATGAAACATTTGACCCCATCGTTCCGCAGCATAGTCATAAGACCAACTACAGCATCGCCACCCCGTTGAGGAACAGCAATACTGTATGGATGCCTTACGGCTTCTTTTAGATCGTTAGGGTCAACAAATGTCACTTGGTGGCTCGGCGGCGAATGTTGTCAAAGACATCTAGATGAGTAAATTCACCATTCTCAAACACGGTGCGCATCAGGTCTTCGCGACCATTCAGTTCGTCTACTCTGAAGGTGCTCACACCATAGTCAGTCTTGCCTAGAGTAATACGACCACCCTTCGAGTTCTTGGTTGGGTCGCTCTTTGGACGCTTAAACACATCGGTCCATACACCATCCTTCTGGATTGCACTGCATTTGAATGCAAATCGTTGAGTGTCGCGATTGACCTTTTGAAGGAGGCCACCACCCATACCGAATGCCACATTATCCAGCGACCAACCAGCGGTGATCATTGCGTCAATGACAGCCTTGATCGTTTCAGGTTCACAACCATCACCCTGAATGACACGAACCTTATCGTTAAGAACTCGATAGCCCTTTTCGTTTTGGTAGGTGCCAAATGCATCAGCTAGACGACGTAGGACATTCAATACAGAGGATACAATCTCTCCACTGTCAGGACGAACAACTAGCGTGCCGTTACGCTTGAGCACTTCATCCCTTAGTTCCTCACCCCATAGATGGGTGCAGGCATTGTCGATGTCGAAACTGTCGCTAACACAGGCTACCAAGCCGTCTGGATATTGTGTCAGCATATTGCGATAGGCATCTACCTCACCAGCCTCACCCCAAGAAGTGATAGTGCTATGTTCGCTGGCGGGGATAGAGAATCCAGCCATACCGGCATCGTAATACTCCATACCACAACCGAGAGCCGCAAGGGTGTCTGTCCCCTTGAAGTTGACAAGGTGGGCGAGCCCGCCAATGCCCGCAGATTCGACGCTGGACACGCCACGGAAGCCGAAGTCGTGCAGCTTGAAGTCCACCAGAGCTGGGTTGCCGGTCTTCTCAAGGGCAGCCAGGATCATCTCACGACAGTAGTTGCTCTGTGTTGCTACGGTAGATGGATACCACACCTGAACAAGAAGCGTCTCAAGGTAGTTCGTCAACCAGAAACACTTAGGATCAGTGTTCTCGATGGTCATTAGAACATTTCCAGTTGGGACGCGCGTTCCTTCTGGCACCGCGCGGATGCGGATAGGAAGGAAGCCATTATACTTATCGATGATGTATTGCCAACCTTCACGGTTGAATGCACCCTCAGCGCCACCCATATGAATGCGCGCTACGCTTGCCGCCTGCTCAAGCTTTTCCTGCGTCACCACCTGACCTTGGAGGTATCGGCGGATGAAATATTGTAGTCCAAAGAAAACAGTATATGGAAACTTGGCACCAACACGACTCTCGAAGTAAGAGAAGACGGTTTGTGTGCCCTGAGGATACTGCTTGTAGTGCGACAGCTTGTAGCTATCCGTCAGTAGAATAATGTTGTCGTGCAGTCGAGTGTTCATGATCTTACTCCTTTTCTAGGTGAGAAAGAACCATCTCCATGATGGGTCTGTGTTGTGGAACCAAAAGATTGGGATTGAAGTCCTTTAGATCAAAGAGCTTCGCTTCAGCCAAATCATCCTTACCCTCTACAATGCCGTAGAGATAGTCACAGATGAATACAGTTGTCATGATCTTATCGACTTCTTTGCGATAGCGCCAGTCGTCAACGATCATTGATCCAATGTAACGCGGTGAACTAATGCCACATCCGATCTCCTCATTTGCTTCTCTAGATGCAGCTAGATCGAATGATGTGTCTTTAGATGGATCAACAAATCCACCAGGGAATCGCCACAGACCATTAGGATCATTCTTCTTGCGACCCAAGATGATATGCGTAGCATTGCCTTCTGGTGTTCGCTTTACAACAGCGATATCAACAGTAGCAAAGATAGCATGATGCCGATTGTGTGCAGCGTAGATGATACCACGCCGAAACTCTGCGTTGCCACGAACCTCGTCAGACACGGCCTTGCGGATCTCTGTGCCAGAAACATTCTTAGCCGTATCTAGTTCGATAGTTGGATACTTGCCGCCGTAGTGAGGAATGAATGCATCCCTTGATCCATATAGGATGGCAGTGCCAATACCGAGAACTTCGTTGATACGCTCATCGACAGACCTAGACCAATCCTTGTCGGATGGCATGTCATGAATCGGAAGAACGATCACATCTGGATATGCTTCCCGCATCATGATTGCGCGAGTAAAGTAATCCAGTGGATTGTTTCGTGTAACGAGAACACTTGGAGTGCTACCAAGAAGGATCAATACCTTCTTATGCTTTGCGCGGACACTATCGATCAACGCGCGATGTCCCTCGTGTAGTTCTGGGACTTGAAACCTTCCAATGATGACGCCGAGTTCAGCGTCCGCAGTCTTGACATCCATATTTAAACCCCTTGTTTAGGTGAGTTATCTTAGTATACACTAAGTGTGTCGCTTGTCAACTTTCTTCCGATGAAAGTTAACCTTTAGCTATACGCCTAACCGTTCTTTCAAACTCGGAAAAGTCTACTTCACCGATCTCCACTACTTCACCATTATCGTCGGTGTCATATACACTGGCATTATCCAGCAGTTGAAGAGACGACTTCACCAGTTCGGTACGACCAGAAATGATGTTACGCATCAACTGGTGTTTCTTGATCGACTCTCTGATGTCATCCATGGCCCTATGAGCCGTGCTGGTCTCCGATCCAAAGATAGAGGGGAACCCTACCTTATAGACACTGACATCTAGCTGTCGATAGTGTAGCATCTTCTCCAGACGAGGCATATGCTCCTTGAGAGCGTTACGATCATATGAGATGCTGCTGCCGGCAATGACAAAGATGGTGGGCTCTTGTGCCGCGAACATCTTGAGTCGAGCGATCAGTTGGTCTTCGACGAATCTAATCGCCTCATCTCCATAACACGTCTGATTGTCTTGGATAGACCGGAGTTCCTCCAGTAAACCATTCTTCTCGTGCATCTCACGCGCCTTGTCGGCGATGATGGCTTCGATCCGTTCGATCTTGTGCGGGATCAAACCCTGATCTGCACCTAGTTCGTTCAGTTCAAGGTCAGTGAAGACCACAGCAAACTCTAGCAGTTCACCGTGTCCCTTACGGACATCGAGACCCGTGGCCTCGAAGTCCAACCAGAATAGAATCGTTCGTGCAGTCATTTGCTCTTCTTGGTGATACGTCGCAGTCCGATTTGTCTCAGTTCTGATGCAGACATATTCTTGACGATATCTTCAAGCTTTACGCGAGTAAGCATTACGTCAGTTGGAACTGCTTCTGGAATATCCCCTTCGTAATAGCAAGAGGAATTATCCAGTTCAATATTAACATCTACCGCAAAGTGTAGATACTCTATGCTAGTTGGTATGATCTTAGACATCTACCTCTTCCTTCTTAGCGCGCGACTTACGAGCACCACTCGCGCGATTCTGCATCTTTCGCGTGTCGGTCTTGAGACGCTTGAGCGTCGAATACCAGCACGGATCGTTCATCAGCACCCTGATAGTGCGCGCAATTGACTTCTTGTGCGCCGGAGTGTTGGCATAGAACTCAGCCTCCCACGCGCCAGCCGCCCACTTGCAGTAGGCAAACTCTTCGCGCTTCTTCTTACCTTCGCCGCGAACAACTTCCACTTCAATCTTACCGTCTTCGTTCTTAGTCATTTTAGTTTTCCTTGTTTCAGTAACCGCAGTCGTAATCGTCTGAGTGAATCGTAAAGCCAAGCTTAGCGTCCGATCGGCTAATGCTCAACTCAAAGTTAGTATTGAACAGGATCGCAAAGTCATCATCAAGGGCTTCTACGATCTTATGTGCCTTCTCATAAGTCACATGCTCAGGATGAGCTTCATCGTTGATATCCTGTTCGTCCTTGGGCCTTTCTTCGTCTTCATCATCTTCGTCACAGTCCTCGAAGTTTCCCCACGGGTCATAATTGCCCACGGCTGCTTCTTGGTGGTGAGTGCATGGATCGCCGTCATTGAATCCTGGAGTCCAACCTCGCACACGGATCTGATCAAGACTTGGAATCTCCGCAAAGATAGCTGAAAGCGCTTCGTTAACGTTCTTCTGTGCTGCTTCCTTACGTCCAGCGCTAGCGGCAATTGCCTTGTTGTATAGTTCGTCGAGCTTATTCATTTGAGTTTCCTTTGTTAAGTGGTGCCCGGAGAGGGAATTGAACCCCCAACCCTCCGCATATCAGGCGGTGCCAGTTTTGAGGCTGGAGCAGATCATAAATCTACCGCTCTACCTAATTGAGCTATCCGGGCTCATTGCACTACTAGTATACACCAGCAGTGCTAGTTGTCAAATTCTTTCTACAAATCACTTGCTGTCGCTAACAGTCGGCAACATCAACATCGTATTCGAACCACTACCCAGCGTATAGGTTGGAAGCTTTCCATCCCAACGCTTAAGGTATTCATTTTGAATCAGAAGTGGGCTAAGTGATTCCGACACTCGTCGATTGAAGTCAGCCTGGGCCTCGCCACGAATCTTAAGCGCCTCAGCCTCAGCCTGCGCAGCCAGCTTGACGCTCTCAGCCTCGCCTGTGGCGCGAGCGATGCTGCTATCAGCCTTGCCCTTTGCCTCGGCAGCAGCCATTTGCGCCTCTGTAACAGTCCGATCAAGTTCATACTTCTTCTGTAGAGCCTGTTGCTCTTGAACCTGCTTTGCTTCAATCGCGCTGTCATACTTCTCGCTGAAGTCGATCTCAGCGATAGCAACCTCAAGCACATCTAGATCATACTTATTGAGCCAGACGTTGATAGAGTCCTGAACATTCTTATGGATCTCAGGACGCTTCGAGATAAGCTCCGTCACCTTATACTTCGCGACCTCTGCCTTGATCGATTCGCGCACTGCTGGCGGGATGATCTTATTCGCATAGTCAGGTCCGTAGTTCTTAAAGAGATTACCAAGAGCCGCACCACGCGGACGCCAGTTAGTAATGACCTTGACAGTCACACTCTGCGTATCGCTGGTCTCAGCCTGATGCGCCTCTTCATCCTTCTCGACTCGCGCAGACATCTGCTTTACGCTTGATAGCGGATTCACAACGTGGAAGCCTTCTTCCAAAGTCGTCTCATTCACATTTCCAAACAGAACAACTACGCCACGATGGCCAGCATCGACCACAACAAATCCACTCACAAAAAGCAGAAGGGCACCAAGTGCAGACAAGCCAGCGCCAGCCCAACTAATTGCGGTCACCGTAGAAGTATCTGCCGACCGACCACGACTAGAGTTAGCCTGCGCAGCCACAATCATTGCGCTACGAGCGCGACGCGCGACGACGAACGCCGCGATACCAATCAACACCATCAGCAAACCGAAAATGATCTGAGTCATTGCTTTCTTTTCCTTGTTTAGTTAGATGATCTTACGTTCTTTCAATTCTTTCAACTGCCTTGCAAACTTGTGATTTGCGCTGGGGTTGAAGATTTCACTTTCTTCCTTTGGAATGCTATCCTTAAGCATGATATCATCCCAACAGTGATCCTTGATTGTTTGACGCCAATCCAATCCAAGTTCTCGCTCCCAGTAGATACCAAGGGCGGACGCTAGCTCTTCTTCTTGTTGAGCCATCTTTCCAGTCATCCCTTTAGCTAGGGACATGCTTGGACCCAGCCTAAAAGTATCGGGCGATTCGCCAAGCCCAAACTCGGGCAGCGTCCTTCGCTCTGGTGCGGCAACAACAAAATGTGCGATGTCGTGGATGAGATTGCTTTCCGTGCGGCGCTTGGTAAGTGCTTCGTCTTGAAATTCAGCGATAGTTTTACCATTGAAAGCATAGTCACGACAATGGCGCTTCCAAATTCTTGTGCCCCACTTGTGAGCTAGTTGTCTGATCTTTCTCATGTGCATCTAGTATAGCACGTTCTTGGTTGTTGTCAAGAAATTTTGTCGAAACAACTGCTATACAGCATAAGCTGTGATAGTTCAGGATCATCTACCTCTATCAGCACGTCGTCTGCATCATCGAGAGGTATGTATTCTGTTCTTACAATAGTCAACACTTTGTGTTTCATGTGCGAAACACCAAATGCACTGCCAAACGCTACTTCAAGTCCGTAGTTGTTGAGTCTAACCTTATCACCAACTTTCATGGTCGTTTTGTTTTCTTGCTTTTCTTCATTGACTCTAGGCAGTCTTCGAAAGCCTTTTCGAGGCTTGTGCCTACACCAAATCCTATCCGTGAGTCAGACTTTACAACAGTCTTCATCGCCTCAATAGCCTTGTGGACACTCACCTTATAGGTAAGGGTGTCGTATGTAGCCAGCCACATACACTCGGCTTTCACTAGCTTCGTAAGCTTTGTGTTGAAATCAGATGGTGTCATTGTTTTTGTCCTAGTTGAAATGGTAGCCGTGGAAAGAATTGAACTTTCATCGAGCGCGTATCAGACGCCTATTCTACCGTTGAACTACACGGCTATGGTCCCGGCACTCCGAGTTGAACGGAGTCTTCTTGGTTCAGAGCCAAGCGTGACTGCCCCTACACTATACCGGATTGTTTATGTTTTATGAAATTGGAGCCGGTAGTAGGATTCGAACCTACGTGGGATTGCTCCGGTAGTTTACAAAACTACTCCTGTCGGCCACTGAGGCATACCGGCATTATGTTAGATTGGAAGTTCCACAAACTCGATATGACCTTCCTTCAGAAGTCGATCATACAAAGCATCAGCATTGGATCTACGTTGCCAGCTATCATGCATAGCGCAATAAGATTCAACATGATTTCTAATTGCGTTCTTTGCATCACCTAAACGCTTCCAAACTGTCTTACCAGAGATCGTAGTAATAAACTGTCCATCGATCTTGGCACGCCATACAGTTTTTGGAACTTTGATCGCTTTGTTAGTTTCGTTGAAGCGGAATGATTTCCGTACTGATTCAAATGTAACAGTCATTTGTCTAGTTTTGATTTGTTTTGGTTTTCGTGTCGGGCAAGTAGCTCACGATAGCAAGCCCACTCATCCATATAACGCTCTACAAACTTCTGATCTCCAGAGCCACCAAGTTCACATACTAGCTCTTCTACTAGTTGCTTCATCTTGGCCTTGCACTGAGCAGCAGTGTGGTCGTTTGGTTTGAAACGTCTAAAGTATCCCATAATATTGGTCGCGCAGGATGAATTTGAATCACCACCTATAGGCTTAGGATGCCCGTGCTCTGTCTCCAGGACTTTGTTTAGGAGGTTTCTTTTAAGCTACTGCGCAGTAAATTTGATCATCTAGATAGGATTTGCACCTATAGTAGTTAGGTCTGCTCTAAGCTGCATCCTAAACCATGCTCGTTCTCGGCGTCTCTTATTCTTGCCTACACACGCGCGGTTCTGCTAGTTGAACTACTAGATGTAATGATTGGTGTACTAGACGGGATTCCCACCCGTATCTCGGCCTTGGTTGCCGGCATTGTTAGATAGTTATGCTACTAGCACAAATGGAGCTTCGGGTAGGAGTTTCACCTACATCAGTTCGCGAACATGGTAATTGAGTAGTTATACGACCGAAGCATGAATGGAGCGGGAAGTCGGTACTGCCCCGACTTATCTAGTTTGGAAGACTAGCACATTACTTTTATGCTATACCCGCATGTTGCCCAAGCTACCTAGCTTACTTGGACTGGCCACCTTAACTAGTTTCAGTGCAACTACTGGCACTTCAAGTGGTCTTCTCTATCAAGCACTAGATGATACACTAAGACAGCCACGTTGTCAAGTCTTTTTACTGAAACTGAAACGCGAATGGTCTAGTCACAGCAAACTTATTCTGAGTCAGATCCCATAGAGCACCTTGGCAAAACAAACCAAGTCCTTGGAGCCCAGGCAGGGGTGGAAGTGTAGTCCAAAAAGTCGATTGACATCCTGGAGATACTAGGACAAAGATGTTTGTAACCAGAATCGATGTGCTAACTACCCATTGACAATTAGGAAGAACAGTTCCAGGAAACTGGAATGGTGGTGGCTGAATCAAATCGATAGAGATGATTGCCTGATAGGTAGCGGGATCTCCAAAGTAAGTAGGAATGTTATTCCATACGAACGAGAAGTTTCCACCTGTTGCCGCCACGGGCGCGGCGTTGACAGTTAGCCATGGCACTACGCCATTGCTGATCTCATTACAGCCCTGAGATGGGATACCTACGACGCCAACCACCCCAGGAAAAGGGTGGGTCTGGCACTGTGCCGTAACGAATCCAAGGCTAAGAAACAAACTAAGCAAGTAACGAATCATGTTATACCTCATTGGTTGAATCCATAAATCTTGTAAGCAGTCGAACAGAATCCAAACGGACCTGCATAATCCTTACCAAACGCCATATCTCCATAGATTTGACCAAGTGTAGTCGCTGCAACTTCTGGGATTGGTCCCATCCATTGTCTAACCATTTGACACATAGGCCCCATCTCTCCTTCGCGATTCATTAGCTTCATCACAAGAGCCGTTCCAACCTGAGCGGGCACTACTTGTGAGATATAGCGGAAGCACCATCCAAACGTGCTATGCGTAGGTGAATTTGGATCACCCCAAGTAGATGGGTGATTAATCAGTTGGTCACCATTGAATCCAGGACTAGTGTTAAACGCCCAACCGGCGGTCCAACCAGCACCAAACCACCAAGCTGAAGGTTGCTTCGTGAAGTAACCACGATCCTCTTGGAGGGTGTTAGGAAAGTATGCTGAAGGATGACAGAACGCCTCTACCTTCAATAGATGTCCAGCAACGATGATGAGAGCCTTACGTCCAGCACAGTGTCCACCTAGTGGATAGAGCACTCGCCCGTCACAAACAGATCCGATCTGATCCAATCCGCGTTGAACGATAGCATACGCCAACAGTCTACGTTGTTCAAGTGGCAGTGTCGAACACATTACACATAGCGCAGTTGACACCTGACCAGCATAGAATGTGCCATATCCTTCATGCTGAGTCAAGGGCGCATAGGATGCCACTGGCCAACCATCGATATAGTCACCATTGAAACGTCCCATCTCTTCTAGTAGTCCATTAATCGTCGGGGGTGTTGCGCCCCAACTATTTTGGTCAACAGGACCACGCGGCTGATAGATGTTAGCGAAATCAATGACAGAAGGACATCTATCCATATCCATCTGGGACTCAAAGATTGGTGCGTTTCTAAAGAAACGAGGAAGGAATCCATCACCGATCAACGGTCCGTGAAACATTGGGGGTTGTCCGGCAACCTCAAACGGAACAAACACAACACCCATAGCCTCATCTACAGAGGAGAACGAACCAGCGGGAGCTTGGCTAACGATGACAAGCGCATCAGTAGCATAGACTTGCTTATTTGCTGGTAGTTGCATTCCGGCAATATCCGCTCCATTAAATCCACGAACGTTTAGCGCGGCACCAGCGCCACCCTGGCTAGACGTGTAACTAACAATGCGAGTGTTTGGCCCTACCTGAACCATCCAGGTCTTATCTCGGCACTGCACTGCACCTAGATGACCAGAGATAGTAACACTGATACTGCGATCTGAGTAAGTAGTTGCTGGAAGCGGAACAGCGTCCGCACTTGCGATCTTCATACTCAGCATGGGCTTTTGCAAGGACTCTGCAAAGCTCTTAGCAACCTGCATCTCAAGATCGCGCTTCGTCGGCGCGGATGAGCATCCCACAAGCAAACCCAAAAGGGTCAAAGTTACAGTCTTATTCATCACTTCTCCTGTTGTTAAAAATGGTAGGTCCGGTGGGGTACGATCCCACAACCTTTCGCTTAAAAGGCGATTACTCTAGCCGATTGAGTTACGGACCAGTGTATGGTGCCCTCGGTAGGACTTGCACCTACAACCTTCTCCTTAAGAGGGAGTTACTCTAGCTATTGAGTTACGAGGGCTAGTTGTTCAGTCTACAAACTTCACAAGAACGCCATGCTTACGGAAGAGCTTCTTGAGCTTCTCTTCTCGCAGTCTATCACTGATGTCTTCATCATCGTTAATGACGATTGCCTTATGGGAAAGGTCATTGTTGACGATATCTAGTTCGCAGTCTTCATTACGCTCAGCAATAGTAAGAAACGATGATGCCTTATAGACATTGCATGGTTCGCCCTCGTCGGCAAGTTGCTTCTTAGGAATGCGACTAATTTGATTCGCAGCAAACCCAAGACAACACATACAACCTTGTCGATTAAGTAGCGCAGCTTCTCCATTCTGGCCACCGCGCGCCCACTTCTTCCGCTTCACAGTGAACTTCTTCATTGCTTTTCCTCGTTGTTTTCTACATTCACGTCACAAATTTCAGCTTCTCCGGTTTCACGCAGATTCTCCAAGATGTATTCCATATTGGGAGCATCTGATGCGTCTACACGAAACTGGATAGTATAGACGATTGTCTTAGTAGTTGGTTTAAGCTTTGTCTTCATTGTTGTCTCACTAGGTTTTCTAGTTGTGTCTGCATACCAAGTTCGTATCTGAAATATGGACAACCCACATTGTAATCATAGGCTGGCATGATTACTAGTCCATTTGGATTCTTTGCTTGCCACTTATCACAATAGGAGGGCCAGTCATCTACGAGAATATCACCCTGAATGGATGACTTATCCTCAGTGACATGCACTGCCTTTACAAATGGCATACGATCTCGCGCCCATTCTATCTTCTCTGACCACGCTTGCGTGTGATTAGCTGGACCACGAGTCGCAATCTGTATTTCGTATCCTAGTTGCTGTAGGACGTTTACGATCTGATCACCTACCTGCAACATAGGAAGAGAGCGCCACCAACCCGGCTTTGATTTGATTAGTTGGCATCGATTCCAAATGAAGTCTGGAAGTGTCATGCGACCATAACGATTGCATGCTTCAAGATAGGTTAGTTCTCCAGGACCAATCAGGCGACTATACGAGGCGGACATCGCGCCATCGTAGTCAGCTACCGTTCCGTCCATATCTATCAGAGCGATCTTCACTTATCTAGTTGAAAGCGTTCAGCACTAAAACACGTATCACGATAATTGATGTATGCATTACCATTACCCGTCTTGATAACTACATCACACTTGGCTTGCTTCTTGATACAATCGATTGCTGCATCTAGTGTAGAGAAGACACCTAGAATCTCCATCTCTGCTGCGGGAGCATAGAAACTTGATGTTACGAACACTTCCATGTTAGTTGTCCTTGTTTTGAAACTGGCGGGGCTACCGAGTGCTGCCCTCGGGCCAACCGCTCGACAGGCGGTCGTACTACTGTTATACTATAACCCCAAATGATTGGCATGTCCTGGTGGAATTGAACCACACGGCTCCACCCAGTTGCTTTGACGCCTCTAGTTTAGAAGACTAGTACCAGGGACAGGACACGTAAGATGTTCTGATGCAAGTCTAGACTTCTTTGTTGCTTTGCAATCTGTTCTAAGTGTAACACCGGCTACATTAGAGAAAGCAGAGTCAGACAAAAAGTAGACAGCGTTGTTAACTGGATTGTATGCAGCAAGGATATCGTAGTCTCCTTGCTTTCTATTAACGTCATGTGATCCATTGCGATCTGCCCAAGAGGATCGCAACTTCACCACTAAGATGTTACCTTTTGGAGTCGTGTACCTTACCTGCACACGATAGCAAACTCCATTCATTTCTGCGATGATGTCATACTTAGTATGTTCAGACAAAGGCATTGCCACACGCCATCCTTGGATGGTAAGTGCTGCAATAGTAGCAGCTACACCAATATCTCCCTTATCTTTCTTAGTATGAACCATGACCCTCGATCATCGTGGTCTGATCAAGGCGCTGCCAGCCTAACACCTATTTAGACTCGCTGGCACGAGTGCGACCATCGCGAGGCTTCTTCAATGCCTCAAGGACTCTCCTCTTCCCCAACTCTACATCACCATCACCGAACATAGCGAACAAATCGGCGAAAAACTCATTGCTCTCTTTCTCACACATCTCACACTCATACTCCCAAAGGAGTCCGTGTTCGCAGCGTTCGGTTTCTAGTTCGTCGTCGTCGCTCATACCCAACTATACCACGTTATATGTGGTTGTCAACTCGTTTTTCGAAAAGTTCCACTAGTGTTGTGAGTATCCATAGTAGAACTAAACATAGCTGTATAATTGGACATACTATTACAGCAAAAAAGATCATGATCAATACTAAGAGACCCTTCACTCCAACGTCCTCTTCGTGCCTAGCGGCATTAAAAGCGTCAGATACAAAGACGAAACCGTTAGGAATCTTTTTCATAGAAAATTGGTGCGCACGGAAGGACTCGAACCTTCGACATCCTCCTTGTAAGGGAGGCGTTCTAGCCGCTGAACTACGCGCGCATTATACTTTTACCTTGCGCTTGCCGCAAGTTTTGCAAGTCTTAGTCCATCCACGATAGATACCCTGGTATCCACCAATGTCCGAATAGACTCTAACTCCATTTGGTGATTCAATCCAGATACTCTTTGGGTAGTTGAGTGAGAGGAAGGAATGGATCATCTGGCTTATGGCTAGACTCACCAAGTAGGAATGCTCTTACTTCCTTAAGCTTGCCAATTGCAAACCGATACTTGTGATGCAGTCCCTTGTCAACGACAAAGGGCTTGCGAAGGATGTGATCAATATGTGCGAGTGTTAGTTCCATGTTCTTTCTCCTAATGTAAATCGGAAGTGGCCTGGATTCGAACCAGGATTTGGCGGTAAACTCTTCAAGCGTAATGTAAAGGGCACATTACTAAGCCCATCTATCAACTCACTACTTATACTATTAGTTACAAATATCATCCGCCTGTTTTGCCAAGGTTTCGTCTCCCCTCCTAAATTATCTATACAATTCAAAGTTGTATATCTAGGACTCGATTCTAACCTTAAACTACCACTCCCTTAGTCGTCATCGTCATCTTGCATATCTTCTGCAATCTGACTGTAGTTTCTCATTCGCTTCACCATGTCTTCGACCTTCTTATCGAGCACCAAGCAAGAGATCAAAATCTCTTTGAGTGCCGCAAAAGACAGACCGCCAGTCAGTGTAACGAACTTGCTGTTATACTTTGTTTGGAACTTCTCGCATAGGCGTCGCACGTAAGTTTCGCGAGTTTCCCTATTGGGCATACCAACCTCGATCAAAAGATCGAAACGCGATGGACGATAGATGCGAGGTTCAAGTTGTTCTAGATGATTTGTAGTCGCCAAGAACAACATGCCTGGACGATCGTTTGCAATACCGTCTAGAAGCTGGAGGAACTCCTGCTCTTGACGGGAAATCAAACGCTCAAGGTCTTCAAGAACCACCACAAGCTTGCGGTTAGGTTCCAACTTGTTTAGGAATGGAAGGAAGCTAGTAAACGTATCAGCACGCTTCACGAGCACTACCATACCATTCTGCTTAATGAGATTCTGCCCAACAAGACGAACGATACCACTCTTGCCAGTTCCGGGTGGACCATACATCAGAATGCCACGACGATAAGGAAGACCAAGCTTCTCATATCGCTTCTCTAGTCCCCAGAACTTGCCAACTTCTTCAACGATTTGTTGGCATGGACCAGACTTGAATGGGATCAACTCTTCTTGCTTGAGATCAACCGCACACATATATGGACCAGTAAAACCCATGTGGGCTTCGTAGGCTCCTGCTGGAAGATGAGCGATTGCTGGAGCGTCCATCTGAACGCTAAACACTTCGCCATTTTGTCGCCACTTGAGTCGTGACTCCAACAGTTCATCAATGTCTACTTCTTGATCGCGTCCCATGTGCTGTCCTTGTTTGTAGTTCTTTGAACTACTTAGTATACCCTATTGTGCCTAGCTGTCAACTTCTTTTCGAAAAAGAATGGGTAGGTGAGATTCGAACTCACATCTCCATGTCGCGATACTGGGTGGACTCGAACCACCGACCCGCCGATTCTAAGTCGGCTGCTCTACCAACTGAGCTACAGTATCCATAGTATAGTTTCCGATTACTACGACTACCCCTAAGTGTATTGGCGGAAGCGGTGAGACTCGAACTCACAAGACGCTGTTTAGACGCCCTACTTGTTTTCAAGACAAGCTCCTGATCCAGCCGGATCACTTCCATTTATCATGACTCCGTAGCAGGATTTGAACCTGCGATGACGCTTACGCGATACAGATTTGCAGTCTGTTGCCTTCGACCACTCGACCATACGGAGATAATTGGCGGAAGACACAGGAGTCGAACCTGTTTGGCCCTTTCGAACCAGCCTACGATTAGCAATCGCGCACCTTACCACTTCGGTCAGTCTTCCCTATTCACGAACTCTTCTAACTTCTTGATTCCTTTTTCGATGTAACGCTTACGACAAACTCTTTTTAGACGTGGAATTTCTGCGACAACTACTAGAGTAAGTAGTATCGTAGCCACGACTATAAGAAGTGTCATCATACATCATAGGACTGACCGAAGTAAAATTGGTGTAACCTCTTGGAATCGAACCAAGTTGTCCCGCTCTTCAGGCGGGTGCTATGACCACACTAGCTCAAGTTACAAATTTGGTGGAGTCACAGGGAATCGCACCCTGAATTCCTGCTTGCAAAGCAGGTGTGTTACTATTAGCACTATGACCCCGCATTTTCTGATACACTAAGTGTGTGGGCCTCTACTAAAGAATCCCATTCACCCATCGCTGTCAACCACATCTTGAATCTACTATCAATAGGTTGATTGTTTAGAAACTTGGACAGTCGCTTCTGGAAGTTGCGCTTCTGACGATCTGTCATTAGCTTGTAGGATGGCACGTTCTCTTCAAACTCATTGCCCTGATACGTCTTGTTTGGATACGCTCGCATATCAAGAGACACGACCACGCCGCTATCATCAGCAATAGCATCTACAGGAACAGAGAAATACATGTTCCACATGGCCAACTTGTGTTCTTTTGAGACGCCACTATGAAAACCACGATCTGCCCACATACTGCATGACGGGCTCATTGTCTCTTCAAAGTCGTCGTCAAAATGACAACCGCAAGTTCTGCATTGTATCTTCATCAGAGACCTACCTGCTTGAGTATTGCTCTCCACTCTTTCCTAGTTGCAATGACGCCTCCAATCTCTAGAGGTTCGTCAATATCCCTAAGTGTGTCCTCATCAAAGTAGATGGTCAGTTTCTTTTCACAGTCTGAACAACTAACAAGCAATCGTGCTGATTGTTTGCCACGAGCTTTGCGTTTCGTTACTTTTGGTTTCATTGTAAGGTGGGGTGACTAGGCGGATCTGCCCCGCCCCCTGTTGCGTCACAAGCAACCGCGCTTCTACTACACCATAGTCACAGTGCTTATGCTTTATGCATATCACATCGAATTCTCATCCAACCAGATTCGCTTAGTGTTCCTGGTTGACCACACTTATCACAAGTTACTGACGACAGTTGCTCAGCCGCTGCGATAAGTTCTTGCGCTCCATCAGGATAACTTTCCAGGTAGAAACGCAACAAACCAAACTTCTCCTTTACCTGGGCGGCTACACATCCCAACTTCTCTAGTTGTTCCGATAGCTGCCACACGATAAGAAACCATCCATCTCCACAGTCAAAGCCCCAGGACATACATGATTGTGTCATGCTAGCCCTGCGCTTGCTATAGAGAGTTGGAAAGGTCTCGCACAGGATTTTGTCTAGTTGTGGATTCATTTGTTGTATTGGTGAGTGATGAGTGAATCGAACACCCTCGGCATCCACCCCACATATTTAGAGCCAACAGATTTACAGTCTGCCGTGGGGAACACCACTCAAATATTGGTAGGCATGCTAGGAGTCGCACCTAGACTACAACTTCCGTAGAGTTGTGTGTTATCTATTACACTACACGCCCATATTCTAAAAGCCTAGTGATTTTCTTTCTTCTTCAGAAAGCTTCGCCAGCGCGGTCTTCTTAATCTCTTCAAGATGTCTCTTCTCGTCTAGCTTGTCGTGCTTTCTAATCCATTCTTGAAGTTCTTTGATCTCTGCTTTCTTTACAGATGGAGAATGCATCGTAACATCTTGATAGCGAATGATTTTAACTGCATTACATAGCAATCGTGTAACTAAGTCAAGCTCCTTCTTTAGCTCTCCATCATTCGAAGAACTGTCTAGAGGTCCATCATAAGTGCATGGCATGATTAGTATCCTAGTTTCTTTTTGTTTTTGTCGATGATGTTACGATACCGATGCTGGTATGTTCTTACGAACATGTCAGGCTCTCTACCTTGACTTACTGTTTCTTTTGTGTGGATATTCTTCCACTCTGTATGCCAAGATGAATACTCATCCTGCCAAGAGATATCAATGTGGTTTGTGTAGAACCACTCTGCATATTCTAGAAGCTTTCGCTCCTTCTCTTTATCAGCCGCGTCCTTCTTGATCGCCTTATCCAGTAGAGACAATTCTTCTGGCGATAGTCGAACGTGCAGATACTTCTTCGTCTTTTTGAGTAGCTTCATAGAAAATTGGAGGGTCGTGATGGAATCGAACCATCATAGGCATGTTAACAGCATGCTGCTCTACCATTGAGCTAACAACCCATGAGTGGTCTGGATGGTAGGATTTGAACCTACGAGATCCCTTCGGGCCTCCTGTCTCCAAAACAGGCGCTCTGACCAAGCTGAGCTACATCCAGGTGAAGGGTGTTAGCTACAATTCCGACGCGACGCTCCATAACTAAATCGATGGTATTCCCTGCCGGGATTACGGTTCGCATTGCGATCGGCTCGATAGTTGTTATGTCGTGCGTTCATGATCCTAATCCAAAAAAAAGATGGGGTGCTAGTTGTCTCTCGCCGTAGTTCCTAACGGGTCATGGTTCCAACTAAGCCATAGGTTGCGCTACTAGTAGACTTCTGGTGGTGCGTGGTTGCCTACAGCCGGTGCTTCCTCTCTTCGTTCCCTTCATCTCAACACCCCAAGTGTTGCAAGGTAGTATACACTAAATGGGCTCTGAGGCAAGTCTTTTCCAACAAAAATCAACTAGAGATCATGATGATCTACGATTCCACCCTGCTCTGTAATCGCTATTACTTCGCGCAGACTAAGGGGTTGTAGATTGGAATACTCACCGTCTACACCGACATCTAGACGCTTTGTACCTCTATTTAGATGGTCGTTACTGCCATGGGCATGACCGTGGACATTAATGCTGCCACGAGCCGACCCATCCCATGTAAGGAAAGGGAAATGCATCATGACAAACTCATACGTCTTGCCGTCAAGCGATAGATTTTCTTTGTGGTATTGCTTAATCCACTCAAACTTGCCTTTGTTCTGTAGAGCATCGACCTTACGCAGCCACTTGTCGTGATTACCCTTTACGAGTCTAATGGTGCCGTTGAGTTGCGCCAGGATCTGGTCAATCAACTCTACTCTAGTTGTCAGAGTGAAGTCACCTAGATGATAAACGATATCGTTCTTGCCGATCTTGGCATTCCAGCCAGCGATTAGTCCGCAGTTCATATCCTCGATTGTTGCCCACTTCCGTCCTGGGCAATACTCAAGGATATTGCGATGATAGAAGTGCGAATCACTAGTGAAAAAAATGTTACTCATGTTTGTGGTTACGGTTTCCCCAGGTTGGTGTCTGGGTATGACAGTTCGGGCACAAGAACCGAAGATTCTCTATACACTAAATGTAGATCGGAAGATAATACTAGGCATCAGTCTCAAATGGGCCTTCTATCAAATTAACTTCGATGACATTTGCCCCAGTCTTAGTAAGTAAATCACTAGCCTCTTTTGGATCATTTGCAAATACTCGTAGTGAGCTTGTAATACATGGATCTTTTCTCGTAAAGAAAATTACGTTAAAGATTGACTTACTATCAGTTGGATCTTTCATTCGATGATCTTTTCGATTTCAAACTCTCTAACCGTCATTGATTCCATTGTATGCTGTCCGTTAGGCCCCGTAACCATCACGTTAACATGGTACCAGTCGCCCCATGACTTCATGACAACTACGGCTGTCAGTCCTAACTTAAGCTGCACCTTGCTTCCTTCGGGAAATTTGGGCGGTAGTTGTGGAGTTCGCTCACCACAAGCACTAAATGCAATCAGAGCAATTAGAAGAGTTTTTCTCATTGTAGTACGGAATATCCGTTGACGTTGCTTAGATATAGTCCACCATTAGGATCAAAACGAGCCCATTGACTCACAACTGAATATCCTAGTAGAGTCGATGGAATCTGATATCCTACGTAGTAAAACGTATTGAATGGACTATAGATAGCATGAGTCGGGGTGGCAGTAATCGGAGTGTTGGCTAGAAAAGCCTTATTGAAACCATTTACAAATGGTGCTCCCAAAATAGTTGGTGGATTCAACCACACATTAGTGCATTGTCCAA